TGCTCCACTCAGATGTGTCACCTTCCCACTCGGTAACTCCGTCCATCAGACACTGCTTGCCTGCTTCGTTCTTATAACCGGTACTCCACTTTTCAAGGAAGTTATTGAATACACAGTAGAACAAGATCTTTCTGGTCATGAACTTATGTGGGAAGTCATAATCCTTACCGCCTACGATAAACATAGTACCGGTAAGCGGGTCATACGCATCATCAGCAGTCCAGCCGGGGAAGTCGTATCCCTGTTCGATGCTAGGACCAGGGTATAGGTATTTCTTAGGCTTGAGTTCCTCGTCCATATCCTCATCGAACTTATAAGCCCCATTAATCTCCAGAGCCTTCTGGCAATCAACTGCTGTACCGCAGTCGATGCCTGCTTGTCGATTAATCCAAGCAATAAAGTTTTTCAGAGTGATTATAGAATCGTTGGTGTTGACGTAGAGCTTTGCTTCCTCAGCAGCCTGAGCGGCAGTTAGCGGGGTCTTACCAGTAAGTGCAGAGCCATCAGGCATATCCAATGTATTAGCCGGATGTGTCACATTCAGCACAGCAGCAACTGCACTATCCACGGTGGACAGTGAGATGACGTTCTCAGATACCTCACCAGCTGCTCCGTAGGTTTCAAGATAGAACACACGAATAAGTCGGTTGTACTGAATTACATCATTGATGAATTTATTGAATACGAGCACCAGGTTATTGTAATCATCTACCGTTACCTGGTAACGTCTCTGCTCGGATTCGATGAAGTCGTTTCGCTTGTCTCGTGTCCAAGGCTTTTCACCGTTCGTGAACTTAATTGGGTCGAGTGTAGATGATAACTCCTGTACCCAGATTAGTTCGCCATCGATATTCTGAGCTGGTAGTCTGTATGTTAAGGTGTTTACACCCTTCGTGTCTGTAACCAGCATACGGGGGTTTACAATGACTGACTTTAGAATACCCTGAGCTGCTTTTCTAGCAACAAAGTCTTTACGCTGATTGATACCATTTACCGTACCCTTCGGCTGAAGCGAGACGACATCACTAACGCTAACATCACCGTACTCAGGGTCTGACTTTGGTATAATGAAATAAGGAATGGATGTCAAATCCTCCAGAGCATTTGTTGCTGCATAGCATACATTGTTCACCGCGTTGGGTAGTGTGAAATCCAAAGCAAGCGATGCTTCTTCTGAGGTATTCTCAATCAGTATAGTTGTCCTTGGTGCTCGGTACCAACCAGGTACATACCCGTTTGCTACGCCTAAGCGACGTATGCTTTTAATCTGTGTTGCAGATTGCATATACATCTCATCTACCTGGGTATCCAGGTTAAATGAGAGCAAGTCGACGTTGCTCGCTAATGCTTTGAGTAGAATCATACCAGGGTCTGCTTCAGAACCCGGATTCCAGATGTGGGTGGTTGCCTTAACATCTTCAACCAGGTTCTGAATATTAGATTGAGCATCTCTGCTGGTATATTTCATGTGATAGTCCCTCCTTGCTTTTCATCCCATGTCCATTCAAGCGTAGCGGCAATTTCCTCGTAATTCTTATCTAAGACAAGAACTACCTGAAGTTTTACCGTATTACCTTCAGACAGGTCATTTATTTTAATCTGACGCGAGTCCACATAAGGTTCGAACTCTGCTATAGCATTCTTGATATTCTCTTTTGCCTTCTCGATTACAGATGCGATATTATAGCTGAGAAGAATATCAGGAAAATATGAGCCAAAATTGGGGAATAAGAACTCTTCCTTTTTATACGACCTAATCAGCAAGCCTACTCGATTAACTATGCTGGCATAGTCTTCTTTCAAATCGCAGTTGCCTGTAGCTGCATTGAACAGATTAGGATATGAAAATGAATTCGTGAACACGCTTATCCCTCCTCGTAGGTACCACCGTAGAATCCTACGATAGCAAGATTATCATTCGGGTCTTCTGAATCCAGCACATATACTACATCATTTACCCGCAGCCCTTGCATATGGTAAGGTATATCTGCTTTCTCCAGAGCTTCTGTGGAAGGTCTGTTCGGAAGTAGCATACTCATCAAGGGTTGATTGTAAGCCGATACGCCCAATCCGTCGAGATTAGGTATACGGACTTTACAAGTGTTATCCTTCCAGTCGATTTCCTCGACATAACCAATATACCTAATCATAACTTACCTCGTTTCAAGATGTTGATAATGTGCTGAAATGGCTGACCTAGATTGAGCTTTTGCTGCTGAACAGCAGCTCTCTGCACATTATTGATACGGGATGTCGTTGTGTATCCAGCAAGCGAGGTTGCTGTATTATTCGCAGTAATCAAATCCAATCTTTGAACCGTTAGTGTTGTCGTATAGGAGGTACCGTTTATATTATGTGCTACTTTAATTATACGATAAACACCGGTAATCGGGTTTAATGTACCTCCTGTATACACTACCACTCGCACAGCGTCAGCAACCTGGAACACCTTAGGTTTACCGACGATTGTAATCTGCACATTGGTATTGAATTGAGTAGAAATAGCGTTTAGGTTGTTCAGAGCATTACCAGCAGCAAACATACTGTCTATCGTTGCACAATAAGAGTTCTGTCTATTTGCAGGTGTAATCAACGACTCACCCTTTAAGGTAATACCCATACCCGTCTGTACGGTTGCACCTGAACCAAGCAATGTCTGAGTAACACCTTGATAAGTAGCTGAAATGGATAGAATATTGGTATACAAGCCACCCCACATCAGAACATCGTCTGACACATAGTTAGCGAGGTTGACATTGTTTTTATACCGGATTACACCACGGGTATGGAATGTCGGCTCTGTTATACTAAAGGTATAACTCGACGCTGAACGCTGTGTTTGTGCTACAGGAGAACCCATTAGATTGTGTATCTCAGCTTTCGTATAGCCCGCTTTAAGATACGTTCCAGTAGCTCGGTTTCCAGGTAAACCGTACGCACTGCTTCTAGAACCTTCGCAGTAAGACTGCTGAATAAGTCCTTGAGCATTTCCGCTACCGTTGATGTACTCACCTAGGCTGGTTACACAAGAAGCTTTCGAAATCGGTACCACTTCGTCATCATGGTCTATGTCATAGTCAAAGACATCACCTGCATTTACATAATCTAGCACTGCTTCAGCTACCTCAGACGGTCGATAGTTACCTCTGATAGCTGGAATAGCTATACCCCTGATTGTAGCTGTATTGGTAAAGTTACCAATGCCTTCTAGAATATACTCTGTATAACCGGTATGTACTGTCGAGGTAAACTGAATAAAGATGCCCTGAATAGACAGAGACTCGAGGATTCCAGTTTCGTCTGCCCAACCCATTTCTAGGTAGCATGGTGTGGTAGAGTCACCTCTCATCTGAGCAAACTCGTACAGCATCATTTCAAAGGCACCTACATGAGCCTGCTTACGTTGGTCACCTAAAATATGAACAGTCACCTTAAAATTAGTCTGGATACCGGACTCAGAATTTGTAAGATTTATGCCAACCAGAGGAGAAGGAACCTTAAAGCCGAGACTACGCAATGCTATGTTCTGAATAACGAACTGCATATAAGGCTGTTTATGCGGCATATAGGTCACTCCTCTCCTAGATTAAGATATACATAAGACAGAGGCTCGAGAACTCGTCCGTCGGTCATCAGCGAATCGTACGGAGGTATCTGCAGCACTGTTTCAGCAGGTACTACCTCAAAGTTGGTTATGCCATTCTGCTTAGCAATATACCACCACAGTGCAGCATCACCGTAGAATTTATCAGCTATCAAATCCAACCGGTTAATGTAAATACCAGTAACCTTGAATAACTGACAGCTCGAAACGTCCACAAGCGGTGTAGCATTTACGACCTCATGGTACGACTTGTCTACACCATCTCGCTTGATTGTTCTTAGCTTTGCGTATCTAGATATCTTGGTGTAATTATATGGGTTTAGATATCTTATCATCTAATCACCTCCAACCAGCAAGTCCACTTCTAACAGCGTCTGTGCTGAGTACGTTGTCAGACTCTTCGGTTACGGATATATTGATGTCGACGCAGTCGTACTTATTGTCAGGACCTATTGGGCCGCTATACGTCGTTTCCATCGATGTAAGTATTCCAGTGATGCGAATTGACTTACCAATCATCAATGTAACTCTAGGAGGCTCACTTGCCTGAGTATCATAATCAGGATAGCAAGCGGACTGCATATAGGCTACCAGCTCTTCTGACTTACCAGAATCCTGATTACCGTCCCACATAGCACGATGAATTTTGAACGTACAGGATACCACTCTAGGACCTGATTTATTATAGGTATTTTGTGGTTCGTAATGTTGATACGTTGTCATTTCTTGTGACCATGTAGCTGACGTAGAGTCATTCACACTTTCAGGGAAGCAGGGAATTTCCAGAGGAGTTTGACCTTCAACCTGGAACATAACATCACCACGAGGCTTCCAATACCAGTTATCGTCTGACGTACCATATTCAGAATCAATTCTAGGATATTCAAGCTGAGGCGTATCAGCTCGCAAATCTTCTCTGACTTCATCTAAGCTGAGGTCTCGTAGTATCGCTTGCTGGGTATGACCTGACACAGGAGTAACCTCATCCACGTATTCAGCTGGTACTGTAAGACAGCCAGGAACACTACCCAAAATAGCATATCGGATAAACTCTGCTGGAGTAAATCCCGCTACTACATTAGCTTTATCACGGTCACCTAGCTGCGATTGAACTCCCCTGATTTGAGCCGATTCTGTGTAGTCAGGGTCAAACCCCAGCTTAGTCAATGCCTGAAAATCATTATTGTATAGCTGATTGGCAATCGTATGGTATGGACAAGTCGGGTTTGGCAGATTGTTCGCGCGAAGTATATCATCAGCGTGCGAGGTCTGACGTCGAAACGTTGCTATGGTAAGTGAGTCGTCGACTATAATTACCGATTTCATACGACATCACCTCTCTCCAGCAATCTAAGACGCTTGAAGGTTTCGCAGCAAACATAACCGGTAACCTCTTCGATATACTTATTCTGGGACTGGAATTTCAACAGTGATTGCTCCAGTAATTCTGACCATTCTTCATTCGTGGGTAAATTCAGCAGTTCGTTAGCATACGCTATATCACGAGTACAACCATTCGGTCCTACTACAAAGCCAAGCCACCATTGATAATTGTAGATGACTTTCAGTAGGTCTGCCATCGACTTATCTTCATTCCGAAACGTCAACGTCTGATATAGGTTATAATTGTTCTGTTCCAAATTAGGATACAGATAATCAATAGTTGTTTGAACATACCCGATAAGCTGAGCGTCGGTCAGAGTAGTAAGACTTTCATGCCAGAAGTTGGCTGCTCGAACCTTGAGTATCAAGTCCAAGCAACCGTATCCGGTATCAGTTCTTGCCGCTTCAATCAGCTCTTCAGGTAGTGTCTTCGGTATTTTAGCATATGTATCAAAACAACTCATCTAGACACCTCCTTAAAAGAATCCAGGCACAGTCGCGGTGACATAGCCGTTATCCATTATTCTTGAACGCTCGTCGTAAGATATGGTAGAAGCAAATTCAGGACTCGCAACCATCTGATATTCAACCATCGTGCTAAGAAGTTTCATAACCTCAGTCGTTGTAGCTTGCAGGTCTTTAATCTGTTCAGTATGTGTCCGATGCTCTTCCAGAATTGGCTGTAGATAATCGCTCATGTCCAATGTATCCAGGTAATCTTTGATAATTACGATGTTGTCGTGGTTTTCGATGTTTCTGAGGTCTTCCTCCTGCTGCTGTGCCTTCTGCTGTTCACGAGCTGCTGCTTTGTCTTCCTCATACTTAGCATCCTGCTGCTGTGCTTCAGTCTGCTTTTGTTTGTATTCAGAAGATTGTTTAGCCTGCTGCTCCATAGACGCATAACTGATGGCATTAGACTCTGCAGACGACTGTGCGATAGCAGCCTGAGCTTCTTGAGATGCCCTGGCATAGTTGCTTAACATTCCCTCGAAGGTATCGGTTACTCCGTTAGACTCTACAGCAAACACCATCGCATCAGTGCTCTTGGTCGATGCGGCTGCCATAACAGCAGTAGCACCTCCTACGGTATTAGCCATCGCATTCTGAGCACCGGCAAACCCATTCGCAACTGTCGAGCCTATGCTGGACATTGTCGAGGTTACCAGATATCTTTCAGCGTCGATTGCAGCCGATGTAGCTGCGTTTATCGAGGTTGTGAACATATCGAACAGACCGAACGGGTCGATAATCGACATAATCAAGTCAGATATCTTGGTGAAGAAGCTCAACGTGTTTTCTGCCAGCTCTACCGATTGTGTTGCCTGAGCAGAATATACCAGACGCTCCATAGCCAGCTCGTTGGTCTCTAGCTTTCTCATCAACTTATTATCGATAGTGGTCGAGATAGCATTCGTTGCCAAAAGCTGATTGGTTGTGTTAGCTACCAGCTGTTCTTCTAGAGATGTGGTCTCTCCGCCACGTACCAAATTTTCTGCATTGGTCAATGCTGCCATATTGACAGAAGTGCTGACTTGAGAAATCAAATCAGAAACACCACCGAAGTCAATCTGTGCCAGCTTAGAACCCTGAACACCGAACACGGACTCCAGCGCCTGGAGGAACTCCTGTCTAGAGGCTTCGTTCTCATTCTGGTCGATGAACTTCTGGATAGCAGCAAATGCAGTACTCAAGGTGCCCTGAGTGTCATCCATGAACGACTTCATGAAGCTGGTTGCACTCACTCCAATATTGGAGTTCATGTCGTTCATAATCGCCCTCAACGATACCGCGGTAGCATCATTGTTATTCATCAGCAGAGTGACTAACTCTGATGTAAATCCGCTAAGCTGAGGAGCGACCGATGTAATGGCAGCTTCTGATGCCATCATCTGTGTCGTCAATCCAGAAATCTGGTCTGCATTACCACCAGCAATCTGAACGACCTCTGTCGCCTTGGTTAATAGATTTCCTGTTTCTTTCAGGAATTGGTTATTACCTTCTGTAACGGTTTCCAATGCTTTAGCAGCACCGGCAATCTCGTTCATAGCGGCAATCATTGTGTCTTCGCCTTGACCAGTTTGCTTGTTAGCATTAGCGTAAATCGCAGCGAACTGTGCAGCACTCTGTGACAAATCAACCTCAGGAACTGCTTTCTGAAGTATCAAGTTCTGTGCTGCAAATGCTTCTGCTAGCGTACCACCGAGATTGGCGTTCAAAGTGTTTGCGAGAGAATCCAAATAATCAGCTGCGTTAATAGTGGTACCGTATCCTTCATCCTGCAATCTTTGTGCTACCGCATCCTGGAGTGAGTTAAGGGCTTCCTTGGTATAGCCTTGAGTAGCAGTAATCTGCGAAAGATTCTTGTCCCACGCATCGTAGATACTCTTAGTCGAGGTTTCATAAATCTCGATAGAGTATGTTGCCATATCCTTTACGTCGCTTCTAATCTTATCGATACCAGCTTGCAGGATTTCGTCACGGGTTTTCTTAGAGTGGTTTGCTAGATAGTCAAGTCTATCACCAATGATTGATGTTAATGCCTCAATCTTGCTACCTACAAGGTCACCCAAGATACCGCCTACGACAGTACCAACCGGTCCTCCTATAGCAGTACCGATAGCAGCACCAACTTCGTCACCAGCAATCGTACCGCCAATCTCACCGACAACACCTATAGCAGCAGATGCTGTCTTGTTCTCACCGGTTTGAGCATTATAGGTACGTCCATGAGAAAACTCATCGATGAATTTATCAAGTGACGTACCGATTTTAGATATGTTATCAACACCAGATACCAAGCCGCCAAGACCGGTTACGCTGGACATTGCTTCTGCACGTTCACCCATCAGGTCATTCATAGCCTGAGTGAACGCATCATTATCCATGATGTTGCCTTCTTCATCAGGTATCTGATGCTCAAAGCGGTCAAATAAGTCTGACTTTCTACTGTCGAAGTCTTCGTTTATCTTCCGCTTCATTTCTTCGCCCTGTTTAGCGAAGCTGAACTTACCATCATCCTTCCAAGCAGCTTCAGCATCTTTCAGAGCTTCTTCATGGCTAAGCAACTGTTCTCTGGCTTGGCGTAGCTGGTCATTCAGCTCATCTAGGGTAAGCGAATTATTTGCAAACTCCTCTGATAAACGGTCTACATCCTCTGCAAAGCGCTGGTTTGCATTCTCCAATCTATCATACTGCCCCGCAGACATGACTAGAGCGTTCATCAGCGCTTCCATCTGATTACGAGTAGCCCGTTGCTCTTGAGCATTGGCAGCAGTTTCTGCTATATATTCGTCAGGAGTTATCTCACCGCGACTCAGTTGCTGGCTTAGTGAGCTAAACTCTTGTTCTAGACGCGCTAGGTGGCTATTCAGTACCGCGACGCCAGTGTTATCACCGAACCCAGTCGGTCCTTTAGAAGAACTGCTTGAACCAGAAGTCCCTCGATTACCGAGAGTCTCCATTCTAGAAAGTATATCAAGGATATCCAGCACATTCTCGTCGATGTTTGTCAGAGGGTCGTCTGCATCGATATCATTCGACGGTGCGGGTCCATTAGAATTCTGAGGAGAAGCCTGCTGACTTTGCAACAACGCTTGGATTTGACGAACACCATCATCTAAAGATGTCAATAGAGGACTGAGACTCTTATCAGGAGTAGTACCGGTATCATATACCTTTTCAAGTAGATTGAAAAGCTGCTTCAGGCTGGTATCTACCGATGTCAGCGTTGTCTTAGCTGTCGCTACATCTTTCCTAATGGACGTGACTGCAGCTGTTACATTATCCAGGTTCTTCTTAGCCTGGTTGATAACCTTCTGCTGCTTAGTCAGATTCTTGTCCATGTTGATAACCGACTTTTGCATCTTGAGCCCTAGCTTGTACAGATTTCCGCTAGATACAGAATCTGACTTCAACTGCTCTAAGATGTCACCAGCTGTAGCATCCTGACTACTCGCTGTGTTCTCGCTCATAGCGTTCTGGTTGTTGTTTTCGTTGGTAGGCATAGATAATCCCTCCTTTCACATTATTATATGAATATATGTCAATGATTACCTGGTTACAATCACGTATGCTGCTACGATTTGCGTGAGGTTGTGCGAACCGTATACAGTTTAACATCGTACAGTACAACCACACGCAAAACAAACGCACAACAGTAGCAAAACCGTTGTGCGTTTGTCATAAGGAGTATAAAAATGAAATTAGGATTTGTCGTATTTATCTTTCCAGATTACTACCTTTCCCTGCTGGAGGCTGTTCGGAACATCGATTATCCTCTGATTAGCCGAACCTCGAAATTTTAATGCAAGATTTTTCTGTTCTAACATGAAAGGACCGTCAACCAGAACATCTATCAACCTTGTCATCTCATCAGCATATGGCGTAGTAATACCAGAACATAATATCTGTTCGAAAGTGTACCCGGTAAAACACCAGATGTCTTTGTCTGGCACAGACTGCTTAACCGAGCGCATAAGACGAAGTACTTCTTTCTGATTTCTAGGTTCGAAAGGTTCACCGCCTAGGACTGATAGTCCTGAAATTCTAGGATTTAACATTAAGTTAATTATCCTAATTATAGTACCGTCATCGAACGGTTCACCATAATCGAAATCCCAAGCTACAGAATTGAAACAGCCCTCACATCTACGAGTACATCCTGATACGAATACACTAACCCGGCAACCAGGACCGTTAGCTATGTCCAGGTTTTTAATTTGTGCGATGTTCATAGATGCTCAACCCTGTCCTTTATCTCCTGAGTACGTCCTTGGTTCCAGAACTGAGTTCCGATGTAACCACAGGTACGACGAGCAACCGACATCTTAGTCTGGTCTCTATTGCCACAATTCGGGCATTCCCAGAGCAGTTTGCCATCTTCCTCGATTACCTGAATTTCGCCATCAAATCCGCACTCACAGCAGTAATCACTCTTCGTATTCAACTCAGCATACATGATGTTATTATAGATAAACTTGATAACCTCCAAGACAGCTGGAATGTTATTAGTCATATCTGGAACCTCGATGTATGAGATAGCACCACCAGGTGAAAGTCTCTGGAACTCAGACTCAAATTTGAGTTTGGTAAATGCGTCAATCTTCTCGGTAACATGAACGTGATAAGAGTTTGTGATGTAGTTCTTGTCGGTAATGCCCTCGATAATTCCGAAACGCTTCTGCAGTGCTTTAGCAAATTTGTATGTGGTAGATTCAAGCGGAGTACCGTATACAGAATAAGCGATATTCTCAGCTGCTCTCCACTCAGCACACTTATCATTGAGACGCTGCATAACTGCAAGGGCGAAATCCTTAGCTTCTGGGTCTGTATGAGAATGACCGGTCATCGCCTTGACGCACTCGTACAACCCTGCATAACCAAGCGAGATTGTGGAGTAACCGCCATAGAGCAGCTTATCGATTTTCTCACCCTTCTCAAGCCGTGCGATTGCACCGTACTGCCAAAGAATAGGAGCGACGTCAGATGTAGTTCCGAGCAGGCGCTCATGACGAATACGAAGTGCTCTGTGACAGAGCTCGAGTTTCTCGTCAAGAAGCTGCCAGAATTTATCAAAGTCACCTCTCGCCGTTAACCCAACAGCAGGTAGGTTAATGGTAACCACACCTTGGTTAAATCTGCCATAATATTTCGGATTACCGTTCTCGTCGACATACGGTGTAAGGAATGAACGACAACCCATACAAGGATAGCATTGAGGATTTCCGTTCTGGTCAATCTTGTACTCAAGCATTTTCTTTTCAGAAATATAGTCAGGAACCATTCTCTTAGCAGTACACTGAGCTGCTAACTCGGTTAGGTACCAATACGGCTTGGTCTCGTCGCAGTTATTCTCATCCAGGATATACAAGAGCTTCGGGAATGCGGGAGTTACCCAGACACCCTTTTCGTTCTTAACACCCTGAATACGCTGTTTGAGAATTTCCTCGATAATCATTGCCAAGTCATGCTGTTCCTGAAGTGTCCTCGCTTCATTCAGATAAAGACAAAGGCTCAAGAAAGGAGCCTGACCGTTGGTAGTCATCAAAGTGATTACCTGATATTGAATTGTTTGCACGCCTTTCTCAATTTCTTTAGCGAGACGACTCTTGAGAATAGCTTCAGCTTGACGTTCGTTGATAGCGAGACTTGCGGCACGGCATTCTTCTCTTATCTGCTCACGAATTTTCTGTCTGCTTCTCTCTACAAAGGGAGCAAGGTGTGCGATTGAGATTGTCTGACCACCATACTGGTTAGACGCAACCTGAGCAATAATCTGAGTAGCGATGTTGCAGGCTGTCGAGAACGTGTGAGGTGTGTCAATACCGGTACCTGAGATTACAGTTCCATTCTCAAGCATGTCCTGAAGATTAATCAGACAGCAGTTATACATCGGCTGTGCGAAGTAATCAGCGTCGTGGAAATGGATGTCACCGATTCTGTTGGCTTCATCGATGTCCTCAGGAAGCAACTGCGTGAATGTGATTGTCTTAGACACTTCACCTGCCATGTAATCACGCTGCACAGAGTTGATAAGAGTATTCTTATTAGAATTCTCCTCCTTAAGCACAGCATTTTTGTTCTGAAGCAGTGAAAGAATGTTGTCAGACATGCTGTCAGACTTCCTCGCGAGTTGTCTTTTGTACCGGTATGTGATGTACTCCTTGGCCAGCTTTGAGAGGTTTCGAGCGACTAACTCATTCTCAACGAAATCCTGAACGTCTTCAACAGACACGATGCTGGTTTGTTGTTGGCAACGGAAGATTACGGCTTGAGCAATCTCATCTATCTGAGCATCTGTTAGCTTATTCTCTTCACTCATCTTGGCATTAGCCTTTGATATAGCAATAGATATTTTGCTACCGTCAAACCCGACCTCTGTTCCGTCACGCTTGATAATCTGCATAGTAGTTCACTCCTTTCGAATAAGGGAGAACACGGACTCCCTTTATCTATTTTATGTCGCGGTATCATTGTTCTTTGACCTGGTGTACTGTTTGGTATCTTTCAGCATAATGGTAGAAATTGATACATCACCTTGTCTAGTTCTGATACTTATTCTATCGTTTCTGCGTAGCAAGTTTCCTCATACTTCTCTGGTTCAATACCATTGAAGAATTTGATTAATTCAGCCACATCATCAGCTGTCTCCCAATCCCAATGCTTAGTAGCAGCAAAAATACCCGGTGTGTCACGAGACGCATTATCTGTCAGGTCAAAGCCTCTACCATACGTCCAATACGCATTAGAGAGCGGAACATAGGTCTGGATGGTAACTCTAGGGTCATCGATAAGAATTACCTCACGGCTACAGATTGTTCTGTACAGTGCGAAATAATAGACGTGGTCTGCACCAGCATCCAGAATACGCTTGATTACTGCATTAGCCGTTCTGCCACTCGAGATGAGGTCATCAACAACGATTACCTGTTTACCGTTCAAGTCAATATCTCTATCCTGAGTGACCCCAATTAGAGAATCGTCCTGTGTATTTGTAGGCATGTCGTAGTGGCTGACTGAATAGACAACGTCTGACTCAATGCCCATTCTATCTGCTAGCATAGAACCAGCTACTGCAACAGAAGCAAAGATGCTGGTACCATTATCTGGAGCCATAACCATTCGCTTGAAGTTCTGCTCTAACAACACAGCCTGAGCTTCTGAAATATAAACCGTGTCTGCTTTTGCTCGAGGAAATGACCAAGAACAGCAGTCGATTAGTGCAAGAACATGGTGAAGTATCTCAGGGCAATTTTCCGGTCGTTCACACCCATCGGCTGAACGTTCGAACGCCTTGGCGGTGATAGCTACCTTACCGGGAGTTGCAATGACACAAGCAGCGTCTGGATTCTGCAGATTGGTGCACAGAATCTCGACGTTAGGTGCAGCCTGCACGAAGTAGACAATAGCCGGTGCATCAGGATTGTCATTCACATCGTCTGGTACAATAATGCAGCATTTGGCTTTTTCATTCTGCCAATAATATTTAGAATTGGGGATAGTCTGCGTACCCAAATCGGATACATGGAAATCGTACATAGAGAGTACCTCCTGTTATTATTATATCATAAGTATAACACAAAATATTCTGTAGAAACGAAGTTTCATAAGAAATGGTACTGCTTAACTGCTACGTCTTGCGGCATACATTTACACAAGACGTATCACTGCAATTAAGCAGTACCGTGGTTTTTACTGATTAATCAGGTTATAGAATTCTGTGCGGAGGTCTGAGTCAGTCTTGAACACACCTCTCAAGGTTGCAGTGCGAGTTTTGGTTCCGGGCTTCTTAATACCACGAGCAGTCATACAAGAGTGCTCGCCCTCAATTACGACAATTATGTCATCGGTACCCAGTACCTTCTCCAGAACCTCAGCGATGTCTGCGCCAATGCGTTCCTGAAGCTGAAGACGCTTACCCACCATATCTGCAATACGAGCTACCTTGCTAAGCCCGATTACCTTACCCTTTGGAAGGTATCCGACATGGACCTTCATATTGTACATCAAGGCAAGATGGTGCTCACAGTAACTGAAAATCGGGATGTCTGCAATAGTAACCAGGTCACCTGTAGCACCTTCCTCGAAGCACTTATTGAACATATCAGCTATCTCGTCGTTGGTATAGCACATACCCTCGAACACTTCGGCATACATCTTAGCCACACGCTTAGGGGTGTCCTTGAGTCCTTCACGGTCAGGGTCATCACCTAATGCAACAAGGATTGTCTTGACAGCTTCCTGGATTGCTTCGGTATCTATCTGTTTCATTATCAAACACCTCTCTTGTCCGGTGACCAGATTAATTTATGAAGCTGAAGTTGCATCTTAACATACACCAGCTTATTTTTAAGAAGAAATTCGACGATGTGGTCAGGAGCGATTTCACCCCATACCGGGCTGACATAAATCTGAGCGTCGATGTCAGGATAATCTTTAAGAAGTTTCTTCATCTGGTCAAGGTCATCATCACTACCAACCACAAACTTAAGAACATCGGTTGCTTCAAGTAAATCTAGGTTAGACTTGCACATCATGGTAGATTCACCTGATGAGATTGATTTCCAGTCCATAGTGAAGAAGTAGTCCATAGAACTCTTCTTAGGACCGAATCTATCCTGCTCAGCGATGAACGGTTCCAGGTCGATTGAACCATTGGTTTCGATATTTACCCAGTAGCCATTTTCTCTCAATGCTGTAACCAGCTCACATGCTGCAGGGTGGATAAGTGGCTCGCCACCAGTAAGTGTGATACACTTGCAAGGTTCATATGTCTTGACTGCTTCGACGATTTGGTCGATTGTCATGTCATTAGAACTGATAACACCTTCCTGCTTGTAGCATGCGTATTTCGTGTCACAGTAGGTACATTTAAGATTACAGCCGAACAGACGAATAAAGATTGCAGGCGCGCCGGTACGAGCGCCCTCGCCGTCAATGCTGTAGAATATTTCTGATACCGGTAATGTTTTCTGTCCCATTAAAGTTTACCTCCTTTTATCAAATCGATGAACCACTGCCAATCTTCATCTGAGCTCAGATTGGTAGTAATCGTATAATCATCTGGTGTGTCTATATCACAACCGTCCAGATAATCAGACTCCAGCAAGATAGTAGCTGCTCGCTTTAACCGAAACTCCTGAGGTATCCATTCATTCTCTACCCACCCTGCATCAGCCGCTTGCAATACATCTTTAGCTGTAATTGTACAAGAGGTTGCAGAGCCTTCTGCCCAACTTAAAGCCACGAGTCCCTTAACTCGGTCACTTATCTTGTTCCACAGCCAAAGTACGGTAAATTCAGTAGTTGGATTCTCCATATGGTTGTTCAGGTATTCATGGTCGAGAACAGCGTCAACTTCTTCCTGAACAACCCGCTTCAGCTCTTTGAAATCTACAGCGAAGCCGGTAACGGGGTCAATTCGACGGCGTACCTGTAGCGTCAGAACTCCCCTATGTCCGTGTGGAAAATAGCACTTTCCTGGATAGTCAGGAAGACGATGGCTATACTGAATCTCATGTGTAACCTGAACAGTTACGAACGGAAGCATACGTCTGCGAATGTGCATCGCTTGATGACAAGGGATACAGAGTTTTTCTAGGTTTGTGAGAAGAAAGTTCTTGTGGTCTTCGTCGATGTGATGGATATTAAATTTCTCATCTACTAATGATTTTCCACAATGCTCACAAACAAGGTCGGGATGGTAGAACAGATATTTCTCCCGGTAGTGTTCAGCTGGTGACCAATTCTCGTCTTTCTGATATTGCTTGGTCAGGTCCTTTCGCAAAGTTACAGGTCGGTCTGCATAACAACCTTCTTCCCAGCGCTGCTGAACAGTACGCCGGATAGACTCACGCACCTCCGGTCGAATAGCTGGATTATTTTCACCCTTCTTTCTAAGCGAACCATTGATGTTGACAAATCGATGCGAACGTGCTACGTCACCTACATCCCAGGTTTTCATCAACTTACCCAGCTTCAGGTAATAGTATTTAGCCACCTCAATGTATGTGAAATGTTCTTCCTCTATCAACTTCTGCAATTCGTCTAGGTGAGACTCGAGTATCCTACGAGTCTCACCTGCTTTACAGAACAACGGGGTTCCTTGTATAGCTTCCGGTACGAAATTCCGGTTAACAATCTCTTCAGGCGAAACGGCAAATTCATTGTCCATAATTCAACCCTCCAGTGCGGGGTCTACCGCATTATTAGCCGAAAATGCTTTTGCCCTGTCGATGCAGGTGCCGCACTTACCGCAGGGCTTGTCGCCGCCCTTATAGCAGCTCCAGGTGTACTGATATGGAACTCTGAGTTCGAGTCCTTTAGCAACGACCTCAGCCTTATTAGAGTTTGCGAACGGTGCCTTGATGGACACCTTCTCATAAGTGCCGATGAAAATTGCGTCGTTCATTGAGTCGATGAAGTTCTCAGAGCAGTCTGCATAAGCATTACCAGCTGCATCGTCTGCGTGAGCACCGATATAGATGGTAACCTCCTCATCCGGGAACAGCGAGGATGCGAGAGATGCCGCTGCTGAGAGGAACATACCATTTCGGAATGGAACGTAGGTTGCGACCATACCATTTTCACTTCTGCCAATCTGGTCAGCGTAGTCACCTTCAGGAACTTCCTGAGTAGAATGACCGAGAAGTGGGCAATTACTCTGTGCAAAAACGACGGAGAGGTCGAGTTCATAGTGCTTGATGTTGTAATACTCAGCAAGCTTCTGAGCTGCCTCGAGCTCCTTCTTGTGTTTCTGACCGTAGAACATTGATACGGATACTACATTAGCAGCACCGAGTTCGTGTACTGCCAAGCCCAGACAAGTGGTGCTATCAACACCACCAGAGCTAAGAACGAGTGCCTTAGGCATCATATGTCACCTTCCTTTCAGCTGCGGACTGGAGAACTGCCAGACGTCTCTGAGTTTCAAGGTCTTTGAACTCAGGGTGGTCAAGGCTAACGTATGTGGAGAACGGGAAGATTGCAATACCACCTCTAGGTGCAAAGATACCACGTACCTCAAGGTATTTCGGCTGCATCACCTTAACCAGGTCCTTCATGATGATATTGACACAATCCTCATGGAAGTCTCCGTGATTGCGGAAGCTGAACAGGTAGAGTTTGAGTGACTTGGACTCCACCATCTGCTCCGCCGGTATATAGCTGATGATAATCTTTGCGAGGTCAGGCTGACCGGTCTTAGGGCAGAGCGAAGTGAATTCATACGCATCAAAGGTAACGACATAATCGTTTTCAGGATGCTTGTTCACGAATGTTTCCAGCACAGACGGGTCGTAGTCGTACTTATATTTGGTATTCTGGTTACCGAGCAAGCTAACGCCTGCAAGTTCTTCTTTGTTTCTGCCTTCCATGATTATGCCTCCTCTGCTTCGCCTTCTCCGGCTTCATGCCAAGAGTGTCTCTTGATAAGCATACCATCGCCGAAGCTCATAAAGCGATATCTCTTCTGAACGGCATGCTTGTATGCTGCCATGATTTCATCGTAACCTGCAACAACAGAAACGAGCATCATAAGAGTTGTCTCAGGTGCATGGAAGTTGGTGATAAGACCGTCGATGCAATCGACACGTTTAGCAGTTTCTGCACCAGGGTAGATGAAGATGCTGGTATCTGTTGAGAAATCCTCGGGCTTTTCCCATACTTCCTCAGGAATGGATGCGAGTGTACGGAGTGAGGTTGTACCAACAGCAACCACGTTGTGACCTTCAGCATGTGCCTGCTTAATGTCGTTGATAACATTGACAGGGCAGAAACAGTGCTCGGTGTGCATTGCGTGATTTCTTAAGTCTTTGACAACAACTGGCTTGAAAGTCCCAAGGCCGACATCAAGCGTAACCTCTCTGACTCTAACTCCTTTGTCCTTGAGTGCCTGGAGAAGTTCAGTGGTGAAATGCAATCCTGCCGTAGGGGCAGCGCAGGAAGTTCTTTCTTTGGCATACACCGTGTTATACATTTCAGAAATATAGGACTCAGAATGACCTCTTCCCTGAATGTAAGGAGGAAGCGGAGTCTCACCGATTTTGTCGAGAACATCCCAGCCAGTTGAGTTAGCGAAGTCAAGAAATACTTCACCCTCATCGTCGCAGCTCTTGATTGTAATTTCTGCGTCGTCAGCTCCGTTAAGAATGAGAACAGTACCAATTTCCTGTGGCTTGCTAATCATTGCCTTCCAGGTAGAGCCGCCTTGATACTGAACGAACAAAATCTCGACAGTATTATCTTCAATGGCAGAGATACTATATGGCTGTTTACCTTTCTTATAAGCAAACGCTCTTGCTGGAATAACCTTCGTGTTATTAAGTACAAGCACATCACCTGCGTTGAAGTAGTCACAGATGTCTGTGAAGTGCTTGTCTTCGAGTGATACTGCTACTCCATCCTGGTTCGCTTCTACAGTCGTATCAACGATAAGACAACGTGCGCTCGCTCTATCAGGAAGCGGCTCCTGTGCGATGAGCTCCTGAGGGAGGTCATAGCGATAATGAGCAGAAGAATACTGCTCTTCTGTAGGAGCTGTGTCAAGCCCCTTAGCGGTTACAGTCTTAGATGTGCTGAAAATATCAGGCACACCAGTTTCCATCTTTGAATTATTCATGATAAATCGTCCTTTCATGTATTATGATTCTAGGCTCTTCTTAACGCCAGTTGCAATTTTATAAGATACAGGTGACAGCAATGCCTCCACCGTAATCTGGAATGCAATACCAAGCAAGAAGTTGCCTGCTATACTCTTTGCATCCATACCCCAGCAGTCCATTCCTAGAACTGAGCAGAAGCTCGGGATTGAGAACGGTATCATTACCAGGAGTGTGAATAGACCCAAATCAGCAGTCTTACCTAAGATACTCGAACCGATTGAACGGAGTGAGTAGCTTGAAAAACCTTCACCGGGTTTCTTTTTCTTAATATAAGCAAATAGCTTATCATTGAGGAAATCACCTACGGCGTAAATCAAGATGCCGACAATGGTAACATAAATACCACCACCGTAGATGAAATCAAATGCGGATTCATTCGCTTCTGCATACTCAGGCACGGGTATACCGGTAAACGCTTTCGCGATTAAAGCTGCTACAACAGCAAAAATAGCCGAAGTGTTGCCAGACAGTCTTGATGCTCTGTAACCGAACACTTCTGAGAATACATCAGAGACGATGTAAGTTGCGATAAAAAATAGAGAATCACCTGTTGCAGTTGCCATAACCGTAGGTCCCGGTATATACAGAACATCTACTGCATCAAGCGCGCACAAGACGATTCCCGCTGCACTTAGAAGAGCACCGCACGCATAAGCAACCACCTTGTTCACTTTTGCCGACAACTTACCCGCCAGCAGCATACCGCACACTGTGAAAATCAGCATACCCAGAATAGAAAAGATACTGGTTTCCTTTGCTTCCAGAATCTTAACCATCATCGGTACGCACAGAGCGTAGCTTGCGACGTTGATAGCCATTAGCACAGCGAACAGCCCAGGAGCTTTGCCCCATGACTCTTCTTTCTGAATCTTTGACTTCATACCTATTAGTCCTTTCGTATCGATTTTAACTTTAGCAAGGGGATACCTTACTCACTGTTCCCGTTTTTATCGAGGGGGAACTCTACTCGATTATTATACATTCATAAACACCAACTCCTTTACATAGCACGCTAACGCATACCACGTGGTTGTATACTGTATATAACATAACAACAAAACACGATACCTACGGCAGAACCGTAGCATAACACACGCATTCTGTGTGTTTCGTTATATGTTACATTATACAATACAACAACCGTGATACACGAAGTTCTACATTCTCTTAGCGGCACCTGAGCCGTCCTTGCCTTCCTGGTCTTGCTTGATAATTTGCTGAATAAGTTTAGTTCGGAATAGCACAGGTTGGTCTTCGATGTAATCGGCAGAATAACCTTGCCACCTACCCATGATAGCTCTTATCTCAGCATCCACCTGGTCGTACTTACTTCTTAGAACTTTCCAGTAAAGCTTTCCATTCCTTGAGGTCTTCCTTGGTCGGTCGAAAGTAGTAGTCATTAATCGGAACGTATGCCCACGCTCTGCCTCCACAATGAGGACACTTGAACTCGACGCGGTTCTGGAGTCCCACGTTGAATTCTTCCTTGTAACGCTGCTCGACAATCTGCTCGTCGACTGCTGGGAGATTACCGAGCCATTCTGCTGCTTCAGATACATCAACGAAGTCCATATCAGAAACAGAAGCGATAGACGCAGCAAGCGGTCTGAAATCCTCGTCCTCCTTAGCAACCTTTGCGAAGTAGAACAGCATATCCTGGCACCGGTTCAGGTGCATCTTAACTTCTGCATTGGTAACGATAAATTCGTCAGGCTTAATTACAAAGGAGGTTTTGAGCTTCTCGCCTTTTTCAGGTACGAGAACACCGACAGTGCTCAGGTCAATCTGATGTGGCTCATCTGTGTAGAATTTTCCGCGAGTTCCGTCTTCGTTCTTACAATCCTGGCATACCCAGTTCTGGGCAGTCCAGAAAGGTCCCCAGGTAAGGATGCGGATATGACGAAGCAGCAAGTAGTAGTCAGGCTCGTATAGTTTTCGCACATCAATCTTAGGTTCGATTACCTGAGGAAGAATGTGCTTAATCATCGCCTGATGAAGGTTGTCAGAGGACAGCCTTAACTTCTCCATGCGGCTTGTATACGCACTCACAGTTACTGTCTGAGGAACCCCGACATCGGAATAGTCATACAGAAACTCGTGGTCTTCGTTCATTAGAGGCAATTAAATCAATCCTTTCTTTGGTTTGATAGCAAATGCGTGTGCCAAGGATATATCTTGTTTATATTACAAGTATAACACACTTAGCACACGCATTTCGAAGTTTATCCGTAGAGTTCTGCGTAGGACACAGAATCTGACATTCCGTTGTTATCAAGTCTGATAATCTGAACATCAGCACGGAATCTTAGATTTGAGAAATTTTGCTTCTTGTCGTCAGGTGAAGCATTCTTCATATACAGGTTAAGGTAGATTTTACCACCCGGTTCGTCTGCAGTTGTCGGGTTTCCATTGTACTCCCAGTTCAGATTAACGAGCAGATTTCCACTCGGTACATATTCAGAGTTATTCTCATCGTATGCCTGATGTACGCCAGATGTACCAGAAATCTTTAGGTTCAGGTTGTCTGGAATATACTGAATGGTGTGCTTGTTGATGGTTGACAATTCACTACCATCTTCGCTGGTATCATGTTCGAAGAACATGGGCGGGTACTTTAGATAAGCAGAAGATGACCACATACGGTCAATATTTCCACCGAAGTCTCGCCAACCAGCATGCTTAACCCAGAGGTCCATCTGAGCTGCGCATATGCCCTGCTCACCCATCGTGACACTTGAGAACTTACACATCAGACTATTGTCTACACCAGAACTGGTAAATACATCAGTCACTTCCATCCAAGGCAAATCAAGCTCGAGTGTATTACCACCAGAGATAAACTGTGAATACTTCCATTCACCTATATTAGTGAAAAAGTACCTGTCAACCACACAATGGTCTACACCGAACAAGAGCGTTTCTGTAGACACGTGCTCGGTTGTGGCTACATTGTCACCTACGAGCTTGATGTGGTCAAGGTCAGAAAGATGAAGTAACAGACCATCAGTGCGATTTCCGTCCTCGACAACCTCAGAGAAGTCCAGATTAATATTACCGCGAATATGAGCCAGAGTGCCCGTAGTATCTAGATTAGCACGCCATTCAGAAGCATTACCCTCCATCTTGAAGGTAACATTACCTGGATAACGTCTATAAGCATACTGAGTCAAGTCAACACCGGGCGATATAACAATTGTCTCATCTGCATACTCAGAGAACCCGCCGCCTTTGATAAGATTCAACAGCAGTTCGGTGATACGCAGTCTCTGAGTAGTTGGGTCAACGATTACATCATACAGGTTAGAACCAGGTCCTACCTTGACCACACCGAATGTAGTCGAGGTAGCTGGTACTGCAAAACCACGCTCTACTGCCTCAACCGTAAATAGAACGGATTGCGGCGTAGTACCTACATCCTGGAAAGACTGCGACTCACCTTCAGGGTCGAGTACGACATAAGAGGCTCTGTCTGTAGGAAGGAAGTAAGTAATCGATGCTGTGCTTTCAGTCTGTAATCCTGTAATCACTCCAGTAGCATAATCGATTGTACCTACTTCTACTTCAACCTCTCCACCACCAGCTGCCTGCATGGTCTTGAGCTTACCGTACTTGTTATCATAGATGCCCTGCGTTATCTGCGTACCGTCTGTCGTAGATACCGGGTGATTAACAGCCGGTGTGATAAGAAGCGAACCAGGCTGAATATTCGGCTGTAAAGTCAGACTGGTGAATGCTCCTGAATAGGAGTTCTCCTCTAGCATAACGGCATGAGCAAATCTCCAAGAACCGGTTTCTCCTTGAGAGTGAGCTCTGTGATAACGACAAGTGTATCTGCTAGACACGTTCTGAGTGAACGAATCCAACGTACCATTCACTGTACCGGTTACGGTAGCGTTGATAGTACCTTGACCCTTACCGTTGATTTCACCCTCGATGTTGAGTGTATCATCAGGAGATGCTTTAGGATGAGCAGTACCTGTGAACGAACCAGACACGGGTACTTCTAACTTGGACTGCTTAGCTGTACCTGAAACGGTACCTGAAACGGTACCATAATTCGTCACGATGTTCTGCAGCTCATATCCAGAAGTCGTACTATTCGCTTCGGTTCCACCAGCCTCAGCGGTGTCGTTGATAACCCAGAAGTAGTCACCCAGCTGAATTGCTGGCTTATGACGTTCAAACCAACCTCTGGCATCTGATAATGTAAGGAACGGACCGTATTGCCTTCCTCTAGCATAACCATCGGCTTGTCTATGAATATAATCGTCGAACATGAGTTCCAGCATAGCCAGCTGCTGATAGGTAACAATACCGTCAGTACCATTCAAACCATTCAGGCAAGGGTACATGCTAACATCATAGAACGGTTTCATAACGGTACCGTCTTTAGTAGGAACCTTCTTATCAAAAATCAAAGAAGAACCTGTAATTCTCGACATAGCATATTGGAAGAACAGAGCTCTGTGGTCGATTGAATCTGCACCTGTCTTTGGCGGGGTTTGTGCTTGATGCCAGGACATACGAGCGAACTGCGACCCTGACTTAGCATCAATTCTCTGAAGGCAGTTAAATTCATCCACCACAGGGTCATCCGCAGTATAGGGAGTCTGGTCAGATACGATAATACCCCGAGTTGGCTCATCCTCTGAATTACCAGCAGTGTCGGCATTGGTAGACATACTCCTTAGCAATTTACCAAGGTTAGAATCGAAAGCAATCCACAACCACTTGTCGATGTCGACAAGGTTAGTTACCTCACCGTCTTTGGAACCACCAGTTTCACCGTATTTTATGCCGTAGGTGTGCTCGTCTTCAGGAGCAGTCAAGAGCTTAGAGTAGTCCTCAGCACCTTCGACTGTATCGAGTGGAACCATTCTGGTTTTATAAGGATTTTCAGTCAACATTGCGCGACCTTCTGAATCTATCGTGATAGTACCCAGAAGCAACTCGTTACCGAACGGAAGCTCTTCATTGATAACAATAGCAGCACCTTGATACACTCCGTTAAGCGGCGGAATAAGACGTTCATCATGTCTTGAATTCTCAGGTGCGGTGTACTGCACAGCGAGTTTGATAAATCTGGTCATGCAGGGGTTAGATTTAATCTGACCTTCATTATTAGCTACATTAGCAATGTCACCTACAGGAAAGGCGTCGCTTCTCATGAATGTCACTTCGGCGGTAGACTCGACGTAATAGCCGTAGACCAAAGCTACGCCAGCTGATACCGTGATTCTTCCGTCAGAATTCATACCGAGATGAAAATCATCAGCATCTCTGGTTCCAGTTGCGTAGGCAGTAATTTTCCACCCTGTCTTGTTATGCAGCGAAGTTTTCTCAAAAGAATTTAATCCAGGACCACTCTTCTCTGTCTGCCCTGTGGTGTCGTCTATCACCACATCTAAGCCGACAAATTCATTTACAGCACTTGCCACAGACTCAGCATAATCAGACATGTCGACTGCACGTTTGAGCAGCGTATTCAACGCTGCTCTCTGGTTAAACTCTGTGATTAGTTCACCACCGTGCGTATCTGAACTATACGGAGTGATGTAGGAGTTATTAGATGAATAGACGAGAAAACGGTGAGAATCAGATTCCCTCAAATCATAAAGTCTATCATCAGTTGCCATAGACATTAACCTCCCTCACCGTCAGGTACTGCGAGAAGCTGAGTGCCTTCAGGAGCTCCACCGCCTCCGCCACTAATTCCGTTAGTCTCCTCTTCAGAAATCTGCATAGGACGATGACCAGAAGCTGCGATAGAATTCAGAGCAACCTGAAAGCCGATATACATACCATTATCAGATGCAGGAGCACCATCTCTGTTCTTAGACTGAACATAGTTACGAGTAACCGTGTAGCCCTTTGCCTCAACCTTTGCCTTCTCTTCGTCGGAAATCTGCTCAGAGAAGGTAGTATATTGCTGACCAGCACCACAGCGTTTTTCTGTCTCCTCAAGCACTTCTGTAGCCTTTATGAAGGGCTGATTGGGAGTGTAATAAGCAGCACGCTGATTTGCATATTCAGTAGCAGTCATATGGTTTTCTGTCATGATTCCCATGATAAATCACCTCACTCAAATTCAGTAATAGGAACGAGCTCCTTCTCGAATTCCTTGCTAAGGTTACGAGCGTTCTTGGACACAGCAAACTTTGTCTTTACCAAGATGCAATCTGCGTCTTCAATCTGCTCAACAACCTCAATCTTGCCGTCCTTGACGAGAGCGTCAACAGCGTCCTCATCTACCTTAGCAGAATCTACGAAGCATTTCTTAACCACCGCTTCTGCAGTATCGGTAGTGTCTTCGTCTGCCACATCAGCTTCCTCGGTTACAGTTTCGATTGAAACAGTATCTTCAGAAACCGACTCTCCCTTAGCCTCGTCAGACTCCTGTCCAGGAAAGTCCTCCTGCACTTCTGCAGGTTTTACCCCCTCTTCTACAGAGCCCTGAGTTCCCTCTGCCGGCTCATCAAGTACCAGCATATCGCATATAGAACTGGTGCACTTGTAGAACATAGGTAGGTCGGGATAAATCTGCACACGCTTAAGCGGATTGTTGCACTTAGGGCAGAATGTTGGTGCGGGGCAGGTAACCGGTGCGGTATTCATCGGCTGAAGCTCACCGTTCCAAACCTTAGCTGTGCAGCCGGGCTGGAAATAAGCGACGAGTTTCATATCGATTATATCGAACACACCCTTATCTGTGGTAGCTCTAAGCGTAAGAGCTCTGTCTGCACCCATCACATACTCAACGGAGTTGATATGAGCCAGTTCCGGAATCTTGAACTCCTTGCCAGATGGCAGACTAATCCACTTCGCATCGTACATAGAATACTGATTTTTCAGCGTAATGAGCTGATTGCCCTGTCCATTCTCGTTCTCAAAATACGGAACTGTCTTGAAGCCGAGAACAGTAAGCATAGAAATCTGTTCTGCTACTGTAAACTTCCGAGCAGATGAGTACAGGGAGTATGCCAGGAAGTCATTCTTGGTAATATAGCCGGTGATTTCGAAAGGCATACCAAAGTTCTTAATCTGAATAGGAGTATGTTCAACGGGAACGCCGAGCATAGCACCTGTCTCATTGTAGCTTACAGTTCCTTCCGGAAGATTAAGTTGCAATCTAATCATCGTTATTAAGCACTCCTTTACATTTTCTTAGGTACCATTGTACCGACGGTACCGATAGTTTGGTTAACCCAGATTTATATAAATCAGTAACCTCCTTCGGCTGCATCTTGAGCTCTTTTGCGATTTCATTCACGCTCCATGGCGGCTCGTCAGAAGTTCTGTTTATAACATGAAGAACACTGATTTCATCAGGAGTAAGTAACTTTTCCATGACCTTCGAAATGTCCATCTGGTGCTGGTCGAAGGTATATGTATCCTCAATCTGCTCTTCCATCGAAATGTCAGCATCCTCACATTCGTATTCTGAGAATGTCATTTCAGGATGAACCAGCTTGTTCATTTGATTGCGGATATAAGGAAAAGCATACGTGCTGAGCACTGCGTATGTATCTGCGTCGAAACGTTCTATTGCTATCAGAAGTCCCATAACCCCAGCAGATACCAGGTCTTCACAGTCACGTTCACTTGGATATCGACTAGCAAAGTACATCTGATAACACCTATGCACGAGACCCATATTATTCAACACCAGCTGATTTCTTATTTCTGGATCTCTCGTTCTTGCATACTCTTTCAGCAGTTCTTGATTTTTCTGTCCTTTGCTCATATAACCCTCACTGTCCTTCAATATTATAATATTGGTTTACATCATGATTTATCAACCCACTCACCATTCTCACGCTCTTTCTCGGATATATCCGACCATACCTGGTTCTCATAGCGATGCGGAGTCAATTCCTGTTCCCACACACCATTTCGACGTATATAGACCGTACCTGAAGTTGAGAACTTTGCATACATCTCAGAAGGCTGTATATCGGTGTCGGCGGTGATGGTATTAGCACCGCTGTAGGTAGGGATAGTGATATGCGTTGTGGTGAAATCTACAATATCATTTTCACCTAGAAACTCAGTGCCTAAGTCTATCGATATTGCCGTGGACTGCTCTCCGTGAGTTATAGTCAGCGGCAGAGTTACCTTATAGGGCTCCCAGCAGCTCTCGCCCGAGATAGTGGGGCTGCCCGATATTGGCAGAGTAACGCTGAACTGCGATGTCGGTGTGTCCGCAAGCACTATCATGTAGCGGAATACAAGATAGGGCGTGATATCATCAACAGCGTAAGAGCTGTCGTACTGGAACATCTTCGAGAACACGCCTACGTCGGTATCCTCGGTCACTGTGAATACGGACTCCTTTCGGGTCCATCTCCGCTGATTTTCACTTCCGAAGAAGTTCTCCCAAGTTACTTCTATGAGTATATTTCCGCTGCTGTCCACAAGGTCGTATCTGGGGATATGGTTCCCCGGCAATGCGCTGTCGTTGCGGTATATGCTGTCCAGATTGGGCACGCGGACTGTTATGCCATAGGGATTTGCACACTCTGCCACAAGCTTGTATGTGCCTGCCGTAAGCTTGGCATACCAGTTGCAGTTGGCATAGGTGGGACTTCTGTAATCGTCTACCCAGTTGCCGCCCTCGTTGATATTTGCACAGAGCATATACCAGCGCTGATGGTCGGCGTCGGCAGGTGCTCCGTCGGGGATACTGACAGCGTTCATTGCAACACCTGCAATGGTGCCGCTGTCAGTGTATGTGCCGCCGGGTCCCGAGCCCCGAGCTATGGGCTTGTAGTTCAGCTTGTTCGTGCCGACTCTGCCTACGCCTCCTACTGCACCTTTTATGCGCCAGTCCAAAAGCGGTGTACCGTCAGAAGGTGATACAGTCAGAGGCAACGGACCGGTTACTTCTTTTATCGACATAGTATCACCAACCTATTCCGATAGAACCATCAGGTATCTCTTCACCAGGACCTGGTGTAGGCTCGGTAGTTGAAATATAGAAGCGAGTTCCGTCAGCTGTAATCAGGTAATTGCAATCAGACGCCGTCTTACGGATTCTCATTCCGTGAAGCAGGTCAATCGATTTACCCGTACCTAATCCTATTAGCAGGTCAAGCCAGGTAATCTTGTCTACAGGAATTTCACCCTCATTTCCTGAAAAATCAAGCTGAACTCCGTGGTCGTCAATCGTTGACACGCTCATCGTCTGGTTTCCATGTCTAGACTTAGCTATAGTCGTCCAGATAGGATAATCCAGATTATTAACTTCAAGCGGAGTACCATCGGTAAGCTGTGCGGTATACCAAGCCGTATCAAAGAATGATGTCGGAGTAGTCCTGGCTGTCAGGTAGACAGAGCTGGTAATAGGATTAGCTTCGGTAGGCTCTGGTATTACTCCAGAGGTATATCTTAAATCATCTATAGAGTATAGTCTGAAAATTGACTCTAATCCGAAAGAGCGAAGCGTATCCGGTGATTTTGGAACGGTCAAATCATTGCGGATTACACATTCTTGCAAGAACTCACCCAGACTTAAATTCTGGAAATCTTCATCGACGTAATCAGCTATATCCCAACCGAAATCAGAAAACAGACGACTCGCTGGCGTGCGTGAAAGCACTGATTTCATGTTATAGTAATAATTACCAGAAGCATCAGGTAACTGCTGATTATATCTAGGAACAACTGCGTTGTAGGTACCAGGATAGCCAACGGTCGAAGTCAGGTTTGGATTGTCTACCCAAACCATCGTAGAAGCTAGGTGAACATAATCACTCTTACAGCTTAGAACTACATATCGGAAATCACGGTCATAACCCCAGACGCCTTCTTTCTGATGTCTGACTTCCACGAAAGTTCCAAGTGTAACGGTACCGTCGATTGTGGTGGTAAAATTATAGCTTGATGATGTGCCCGTCCACACCTCGATAGACTTGCCCGTAAAAGCAGCATCCCAGATAGCTCTAGGAATTCTGATACGATTAGAATGTAAATCCGCGTGATTTGCGAAATTAGCACTCGCTGTTGCATCAAAATCTAAGTTCGCAATATTGTTGGTATGAACAATCAGTTTCGGCTGATTTGATGCGATTGTGTTCCAGACATACACAAGACGCCAGTCAGTCTGCGTACCGATGACCAAAGGCTCACCAGGAAATACTGGTGTACCATCAACATACAACACATCTGATTGGATAGTCGCCGAGAAACCTGTCAAGTCGATTTCAGCAAAGAAACCTCCTGGTTTGTCCTTGTACCATTGTGGTATTGACCAAGGGATATAAGAACCGAAACGATTGAGCTGCCAATAATCCTGCTCACTATGATTTTTATCTTTGGTACACAGGTATACACCATTAGATTTCCCGTCAGATTGGTCATGGAAAAGATATATCGAACCTTTATAGAACGGGGTATTCGTATTATATATCTTCCAGGTAGCGTGTCTTCCTGATTCATGGAATGTAGCACCCTCACCTACATCATCAGCAGATAACCAACGATTCATTGAGTTATTACCGGTATACACCAAACCTGCAGAGAAGGGTACGGTGCCGGTACCCCACCAGTTACCGAGATAATCAGGCAACTTCTTGTCGTAGAGATACATGACCGTTGAGTCTTCACCGTTGGCTGTATACAGTCGAGTAAAATCGATATATTTCTTAGTCTTCGGCTTACTGAAGGAATCATAACTACCTACATTGATACGACCTGTATCTTTGCGGACTGGAATTACATAGACAGGATAAGCTGCAGGCGGATAACTGGTGTATGATGGAATACCAGAAATAAGATAGTAATAATCGTCGCGTTCAGCTTGAGGTATTGCAATTACCTGAGTATCAAGTACGTTCAAACCTTGAAAGGCGTCTTGATACTCTGCATAGGTAAATCCATATCGACTCAGATTTGAGAATCTACCGGTACCATCGATAAAATCCAAATCCATGTAGCCGAATGTAGACACCAGTATTTCACCAGTCGGGTGGTCTACGACTCCTCGATAATCAGCTGGTGTAGAGTTGCCACCCATACTTAACCACAGGTAACCCGCTGAATTAAGTGACAGATTGTTGACATCACGAGTCTGGTGTGTACAGTCTTCGATAAGTCCATTACCTGCGAAGACAAAACCCTGAGGACCAAAGTAAAGGCTGTCTACATCTAAATCTTCCATAGACAATCCGCGAACAATCAACTTCATTGTTGCACCTTCAATACCTGCGATTTTCTTATCGAAAGCCAGTATATCAGGAAAAGCTACAAAAGTCAGATAACCATGTTCGGAGACAGAAGACTGTGCCTTGTTTCCCATAGAGTCTGATACGTAGACCCCAAAAATGTTTCCAACAGCGTCCTCGAGGTCTTCTTTTTCGATTGTGTCTTTCTGTTCAGATTCTTCTGTAGACGAAGTAGGATTGGCGAACATATCGACATAACTCTCATAATCAACGCCTACAATCGGAACTGCACCCCATGATGCACCTGGCACACGGATAGTCTGCGTATAGAACTGACCTCCGTGCGATGCAACCCAATTTCCTGGTATTAACTCGACAACTCGAGTTACACCATAGGTAACCAACGTCTGGTACACATAGTTCGTAATGGTATTAGGGTCTGCACCAGTTTCTTTAAGAAACTCTTCGTAAGCGGACCAACCTACAACTCGGCCGGTGTTATAGGTTTTCTCTGCCATCTAAATCACTTCCTTCTGAGAATTTGAACAACGGTGCATCTGCTTTTCTTAGCGAGCTCCCAGCGATTATCATCGTAGAAGATGTGTTCACCGTGTTCGTTATAGGTATCCAGATACCAGTTGGTATCGTCTTCGTCCTCGACACCACCTACAAGCGTACCGCCTGTAAGATGCCGAGCTATAATCACCGTATCAAATCTGAGCAACATATCCTGAGCCTGTCGGAGCAGAGCAGACATCCTTATCTGAACTGCTTCCTTTATCTTCTCTTCGAACTGCTCTGGTGTAATGTGCTCCTTAAATTCGTAGATAACGCGGTTATCGTATTTCGGGAATCGATACTGTGAATTCAGAACTCTTCCGTCCTGATACTCTACCATCTCCCAATACTCACCTCTATCGAACGTGAGTCTGCACATCCGATACTCGTTCTTCACACGAACTACCCACCAGGTCTCGTCCTTAATAGCTCTTAGCTTAGAACGAGTAGTCGATATGGTAGCAGCCTGCGTGTGCTGCTGAGTCTGCATCTGAACCTGAGGTTTCTCGACCTTCGGTACCTTGACTGTGCTAACTGCAGGTAAGCACAACTTCTTCTCCTTAACAATGTAGAACTGTTCGAAATAGGAACGAATACAGTGCAAGGTGCTGGATGGTACAGTCACCAGCGGATTGCACTCTTCAACTTCTTTATAAGGTAAGGACATATCCCTGCGGACAAACGGACATAGGGTCATCACCTTGTCCATGAGCTCCACAATCTTCTGCTTTGTTGCTGCTGTCCAGGGTTCTATAGCTGTGCAGATTCGATACGAATGAGAACATAATTCCTTACGCTGGTCTATGCTTAACTCAAGGTACGCAGGTTTCACGAATGGATACATACAATCGCCTCCTAAGTATTTCTGTTATGTGTAAATTATACACAGAAATACCGATAGATTTCGAAGTTAAACTACACCGCAGCATACAACTGCTACAACGGTTACACATACTACATACTGCGCACATCGTGCATATAAGCAATACCGCATCAGGAATCTGGGTTTATGCGAGCTTCCGCGTGTGCTATAATAGCATCAATGTCTTCCTCGGTGAATTCTACTAAATCTACCTGATTAAAGTAGCCGAGTAAGATTCTTGCGGATAATTCGGGAGCACGCCATTGGGTGATGAAACCGATGCCTACTGGCACGTTGTTCGCATTCAGAAGCACAGCACAACTATACTTACCTTCGTTGTCTGCAATGGGTTCAGTACCATCAGATGTAATCATATCAGCATAGGTAACCGATACCACATCTCCGTGCTTCCATTGCGTGTCATTCCTGATACATAGAATATCACCTGTGTCTGGCATTGCTGCACCGTTCGGGTTGATGTGTATAGGTCTTCCCGTAGCATCACCGATGTAGAACTCGCCTGTATCAAGAATAATAGCAGGCTCACCGGGATAGAGTTTCATCAAATCCCGATTTTTAGAAAAGCCGCGTTTCAGCTGTATAAGGTCGTATCCTTCTTCGTTCCTTGCCAATGACAATAACCAGGTACAGCCTTTGCAGCATTTCTTGCCTGCTGTTGATAGAAAGTATTTCATTTTGTCACCTCCTATTTTATTCTAATATAGGAGGTGAAATCAACGACTACCGTCTTAATGTGTACAGAATTCGCATCACATATTCTGGTAAATCATTTACATCTTTACCGGGTAGCATAGGTATAATTGGTGTTCGTGCTTTAAGTGCTTTCTGCAACTTAGCTGCGCCTTTCATACCAGCACTGTCACCGTCTAGGCATATGGGAAATTCGCGGATATCTGTACTATTCAAGAACTCAATCTGTCTATCAGAACCAGTTCCAAGCAATGCCCATGCAGGTAATCCATAACCCCACAAAGTCAATGCGTTTATAGCAGACTCTACCAAGATTCTCTTCTTGGCAAAGGGACTCGTTGGTGGAATTATCTTATAGGATTCGAACACACCATACACCGGCTTGTCTACACCTGCCGGATAGTTATACCACTTCTTGTCGATTGAACGCCTTATTACAAAAGCATTCGAACCATCTGGTCGCTTTACCGGAAATGTAACAGAATTCGTAACCGGGTCATATCCGGTATCAAATGCTTTCTGCACAAGCTCTGTTATATGTCGTTTCTTAGATAAGTAATCTACTTTCTCATATCTATACGACATCAATTCTACCTCGGTTACTTCAGGTAGTTTAATAGGCTCTCGCTTAGCAAGCGTTGTTATACCATTTCTATCAAAGAACCCGATATCCGAAACAGACTGAATGAACTGAATGGCATAATTATCGTATGCTTCACGATTTGATAGATAATTGACCAATGATATAATAGAACCTTTCGCACCACACGCAAAACAGTGATACTTACCATAATGCGGATGTGAACGATTATTACAGATACCGAATGATGGATGCTGCTCATTGCCGAAACTATGGAATGGACATTGTGTGGTTATATCATTTTCAGATTGGGTTACGATACGGAAGAATGACGTCGATGCTCGCAAAGCCTCGAACACCGCATCGACATCAATAGAACGTAAATCAACCTGCTGCGCTGCCAAAGAAAGCACCTCCCTGATTTACATCACCACGTGATTGAATATATCCATGGTCAGGGTCCCATGTATAGGTAAACTGCTGTCCAAATGTACCGAAACGAGATTTCTTTACGGCTAAAGAAATAACCTGATGTGAATCTTCTGGGTACGCCAGTGACATTACAAATGATGCGTTGATATTCACACCATCACCACCTCTAGCGGATTCAAGCTCAGGATTCTGTGACAAATCAGAACCGCTTCTATTCGCCTGGTGAGTAACACCAATAGGACAGTGTGTATCAGTGCTAACGGACATTAAGTCCTCTGCTACATCAGTTTCTGAACTCGCATCGCTCTTGTATGCAGAATTGATTCTTTCATTCTCGATATAGCTAATACCGTCCAGAAGAAGTAAATCGAGACCGGCTGTTTCAATCCAAGACCTTAACTTCGTAGGCGTGATATGACCTTGAAAATCCTTTTTAGAACGGACGAGGATACCTTCTCTGCCCTGCATGGATTGAACATACGCATTGTAGGCACCCATGTCTACAGCATTACCACGTCGTAGTGCAGAGTTCGACAATCCTGATAAAAGCGTGTCAATTCTGAATCCCAGCTCGTCCTTACCCATCTCGATAGATACAATTCCTACCTTAAAGCCTGCTTTCCAAGCGGCTACTGCGATATACATCAGAATCCAGGTCTTACCCATACCCATACGAGCGAGTATCTCGAACAGTTCACCACCCTTAGACCAACCACCGATTAGCTGGTCAATCTCAGCAAAACCAGTCGGGATAAAAGCACGAGGGTCGTTCGAAGTCATTATGTATTTTTCCTGTCGTGCTGCTACATTCTTGATAACATCATAGTCTGCGAGCTGAGGTGTGATATTTCTCAAGTCAGCTAATTTAGCCTCTAGATAACCTAAAAGCTGAATTCCATCTTCAGGAAACTGCTGCTGTCCTTCTTGAATTGCTCGGTCTAATTCATTATAGATGTACATCTCCTTAATCTTATAGAGGAGATATTCACAATCCTTAGAAACTTCTTCCAGATTAGAGCAAGGAAAGTCAGGAAACTGAGACAAGAGCTCACCCAGAACGACAGAGCCAAACTGGGCGTAACGGGTTTTTACGAATTCGAGATATCTATAATCAAGTCCGAAGAACTTATAAGTACATACATTCTGAGCCATGAAGTAGTTAATACATTCATTGTTCATGACCATATTGATGATAATCTGCTGTGGTACGGTCATCTAAACACCTCCTAATTAGTCTAATGCAATAAGTACCGACTCCTTGGCTCGGGTGATAGCCGTATACATCGCAGACTTCTTCATCATGGAGGACTGCTGATAAATGACGTTCTGCCATTCAGAACCTTGACTAAGGTGAACTGTCAAGGCATAACCGTACTCAATTTTAGGAGGTCTGACGTGTGCAGGAAAGAGCTCAGGTCGTGTCGTACCGATGAAGCTGAATGTACCAATATCAGGTGTCTCCATAACCAGGTCAACCAAAGAATACGAGTTATTGGCATGCTTTACCTTCGTGATAACACCCTGAGCTCCATTAGTCAGAGTATAACCTTCCGACGAGGAGATTGAGGTGTTGGTACGACAGATAATCTTATCACCGACATTGAGTGGCTTAGAGCGTGACCTGAAATCCAAGGCAAGTGCCCTTAATCGGTCATTCAGATTACCTCTGGATACGTTTGTATCTGTCAGAATAATGTCAGCATAGCAAAGCTCACTGTCAGACACAGGTCCTTTTCGAACCATACATGAGCCGAATACGCCTGTCTTGAGCCTTCCCTGAAGAACTTCCTGAGATAACCAGATGACCGGACTACCCTGAGCCTGTCTGACAATTTCTGTCAGATAATAATCGCACTTGGTGAATACAGTCGTGTCATTGACAGGAGGTAACTGATTAGGGTCGCCAACCAGAAGAGTCGGAATACCGAATGACAGCACATCATTCAAGAGTTTACCGCCAACCATACTTCCTTCGTCTATGATGATACATTTCACATTAGCATCCAGCTCTTCCTTAAGACAGAAACGAGTCTCTTCACCGCTAAAGTCATACCCACGGTCGTGACTCTGCTGAAGCATCAGCTCCAGATTCTTAAACTCGTTGTCACCCATCGTTTCGAAATCAATCGCACCATCTTCAGAACTCTCTGATTGAACGTGATAAATCTGCGAGTGAATGGTACGAGCAGGCAGTGATGCCTTAATCAGGTTGTTCGCTGCCTTGCCGGTAGGTGTGATAAGCAGGCAATTTTCTACGCCAATTTGCTCAGCAACCAATGCGATAAGATAACTCTTACCACTACCAGCCGGACCACCGAGCTTAAATACCTCACTTTCACGATTGTTGTACCAGGACATAATGCGCTTAAAAGCAACTTCCTGGCTAAGAGTTAATGCCATCAGAATTCCTCCTTTATCTTTGCATCTCTTGCTATTCTATACATAATGCTACCTGCACAATTCAAAGGGTCAGTCATTGGTGTAGTCACTACCGTAATGCAGGACTTATTCTGTCTAGCATCATAGATAGACTGAAGCATGAGGTCATCTATCTGAGTTAGGTAAGAAAACAAACCATCGAGCACCAGACATCTTGCTGCCGCCGCTCGACGCACCATAGCCTGAACCTCATTGTCACGATTAAATCTATCCTGAGTTCGGTTCTGATAACAGAGCTGATTTACTGATATATACAGACCTACATTCTGGGTATCCATGATATATCTACGAGAATTAAGATACGACATAAGTATCATAGCGGCATTCGTTGTCTTCCCTCGCTTCAAGCCGTTCAGTAAAATCACACCGTCAAAGGTTGCAATGTTCTGACACACCTGCTTAATAGCTGGTCTGATGTAATCCTCATTCGGATATTCAGTCAGCTTCTCAGGAAGCCCTGCCTTGCGAATAAGTGTCGGAAGAATATCTATCTGATTATTCATCATTACCTAGCTCCTCTCTAAGTATTGCTAATGTCTTGGGATTATTTTTGATTTCATTCCAGTACGGGTCCTGGTAGTACGATATGTTCGCGTACATCTTATCTTGTTCAGACGTGAACACAATATGATTCCATTTCCTAGCAGTTGCAGTTAGAAACAGGTAAGTTATTTCTGGAATAGTGATAGTGTTCTTCACAGACAACTTTCGAACTCGAGACGCTGGTTTAGTCGGGTCAGCTATGTCATATGTCTTAAGAACCTCGTCTAGGCAAGCATCCCATTCATTGATACTGAGCTCTTTATTCTTCTTAATTCTCATTTCAAGATACCCAGCTGCCGCTGCTAGCAGATTGCTTTCTTTAGGAAATCTATTTAGAACGTGTGACCAGTACGGTTGAGGTAAATTATTTCTCATACACGCACCCCTTGTTACTCTCAATTTTGCGTGTGTTTTGCTAAGGTTCTGCTACAGGTTCCACATTATAACATATACAGTTATTAAAAACACAACCACGTAGCAAAACCTCGCACACGTTGTGTCACTATAAGTGACATTAAAATTATACAATAGTGGTATAATAGTTTACGAAGTTACTTGTATCGAGGTGTAGGATACCAATACGAAGACACAATTGGACTAACCTGTGACACCCCTACACGACGGAACTTACCAGATTTAGTAAATACAACCGGTACACCGTCGGGATACAGCTTTATACCTAGAGCAATTAGATATTCAATCGGTACGGTGACATATCCCGGTACCTCCTGCTGCTGTTGTTTCTTATACAGCTGATTATCCGGACTATCTGAAATCTGCTTTGCAATGGATAACGGCATTATAAGACGAGAAGTGCTGCATAGCATGATGTCAGGCTTTCCTGTACCAGACATCTCTAATGTAGTATCAACATTCTCAACATGGTTTTCAACACTTACCGAAGGTGATTCCACACGGTTTTCAACACTCTCAACAGGATTTTCAACGGGTACTGATTGAGTTGGTTCAGACCCATTATTCAAGTCCTTCGGAATCTTACCCATTGCATCAGTCACATTCTTGATAGCTGCCTCAATCTGAGGCACCACATTGTAGGTGAGATTTGCATACTCGTCTGAGCCTTCATTAGATTCTGGACGAAGACAATGCTGCTTCCAGAGTTCTTCTCGACGAGCATTTACCCTATCCAGCTCAGTCTTAAGATGACTCTGCTCCCTGATAGCTTTACCGGTTTCAATCCAGTAATCTAACGATGCTCCGCCTGCCTTATACTGAGAATTTGCCCACTCGGTAATCTGCTCATCGGTATAATCCTGAAACAGATAGGTGGTACGAGGAGCTGAGTATGAACCCTGCATAGCATTCTCGATGTAATTCTCGAGAAGATTAGCGAGGTCAGGAATAGCGTCACCCACCGGATTTATGATAACAATCGGTCTTTCAGTAACACCCATTTGCTGAAACGCATACAAAAGCTGGTCTAACGTGTCAGCGTGTGTTACCGGACTACCTAATGTAAATATCTTATTCTGAATTTGTATCTGACTCTGGTTTGTCAGGTCCATTCTGCACACCTACCTTTTCTCCTATTCTCCGCACACGAGTACGACGATGCTTTGCCAAGCACACATCACCGGCATCTTGATTAATAGAACCGTGATTCTTCAGTGGGCGCCCGCAGTATTTGCAGTATCCGGTATTATTATTCGGTTGTCCAGAAGGGTTCGTAAAATGATACATACATACACCTCCAGTCCGGTCAGTGCATCACGTTCACTCACCTTAATCTGTTTTCTGAATTTCAACCCTACCTTATATAGGTAAATCCACTCAACCCAGGGAACATTCTGCAGACCTCGACCTTGAAAATTGGTGTATACAGCTTTAACCAAACCACCTTTATTCCAATAGTCATTACCGCAGGATACGAAACGCATTATCTGCTCCAACCATCTAAAGATAGAAGCATATACGAAAAATTCATTACCACGCTGAGCTTCTAGATAGGTAAAGATAAATGTAAAATCACCGTCTAGAAGGGCGTCACAGAAAGGACCAGGTTCTTCACTAATTTCAGACTGCATCCATGGTTTGAAGTATATCTTGAATACATCAGTATCTGACATGCCCAGTGAAGCTGCGAGGTCAAGAATCTGTAAGCCGAACAGACGCATATTACCAGGTGTGTCGACATTATTCTTCATGTGCTCGATTATTGACGGACTCAGCTTTTTCTTTGTCAGAATGTTCGAAGCCTGTGCCCAGGTTAAGTCCTCGATAGTGAGTGCATTGCCTCCAAAGAACTCAAGAGTGGACTCCGAAATCTTCTTGATTGATGTGTACAGAAACACAATCTTTCGTCCGGACTGCTTATACTCAGGCTTAGGTGCACTGATAACATCCAGGTCGTCTGTGAGCACCAGCACCTGATTTGTGGTAATCATACGTCCTTTGGATTTCCAATCGATTGTATCTACGAACTTAGGTTCGCAGTTATGCGCCTTACAGAACTGTTTCAGATATAAGGTTCTCAAATCATGGTCATTTGCCATGATAATAAAATAATCAGGAGGCGTCTTCATCCGCTCCCTAAATTCAGTTATGGTCATTTACACGCAACCTCCTTCCACAATTCTGCATAGAAATAGCACATGATATATCGGTCAAGTTCATGCAAGTTCTGTGTCAGTATAGTATAGCTAACTGTATCTGAGTGCATACCTCTCGCCAACAGATAGAACACGTAGAAGTCGACATTATTTTCTTTCATAAACTTGCTGAGTATGTTCGCCTTATTCAAAACCACAGCCAGTGGTTGAGTTATAGACGACTGAATATCCAACATCTGGTCAATCATACCTGACAGAATGTCGTAATTTCCCCAGCCTACCAGAAGATAGAGTTGACCTGGGGTGGTCACCGCGTGACTAATTACACCTATATATTTCTGAACCACAAACCTCTCTGAGTCACAAAGAAGGGCTTGTATCTGCTCAGGTGTGTACGGCTCCATGATATAGCACACGCATCTAGATTTAATCGTAGGTAAAATTGAATTACTTGCGGTTAGACAGAATCTAGCACGCATTGGTGGCTCTTCAAGTATCTTCAAAAGAAGATTTTGTATACCTGAGTGTAGTTTGTCTACATCAGGAATGAGATACATAATCGGTTTTGTCTGAGTTTTAATAAACTCTAAGGTCTCTCGAAAATCTGATACTGTACCTGAAACCTCATAGACATACAACCCAAGGTCCTTATATAACTTTCTGATAAGAGTTTTCTTACCAGAATGAGCAGGACCTTGGATAAGCATTGCACGAGCATTCGTAGAAGATAAACTTTCAATCAACTTTTCCTGTCCGATATAATCCATTAGAAATCACCTGCAATTCGGAGGAAATGTACCTTAACCAGCGTGTAGGGGTCAGGCTCCATAATGATAAGCTGAACCAAATCGTCTAAGGAGCACAGAGTCTGGAACAGACGTCCATCCTGAGGAAGTGTAGCCAGGTTACTGCTGATGTCTTTAGGCAAAGCTACATCCTCAGGTTTCACACCAAGCTGAAGCTCAACTGCCTGAAGAACGAAACGACGGAAGTCCTGTACCCACGCTTTGAAATCGACACCTCTTCTGTTGATATCATCGAGGACATCTACCAGTCCTTTGAAGTCATGGTCATAGAGTGCCTTAAGAATGTTCATAGGCACATCGAAGCCTACAAGTCCCAGAGCGGTGTTGATAACGTCGAAATTGATATCTACACCATAACCCAGAACCTTATCCATCATGGTGATGGCATCACGCATACCACCATTTGCGAGCTGCGCGATATACCTCAAGGGTTCACGCTGAACACCGGTTATATGCTCCTGCTCTAGAATCCAGAGAAGTCGGTCAGTGACCGCATCTATGTCGATACGAGAAAAATCAAGCCGGAGTGTTCGTGATGTTATCGTGTTCGGGATTTTTCTAGGGTCGGTGGTACAGAACAACAGAACAACAGAATCCGGTGGTTCCTCAACCAGTTTCAACAGAGCGTTCCACGCCTGAACTGTCAGCATGTGACACTCGTCAAGAATGAATATCTTATACTTTGTGCCGATAGGTTTGTGACGAGCGTCAGAAATAATCTTACGCACACCTTCAACACCTGTATTATCAGCTGCATTGATTTCGTAGATGTTAGATTGACCATTTAACTCATGAGCAAATATACGAGCACAAGTCGTCTTACCAGTTCCTGCACTGCCTACGAAAAGCTGAGCAGCTTTGGGTTTATTGTCGAGCTGAGCACGCAGTACCTTCTTCACAGAATCCTGACCGACTACATCATCTAGTCGAGTAGGTCGATATATTGCAGCAAGATTTCGCATATCTTACCTCCTTGGTGTTTATTATATATACATATTATACACGATTTTGAACTTTGTAACCGAAGTAACGTGATTTGCTTAAATGCAGTGATTACGCATAACCATTGTATGTATTATGATTGTAGCAATTAAGCAGTGCGGGCGAAAATAAAACACAGGTGAACCGATGTGTTCAGTTCACCTGTGCCAAATATTCTTCAACTACATCTAAGCACGTTTCTAAATGCCAGCAAGTTCGCTTCATGTAGAGTTTTAGTTCCACACCGCTTACTTCCAGATCATCCACCGTGATTGACTTCTTACCCGCGGAGTAATACAAGTCCAATGTGAGTGGTGATACCCAGAAAGCTCTCTGCTCTCCTGACATCCAGATTACATACCCAGCCCTTACTCCCGGAATCAAGTCCTTCTCCAGCATGTGTATCCATTGATATTCATCAATGTTCTGGAGCATATTGAATCTAGGGGAAGCACACTCTTTACATTCTATGTAATAAATGTGCGGGTATATGTATGCGTCATAATCGCACACATTCTTAGAACCTTTTCTACCCGACATCTGGTCGGGGATGCGGTCGTAGCAGATTTTGTTCTGAAGCAACCACTCCTCGACGATGTCTTCCCAGACCTTACCGAGATTATCTGCCATTAGGAGATAAGACCGATAGAAGTAGTCACAGGTCCTACACAGGCAAGCTGACTCTCATACACATCGAGCTGAACCATGCCGTCATAAGGTGCAAAACGTGCATTAGCACTCAGACAGTCAACCTCGATAGACCAAGGTCCTTCACCCTTGATGGACTTGCAAGGAACCTTCTGTATGCTGTCTGCACACTTGAGAATGAGCTCGTCAGGAGTCTCCTGACAAACCGTAACGCTATAATCGTTAGCTGAGTCCGCCACGATAGCAAGGAACTGCATAGAGTTGAGGAAAGATGCCATATCGACAGTTACTGAATTCTTTACCTCATTGGCAAACTCCTGCTTAAGGTTCTCAAGAGGGAACTGAGGAATGAAATCCTGGAATACCTTTGAGAATCTTGCAGATGAGCCAGACTCCTCAGATATGAACCAGAAGAACTCTGCACCAGCATCATAAATCTGAACATCAGAGTGCTTTGTGCAGTAGCTAATCATACGAGCTGACAGAAGAATCGGCTCGTTGATAAGTGAGTCACCCTTGCTGATGTTGATATCATCTGTAGCAAATGAACAGTCTGCATCGGTATAGATACAACGCTCTGCGATGCTGTCCATTGTCTTAGAAAGTGTACCAGTGAGCATCTTAATCTGGTTGAGGTGGTCAACCTTAAGCTGATTGCCGGTGTGAGTGAAGAACTCATGAACTGCCGGCTGACCTGCATCATCGACGAGGATTGGGAGCTTCAGAGTACCCTTTTCGTTCTTGATAATAAGTGTGTCTTCAGTAGCGGTGAGCTCGACAGACTCTCCGCAGTAGGAGATTGCCTTGCTGAACTTTGCACCGTCGACAGAAACTGTTGGAAACGCTTCAGTAGTTGCACCCACCTTCGCACTGTACCAAACCTCACCGTCATCAGGTTCAGTGATAAGATACAGGTTACCGTCTGCAACGTGCAAGGTAACAGTCTGTGCGAGGATAACGTATGAGTTAGGTGTTAAACCTTCGGATACAGCTGCGAGAGCTGTATCCAGGTTAGTCTTCTTACAAATCATCTATCTTACTCCTTTATTGATTAGTTCTGCGGGTTATTCTGCCAAGCACCGTTCGGAGTTGAACTCCAGCCATTCTGCTGGGGAGCCTGACCCTGAGGAGCCCAGCCACCTGGCTGATTCTGAGGAGCTGCCTGCTGCGGCATACCCTGAGGAGGCTGATTCTGTGGCATACCCTGAGGAGGCTGATTCCACTGCTGAGGAGCCTGATTCTGAGCACCCCACTGCTGCTGAGGAGCTGGAGCACCCCAACCAGCCTGACCCTGAGGAGGCGTATTCTGACCCCAAGCATTCTGCTGAGGAGGCTGCTGTCCCTGCTGAGCGTCAACCTGAACCTGCTCTGCTTGAGCTGCCAGTGAGCGTGCCTTGATTTCATCGTACTTATCGATAGGACGAACATAGTCGTTGCATACCTCGTTCGCCTTATCAAGGAACTCCTTGTACTGCTCTTCTGTAAGACCGCTATCACCGATAGGCATTGTGCGATACTTGGTATTGAGACCCGTACCCTCACGAGTAATTTCAAACTTCTGCTTATAGAGAGGTTTGTAGTAGCTCATAAGGCTTGTGATTTCCTTTCGATATGATGCAGGTTTATCCCAAATCATAACCTTACCTGATGTGACATCAAGCATGAGGACGAACACACGAGTAGACAGAGGCTCACCAGCCTTGCATGCTGGACATATATCAACCTCGTCCTTCGGGCCTCTCGGACAGTCAACAGTGTAGGTGTAATAGTTCGCACCAGGCAGTCTGTGACAAGACCAGCCGTCAACGCTCTTTTCATCTGTGTAGAGGAATACGACCTGAGCTTTGCCGCCATCCTTTTCAATTCTGAAAGTCTCGGCGCCCTGGTACTCCATGGACTTGGACTCTTCCGCTGTATAGCGTGCCATAAAAATCTTCCTTTCTGATTTCAAAATCTTTGGTTTCTTGGTTTTTACACTCGGTTTTTGGTTTTTGGTTTTCTTACTTTTGTCTTTGATTTACAATGGTAAGCAAGACCCAATGTACTCCACTACACGGTCCGCGGTAACGTGCGTGACTAACATTGTATCTCTATTATAACACAACAACTTCGTGAAAAACGAAGTTGTGCTATAGACGCATCAGAGACCAATTCGACGAGCCGACTTAGGTAAGCCCAGGAAATCTGTAGTCTCGAGATAACGAATCATGCTGGCAGCATTGAACATCTGACGCATAGCAATGCTGTTGGTGATATCTGGTTCGCCATCGTCAGGAATGTCATTCTCTCGAGTCGGGTCAATCTTTCGGAGTTTCTCAGTAGAGAATCCTGCGTCCTCGATTAGTCGGCAAACCTCATCCTTGGCATCAGCACCCAGCCAGCAGAAGTGGTCGGAAGCACCTGTAGTTCTTTCACCTACGTTCATGGCGGCAAGTTTGTTGTGTCGGTGAACGAGAATTGTGCCATAGATTGCACCTTTCAGCCATGTCGTAGAGTCAACCGATGTAAAATCGATATACTGCAGAATGTTCAGTGCAGTCATACCGAATCCGTGCGTCTTAACCTGTGGATTGAGTCGCTTGATACGACGGAACACTTCCTTACAGAATACAAGACGTCTGTCTGTAGTTGTTTCTGTATGAGGTGAAATACCAATATAGGCAAGCGGATTACCATCAGCATCTCGATAGTTCAGCATATTCTCAAGCCACTTGAAATCCTCACCTTCATGGAAAACCGGAATAAATCTATCCCACAGACTTTTATCCAGGCGCTCTCTCATATGAAGGAAGTTCTCCCAAGATATTCTAGGCGCATCGAGATAAACCTGCCTGTCTTGAACGACATTTGACTTACCAGGAATGTAGTCTACCTGAACCATGACATTGAAGTAGCTACCGTTCGCATTCAGGTAAGCGATATAGTCATCGAGGTCGATTTCTTTTCCCTTGGTGTATGCTGAGAACGCACCAGAGTCAACGAACAGCTTCATGTCAGGGTGTTCATCTTTGTAACCCATCCAACGCTTAATACGTGAACGGTCATTCAGCTGCGAGAAGAGTCGGTTGTAACCCTTCTTGACGAGAAACTCGTCGACTTCCTGCGGTGCACTACCAGCAAAGTAAAGCTGTGTATTCAGCAAATTGCAACCCTTCTTTCTAAAGATTTGATATATTTATCTGCCTTCTCTTTCATCCTATCAAGGAATCCAGAAGAAGGACGTAGATACTTGCGTTTAGCGAGCAACCTGTCCTGTACAAAGTAGCACGCCCTGTCCCAATGCTTGTGGACTACATTATACAGATATGAGAATAGTCGTCGATACTTCTTAATCGCTTTCTCTTGATATTCCCATTCTGCATCATCATGGAGTAATTTTCTTCTCTCCTCTGGTTTAAGTTTAAGCCACGTATCTGACATGAACTTTCCATTAGAGTAGCCGATGTACCTAACCTCACCCGTCACTACATTTAATGCGAAGCGGCAATCATCATATGTAAATGACACGATTATCTTACTGACATCTCTGTAACCCATAGTAATAAGGTCACGAATATTCGACTGAACGTAGTCAACTGCTTCTATAAATGAGGTTTTTGTAGCATCCAATTTCTGCCAGCGTTCACTATAAAACGGTACGTGCTGTGTCATGTGCTTTTCGTACCGATTGCTTTCTCGTTTGATTTTTGACCAATCACCGTGAACAAGGTGCAACGCAGCTTCATGTCCGCTCATCTGTCCGATAACTACCTGGTGAACCAAATCACAGAAATCGTCCCATTTTTCAGCAGACATCATCTGAGGTGCAAATACCGGTTCATGCGATTTTAATAGAGCATTCCACTTAAACCTACAGAGCTGAGGCTCGATGCTCTTGAGTTGTGCAAGAACATCCTTCTCATAAGCCTCTGTCTGAGCTTTTATGTCCTTGAACGCTGGTAGGTTACACTCCTCGGTAAACATCTGAACATGATTGCTCTGCGAGCTAAAGAAATACCGATATAAACAAGAATTCACATCTTCTCTGTACTCTTCTTCAATTTCCTCTGCACAATCAAATTCAGTATGCTCCCATGGCTCATTTTGCTTCAGCTTCTTAGCTTTAGTTGCTTTCGCGTCGAGGACCCAGCCCTTACGGTTTAATTCCATCTTAGGTTTAAGTACCTGATTTATAAACCTTTGGTGGTCATCACCTAGACACTCTAGAACAGCTGACCAGCTGTATCTGGCTACATCAGCCAATGTGCATTTTCCTTGTGCATATCGCACTCTGGCATCCCATGTAGACAAGAACAGGAATGTCGTGTTGATACAATTGCCTGCTTCATCATACCAACGATTACGTCTATTAACATAGAATTTACCGTTATACTCTGCCCTAGCAGGAACTATCTTATATAACCAGCTCTCTATGCTGTGGAGGCAGTTGAGAGCAAATTCGTAAGGGATAAGACCCTTCTTAACTAACTTCTTTTGAACATTAGAACTTAACTCGGTTGCTGATACTTTACCATCTTGGTATAATACAGCTTGAACGACTTCTGGTGGATTGTTGATTATCTCAGTCACTTCAGCTTCAATATCAAAACTGTCAGCGAGACTTGCTACCCTCACATCATTATAATATAATATGCGGTTTCCTTTATAGAGACGTGACAAAAACCAACCCTCTGGAAGACGCTCTTCGAAAGAAGTTCTAGGTAAAACCCTCTGACACATAATGTAGACCCTCTTTCTGACGACGTGTGACGAACACGTTAAACTCACATATAAAGTATAACACGGGAAATCATGTGACATACTTTCTACAGTATCACAAGTATAACATAAGGACCGACACAACATCGAACTTGTGACGTCATATACCGATGCTACACGCATTTTGTAGTATCATAATTATAATACAAAGAAACTTATAACGTCGAATTTACATAAAAGAAACCATACCTGCGGTGTATATACTATTTATAATAACAACAACCTTATCTGCGGTGTTTCTTATATGTTGCTTTAGCAGACTAAAGGCGGGCGTGCTTTAATAAGCTTCGGGCGCTGACGCGCCCACTTTTGAAACATTCTAATTTGGAACTTTGTTTGCTTGAGATTTATGTTTTCTGATTTTCTTTTGTTTTTGTTTATTTTTGGTTTGTTCTTGGTTTGGCTGCGGTTTTGCCGCTGTCAAGGTTTTTTGCTAAAAGCGAAAGACCTTTGTAGCGGAGCTTGTGATAACAAGCGAAAGCGGTGTACGTCCGACTTGTCGGCGCGATATATTATAGGGAGTGGTAGACGAACATATAATATATTGTGAGGTATGTAAAATCCATAGAATTAAAAATTATATACAAAAAGCATTATAGAAATACTGAATAAAATCAACAAAGTATACGAAGTTACGTTAATTCGAATTCACGCAATATATATGTTATAATATGATTACAATAAAATAATATCACAACCATTGTTAAGGAGGATTTCGATGTTCTTTGATTATAAAGGTGAGCCAGTAGAAGTAATCGACAAAACCACCAGGGAGTATGAATTATACCGATACAAAGGAAGACCGAAGCATGCGTGGGTCCCACGTTACGAAAATCAATCGGAGGTAACACTTACGCCTATTCCCGAGGAAGTGATTGAACCTGATGCCGATAAGGTGAACTTTACAACCTGGAAGACGGAGCCTTATGAGCACCAGAAAGCGTTTCTCAAGTTCTCTGAGAGTCATGCTCAGATGTTGCTGCTTGACCAGCCTGGACTCGGTAAGACCAAGCAGTCTCTTGACTTAATTGCGAATAGAATTCTCGCAGGTCAAATTCGTAAGGCTCTTATAATAGTAGGTGTATCAGGTCTTCAGTATAACTGGCAGAATGAGGTCAAGAAGCATACTGACTTGGTTGGTTATATTCTAGGAACAAGACCAGTAGGTAAGTCCGGACTGCAGACTAAGATTGGTTCTGGCAAGGATAAAGTCGACGACGTGAATCGTCTTAAGAAGATGGCAGCTCAGGTCATCATTACCAATATCGAGTCGCTAAGAAATGCTGCTATCGTAGAAGCTCTCAAGCAGCAAGTTCAGGACGGCATAATCGGAATGGTAGTAGTCGACGAGGTACACAAATGCAAGAATCCCAAAGCAAAGCAGACAGAAGGACTCTTGGAGCTTGACACACACTACAAACTCGGTTTGACAGGTACACCCATTGTCAACTCACCGCTTGACCTGTACGCCATGATGAAGTGGTTGAATCGTACGGTACCACCTAAGACCTATTTTGAAGCGAAGTATTGCATCAAAGGTGGATTTGAGGGCCGAGAAGTAATGGGCTACAAAAATCTGGATGACCTGGCATTCGACTTCCATTGCTGGACACTCAGACGCACCAAGAAAGAATGTCTGGACCTTCCGGAGAAGACTATTCAGACCTACTATGTAGACCTCCTGCCTGAGCAGAAAAAGTTGTATAAAGAAATCCAGAAAGACTTGAGAGAACGCTCTGCTGAGATTATGGCAGCAGCAAGTCCTATGGGTCAGCTTGTAGGCTTGAAGAAGGCTACCGGTTGCCCGCCTAGAGTTATGGAATCCTTCCCGCCGGAGGCTTGTGCTAAACTAGAATCTCTGCTCGATATTGTCGAGGAAGTAATCGCCTCAGGTCAGAAGATTGTAATATTCTGTTATCATGTATTCACGATTGAATATCTAAACTGGGCACTGCGTAAGCACGGGTACAATCCGGCTTTAATCTACGGCGCAATATCTAATGAAATCAGAGACGCTAACGAAAACGCATTTCAGACCATACCAGAATGTAACATTATTCTGGGTAACTATCAGACAATGGGTACCGGTATCAACCTAACTGCTAGCTCAACCATTGTAGAGTATGAGCTTCCTTGGACAGCAGCTGATGAAGAACAGGCACAGGATAGATGTCATCGTATCGGTCAGTTTAACCCGGTGAATGTCATCAGACTCGTCACCAGAGGTACCTATGACGTAGTCAATGAAGAAATCGTCGACGGTAAGTATGAGTTGTCTGAGACCATTACTGAGTCTAGCAAGAAAGTTCAGCAAGCCATTGTCAATAGAGTTTTGAACATGGTTTGATGTTACCACAGCTTTGCTGTGTTGCATAAATCTAATGAAAAGGAGAAGAGGTTCATGAGAAATCAGATTGATATCTTAACGAATCCCGCTGAATTCACTACCTGTGGATTCATGAAAATCAAGGAATGGGGTCATGATATTGACCTGAGATTCCTAATGCCGAAGAACTTCCGTGGTCGGTTAACCAAGGTGACTTGGAACGTCGAGGATAATGATAAGCATATTATTGACTCGAGCGACGACAGCTGGAAACTATTCCAGCAAGTTGGTGAACGTCCTGAGATTGTAGTACCTAGCACATGGCTAGACTCGCTTGGTCTTGAAGGAACGGTTCGTCTGCGTATCATGTTCAGTTTCGATACGTTTCGGCAGAACCCAGATTGGTATGCGTATCTATATCTCAAAACAATCAATGGTGATGCAGATGCTCCATACCTACTCGGTTCATCTAAGAAAGGCAGCGGCAGTGGTGGGAACTGCTGCGAGAACTGCTGTCAGGTAGACGAAGAAGGAGACGAAACAGACGACAGTCTGGTATAAGAAACGCGGTACTGCTTAAATGCACGGTCTTGTTGTGTACATATAGTGTACCGACACCGTAGCATCTAAGCAGTTCTTATGTCTATTTTGGAAAGGATGAATTCAATGTATAAGCAAACCTGTAGAGTAAAGATTGAAGGTGTACCTAAGAACGAGCCTATCGACTTGTATATCATGAAGCGTGGTGCTAACCTGATTGCGGCAGCTGTCACCTCTACCACCTATCAGACAACTCGCATTGAGGTTGAGAGTGGCATCCGTGATGTCGAGGACTTTACCCGACTATGTACGGAGCACGAATTTCGTGTAATCAAGGATTCTGAAGTGCATAAGCAGTATAATCTTGAATTTGAATTTGATATGCGTGACGCGCTGTGTACCGTAGATGAATTCCCTTGCGTGCCTGCTGTGCTGCCAGACCAGCTGGTGGATTGCCTTGCTGGTTAAGGAACTTCGAAATAACACCCAAAAAATGTTATAATTGAGATAATATAAAGTGTAAGGCTTTTATAAGATGATTTCTAAGGAGGAGTCTAATGAAGTATCTTGTGATAGACACATACGCCTTGAGCTTCAGAGCTCTATACGGTTACCCTGATTTGACCAATGATAAAGGTGAACCTACTTCTGTTATTATCGGTTTCTTCAAACAGTTTTTAAGCCGAGTGCATTCAGTGGAAGATTATTACCCAATCTTTGTAACCGACATGCCAGGCTCGGCTGATGAACGCAAGCAGCTGTTCCCTGATTACAAAGCTAACCGAACTGCCGCTGAACCGTCATTCTATGACCAGGTAGACTTCATTCTTGAACTGGGCGCTATGATAGGTACTGTTTATAAGCAACCTGGTAGAGAAGCAGATGACCTCGCAGGTGCGTTCGTTGAACGCTACGCAGCTACAGATGAGATAACGCTACTGACTGTCGACGCTGACTGGCTTCAGCTTTTGCAGAAGAATGTTAAGGTAATTCAGCTGAAAACGAATGGCAGACACGTCCTTTGGGACGATGCATTATTCTTCGCTGAGAAGAAGATTGCACCTAAGCAGCTTGTGTCTTTGAAAGCACTCATAGGCGATGGCTCTGATAACATTCCCGGTGTACCTGGAATCGGCGAGACAACTGGTATCGAATTGCTGCGTGAGTTCGACAGTGTAGATGATATCTACGCTAACATTGTCAAGGTTACCAATAAGCGTAAGATTCAGTCTAAGCTAATCGAGCATCAGGACGCTGTTATGCGTAACAAGAAGTTGGTTTCCTTGAATACCAGCGTCGACCACTGGGAAGAACCCACCACAGTCATTACAGACGAGGTCATTGACAGGTTTATCGATAAGTTCGCAGCAAGAACAGATTCCCAGGAGCTAACCAACCTACTTGGAGTTTATCTACAGCGTCGTAAGCCAAGATAAGAGAGGTGATGTGTCATGTCGCCTATCGAGTATCAAGCTGCCAAAGTATTAGGTGTTATTAAGGCTAAACCACATGATTATCAAGACGCACTCGAGCTGCCAAGAAATCAGCAAGCGGAGTATGCAAGCCTGATGACCTATGTAGGTATGTATGTGCAAGGAATACTCCTAATCAACGAGTCATTCTACAGAATAACTGCAGATACCATGCCGGCTTATGAAGCCTGCTGCAATGTAATTCGTAAGAAAGATTTAGCATACGCACGACCGATACCACCTCAGGTAAGAATAAAATTTCAACTCTACCTGAGAGCCAATCTTCCCGTAGAGTGGCTGGGAGGGTTTCTACGTGAGTATCGGCTTCATCTGTTCGGTAGCGTAATGTGGGTTGACCAGAAAACTCGCGAATATGTCACAGACTTTAATGACCCACGGTTCTTGGAAAAGACGAAAGGGTTGTGGGATTTAGATTATGAGCCACTCACGTCGTATGATAGATATGACGAAATTAAGAATATCTTGGATAACACCACATAAGTTCGTTTCTGACTCGTGTGGTGTTATATAATAATATTACGAAAATACCGACACTAAGGAGGTTAATTATGGGTAAGGTAATGTATGGTACGATAAGTTTTATTCCGCCTGACGGTAAGCGAAAGGCTCAGCGAATTATAAATCACAGAAAGCAGCTGGATTGGTTGTCTACCTTCCTAACGCCAGATGATTTATATTACCGTGTCGAGAGTGCGTGGGGAGATGATTCTGACTATGACTGTCTTTACGATGTACCTTTCGAGATAACCAGTATGCCAGTACCGGCAGCATATCCTGGTGCAAATCGAAATTATCTATTAAAGGAGCTGTATGAGTCAGATTATGACTGGTTAGTCATTATGGACGATGACCGGGCGCTGTACCCATATTTCAACGGCGAGGAATTTTTCACGAAAGAACTCAAAGGACCTGATGGAGATAGACTGGCAGCTGCCGGTACGATTATTAAAGCTCTGACTCCTATGACGGAACCTTTTAAGAAACAGTGTGTAGAGTTTCCGAAACGGCATGAAGCGTGGTTCTTGTCAAAGAGCACTCCTTCAGGATTTCTTCAGATTGCGTGTATTCCTAATCTAGTCAAGTACGGCTATGAGCCAGTTTATATGAATGGTGAAACAAGCTGTTTACCTGGTTCTCCTCCTGAAGATGTGCAGTTCGAGCTGGATTGGGTTCTTGCTAAGCACGGACTCGCTATGAACAAGAATCTGGTTATGAAAGAATTCGGCGGTGATAATCAGAGCTCAATCTATGAAAGTAAAGCTCACCGCAGAGAGGCTGAGGAATACCACAAAGGCTGGATAACAGAATATCTCAAGAGTAAGAACCCTCGAAACAAAGCACTCTGGACAAAGAAAGAGCTTAATGCTCGCAGAAACACATTCGACCCTACTAGACTTTTTCTTCGCAGGGAGGTGCCTTGGCAGGATGAATGGGACAGTATTGTTGATAAAAAATGACCTGTATCAGGTTGAATGTATACGCACAGCATTCTTTTCGTTTATGGAGCAGATTAAGCCAGGTGTAAAGAGAAGAACAATTTCGACCTATTGTTCTGATGCGTTCTTCATTCTTGATAATCTTCCAAAATCCTGGATTAACGAGCTGGTTACAGCAGACGAAAGTCAGGACCCAGAGTTAAAGAAGAAGCTGCATGATATAATTCGGAGAGACATCACAGCAACCAGAACACATCCTGAAACTGATGCTCGCAGTTATCTCCACACGTTCTGGTATCTAATACGATTTCTCAGGATGCTTTGTATCGTTGAAAGCGGAAGGATGCCTAGACGAATTGGAGCGTGATTGTGATGGAAATACCAAGCTTCTTTTATATGCAAGATATTATCGAAAGACGTAACAGGCTGTTCGAGATAGGAAATCGAATTCCTGAATATAGAGAGTTGAAAGAGATGGGCTGCAAGTTCTATGACGGGTTCATTCTACGTGATGATGAATCTGGCACACAACTTGAAGTGAACCGTCTCTTTCTTCCTGATGACGTGAAAGACTGGGATAGAGGTACTCGTATCCTTAATCGTTATATCAAGGTTATAGAGTCATTGTATCTACTGGAAAATACCGAGCATTGCATCGAATCCTTAAGGCTCCTTACAATAGAGCGAGAGGAACTTTACAAGCAGATTATCCGTGAGAGAGTGTTCAGCGGTCTTAGATTGTATTACCACAATCAAGACGGAGACTGGGGTATCTATTTCATCGAGGTATCTGGTGCAAACGTCGAGCGAGCGATATTGACTAAGACCACTGATAAAAATGTTCGCAAACGTAATTGGAAAGGAAATCTTAACCGAATGCAGCTGTTCTTACTCCGAGATGATGTCGAGAATAAAACTCGTAGCATAATGCGGGTAGAGGAAATTTTCGACCGACATCGTGAGGAGATGATTATGAGTGGTGTTGCCGGTTATTATACGGTAGATAAGGGGTGGTACAATGGAAGCTTGGGATGCGGCTGAGTCAACTTTCTTAACCGCAGCTGCTAAGGTATACGCAGCTCTAGGTGTGGCTCACCCATCAGGTAGCTATGGTTCCGAAATATCAGTTACTCTGGATATAGACGGTTCTTCGTATCAATGCCGTTGTGACTGTACTGGAGTAATTCAGTGCATTATTCGTGTGATGGGTTATGACCCGAATTGGGGTGTGTCGTCGGTAGCCGGTCATACAGGTGACGGTTGGTATCTGACAGATGCTACCAGTAATTTCGTAAAAGACGCGAATGGTAATATATCACCAGACTGGGCAGTTCTACCATTCGATGCTTCAGATGTTCACCCCGGTGACATAAGAGCTTCTGGTTCTCATAGCCATTGCGATATTTTTGTAGATTATCTGAACGGTAATGCGTATGGGTTAAATGCTGGGAGTGGTCCTAATACTGGTGGTCAAGCGATTCCCAAATCATGTGCAGCTGGTACGAAATACTTGCAAGACAGCGACCCGGCTGATTTAGCGGCTACATGGACAATTCAAGATACTGAGGCAGCTAAGGTTTTGCGATATGTCAAGGGTAATGGTGACTCTATCACAGCATCGGAAGCAACTGAGAATAAGTCTCAATCATTGGAGTCTCTTGATATAGAACTCAAATTTGTTCAGAAGTTAGAGTTCCAGTATCAGATTAGGAAGCAGAATGGTGAGTTTAATAGTGTGATTCCCGGTTATTTCCGTACTGCTGAATTGGTAGTAGATGAATCAGGTAGAGTGGCGACTGACCGATTTTCAGATTCCTGGTTAGAGTTCATACCATTCTACACATATAGATACACCAATAGTGAAACTGATGCAGAGTGGCAGCAGGCAATTAAAGAGGGTATCGTAATGATGTTCACCTTAAATAATTCTGACCCGTTACTTCATGGCCGAACTCTGTTCCTAAATGCTGATGGTACTAATGACTATGAACGCTCTAAAGACTATGTACCGACTATCAGGACGCAGTTTCCTGTGCATTTCCGATGCGTGATAACAGATGTTGCTACTCATAGTCAAGATTGGGGTAGGTCATCTGCTTACTTTACCAATTCTGCTAATGACGGTAGCGATGCGAAAGCTACAATGCTACTTCTAGCAGCAAGGCACGCTACCTTCATGCGAGACGCGTCCGGTAATATTCCAGAAGCAGAAGATGCTCGAGGATTTCTGTTCTTACATGATGAGGACACAACCTATGACAAGAGTGATTACTCAAACTGGATACAAGGAATGGAGGAGTGATTGATGGGAAATGAATACAATACTTCAGGTCAAGTAGTATTAAGAGACACTTCAGGTAATCAGATGAGTCTTCCTAGATTTTTCCAATTAGCATTGGTAGACAGTGATGGTCATTATGCAAGACCTACCAGCCATCATCATCTAGATGCCTGGGATATGGGTACTGGCACTGCATTAACGGTACCTGCCAGAACGCCAGTGTTCGGTACAGTAATCGTTGCTAACCAGACAGGCTGGAACGACGGTATGGGTACTTCGGTAGCTATCGATGAGGGAAATGGACGAACTCATTACTTTATGCACCTGGTCGAGAACTCACTTCCCGTATCGGTAGGTGATGAAGTTAAGCAAGGAGATACGGTGGGACTCATCGGCAATACCGGTGATTCACAAGGTGCTCATCTGCATTATGATGTTCGGCAGGGCGGTAGTCGTATAGGTGACCCGATTTTAGCTTTTGACTCTGCAACGCTACCTACAGGTTGGAATTTTCCAGATGCCGTTGACAACGGTAATAATTGGGATTATATACCGCTGGATAAAACTGCTACTGATTATGGACCACCGGGTGGTGATACTCCGAGTGAGCCGTTTTTCCCACAGACTGAGTGTTATGATATATCATGGGCACAGGTGGTTAATGGTAGCCTGAATACCTGTATCGATGCTATTGCTAACAGTGGTAGTGGTGGTGTGATTATCCAGGTTGGTGCTATCCGAAATTCTGGTTTTGAGGCTGCGTCGAGTTTTAATCCAGCGGAAGCAGTACAGCGGGTACTCGATGCAGGATTGGGTCTGGGTATCTATTTCTATAACTATGCGAATTATGAGAACGATATGACCTCAGCTTTCGAGGACGCTTTAGCTTATCTTCAGACAATTGGTGCTACAAAAGATAAGGTTAATATGGGAGTGTGGATTGACACCGAACAGGGTGGCAGTCGAGACCCCACACCATCTGCTGATACTAATATCAATTATGCGTTTGTCGAGCGTTTCATGAATGTGTTCGATAACGCAGATTATCCTCTTGCAGGTGTCTACAGTTCTGCAGGAACCTTCACGATATATCCCGCATCATCTATTGGTGACAAACCAATCTGGGCTGCTTATGTCGATTTTCCGTTTGAAAGTGCTACTCGTGCTACCTTAGAAAGTTATCTGCCAGAATCTACCTACACTAAGGTTTATATATTTCAGCATAGCTGGGTAGGTCGAGTTTCTGGTTATAATGGTGACCTAGACTGCGACAAAGTTCTTATGCCCATGCCTACTTCCGGTGGCGGAGGAGGTGGTGGCGGTGGCGAGTACACCGAAGTAATCAAGGTTACAGTTGATGTAATACCACCGAAACGTATCTATTTTTCACCGGTACCTGGTGTAATACCAACAGGTAATGAATTGTTGAGTGAACGTGAACAGATTATCACGATTACCACCGACGCAGACAACGCAGACCTATATTATACCGTTGATGGTTCATCACCGTATCAATATACAAACAACAACGATACCGTGGTGTATGCGTTAGCAGCTAACGCATTGCGGTACAGCAATAGTATAACAATAAATAAAGATACACACATTCGCGTAATCGCGGTACCAGCAGGTACCAGTATAGGTGTCCCATTTGATGAGCCACTTGCTAAGGGTTCAGGCACTTTCCTATTCCAGTATCATAATCTAGCTCAGGCCTGGGAAGACGAACAAAAGTCTTATGCGACTTCAGACGGAGATGTGTCATTCTTTGAAGAGAACAGACAAGCATTCTTAAGACTACATGCAGAGCAGACAGATGAAGAAATCCTGTATGCAGAAGTATATAGACATGATACTCAGGTAATCGAGGAAGACGCGTCAGACGCTGCAAGTTCAACAGAACAGGGACCGCAGCCTGAATATGACGGTGAAGATGAACCTATCGAGGATGAGAATCCGGAGGACAATGAGAATGTATCAGATGAATGAGATTAGTAATCGAGACCTGTCCTTACTGCATTATTACAGAATATTGCGACAGCCATCGGACTTCTTGTCAGCTATCTACGATGCAGGTGAGCCCGAAGTCACCGAAATATTCGAGGGCGTGACTACAGAGCTGGAAACTGACGATGGCTACCCGGTATACGCATTTAACTTAGACGTAGAAATACGTGACGGATACATACCATATCTAGAATTTGATACCAAGAATGAAGCTGATAGAAAACACCTAGAAACATTGTTGTATCTGAATGATGCTACAATCTATGGTAAGTCAGCTACATTTACAGAACCAGTTCAAGTTAGGGTATACTGGGTTAGTTCTTTAGACAGCATCCGAAAGGCAATCGATGCTTATCTAGAAGCCCTAGACGAACTCGACGTAGAAAAACTGCGAAAAGCGTTTAACGACCGAAAGAATCAGCCGAAAGGTATTGCTGCCATTTCTGGTAGAGACCAGAACATAATTCAATTTGCTGACAGTACTTCTGGAGTGACTATGCAAGATTCTGACTATATGATAACATCAGCTTTAGACGCACAACTTCTGGTAGACCCAAGTCAGGAGCTGCTAATGTCATTGCCTAGAAAGTTAAAGCATAGCATAAATATATCGATTACTGACGGCGGTACTCGCTACCTAGAATCGTTCTCAGGATTCTCTATCAATATCAAAGGTAATGGTAACTGGGTAATCCGTGACGTAGACAGTGGTATTAACTTTGTTACCGGTACGGGTAAGGTTTATCTTTGGAATTGTCGGCTGGTGCATTTTCGTACGACTGTCGACAATTCCGTTTCTATTCGTTCTGGATATCAATGTGATTATCTACACGCACACAGGTCATTGGTCGTACTCAATCAATGTTCGGTAGACGATGTCTGTATCGTAGGTGGTACTACACTAATCGTGGTACCGACTGTGGCTAGCTTAACATATACCGGTTTGAATATCAAGCACGTCACGCTGATAGGTCACGGTTGCTACTTCTACAGCTGGGATAAACCTATTCCGATAAATCCTGCGCATATACTTGGCACAGCTTGGTGGTGTAGTCTTGTAGGTGAGAGTACTGCTTTATATGTAGCTGGTAGACGTATCGACGAGGTTAGCGGAGAACATGATGCTGAGTTGATGCCGTCACGTCTGTTAGAATTTGATGTTGATAATATACACATACGTCAAGGTGGTGATTAAATGTTCTATGACATTGGTTCAGTAACCAATAGAAATATACAGCTACTCTACGAATACCGCATTCTTAGAGAACCTTCTGATAATCTAAGTGCAATATGCCGAGGCGGTGATAAGCAAGAAGCAACTACCTTATCTTGGGAGTTGAGCACTCGCGAAATCGAGGGATACGATACAGTCTACGCAGCTCGCCTGGACGGTATAACTCCTGAGGATGGTGGTGTACCTTTCCTAGAATTCCATCCGGAGGCTGGCACAGATTGGAAGTGGATTGCTGATTTTATAGATGTTGAAGTTGACAACTCTTCCATAATTCTATATAGTGCTACTAATTATCTAGAAACGTTGCCTATTCAGGTATATTGGTGTTATTCACTTAGACATATCGATTCTTTGCTGACAGATATACTGTCTGATTTGAGTAAGATAGCTAAAGATTTTGATAAGCTAGAAGATGAGATTAGGAATTTCAAAGATACCGGTAAATACCTAAGACGACCTGTCGGTTTAATTCCAAATCTGATTAAAATCCAGAATGATAATTCCGGCTCTGACTTGGTAGACTCGCTATACCGAGTAATGACCGCTGACAGTGATAGACTGTTCGTTAACCTATCGCAGGACAATCTAAATCATATGGAAAGAATATTTAATCAGTCAGTAGAGTTCCGTTTTATCAATCAAGACCATTATATCCTAGATGGATTCCTAGCACCGGTTATTCTTATTTCGGGTAGCGGTGATTTGGTACTCAAAAATCTGAGAGGGCAGGTCTTGGTAACGAATTGGATAGGTACTATTACCGTAATCGATTGTCCGGAAGTGCATCTAACTGCTACAGACCCAATCTACATTTGCAGACTTAGCAAGTTGCAGATTAGCAAGGGCAGTACGGTTTATCTTGAAAACCATGTTCATGTTATCAAAGAATTAGTAATGGAAGCGAACAGTCTGTGCAGACACTGGAGATCGAATGTTCAGGATTTAGCTTATGTAGGACCGGGGTGTACCTATTGGTGTTGTGCTCAGGTAGCTGTACCTGGTAGAGTACAACTTAGCGAGTATCAGGATAATTCTAATACAGTCTTTGACTTCAATGTGCATAATATCATAGGTGCTTTCGTTTCTGATTTTGATAATATAATGATTGTAGGTCAGAAAAATCTAACACCGAGATTAGGTAATTGTGATGCAGAACCTCAGCCGGGTATGTACGTTTCTAAATGGGTTGCTAACTACATCACATCAGGAGGTGATAACAGATGATTTATCAGTTAGGTCAAGTGTCTAACCGAGACACGCAGGTGCTTTACTTCTATAGGATATTGCGACATTCTGGTACAAATCTAGGTGAAATTTATCGATATGATAATCCCGATGTATTTATGCTAGATAAAGCTCAGGAAGTAGTTCTAGAAGATACTACCTGGTATGAGTATCATCTACAGATTGCTGAGGTGGCTAATCGTATACCCTATCTGGAATTTCTTTCGGAAGATGAATCTGAATTAAAGCATATAGAGGATTTGATAGAGGTTGAAATAAAGGCTGATGAAATGATACTGCGTGGTTATACGGATGAACTAACCGAGAAAACATCGGTAGCTGTATACTGGGTACCGTCTTTAGCATACATCAAGGAATTGCAAGGGAAGATTGAGAATATGCTAGATGACTTGAAAAAACGAGTAAAACTAGACACAGAAGCTATCAATAGGATTTCAGTGAGCTCTGATTATGTTCTAAACCTGAACGGCGTAATTCCTAATCTAGTCAGTATCGGTAAAGATGAGGAAGGACTTATCTATGACGATTCTCATTATGTACTTTCTGGTTCGACAAGCGAGCAAACATTGGTAAACCCGCCACAATCTTTGATATCTAGTCTGTTAAAGTCACATACAGGTACACTAACTATCAATGATATGCTACGTGAATCTAAGGTGTATCAAGGATTTTACGGCGGTATTCTTCGTCTATCAGGTACATTTAAGATACTGGTGTTGCGGGACATCACCTCGATTGTGTACCTAAATCAGATTACAGCGGACAGGATTATTATTGAGAATTGTCCCGCAGTAATCTTTAGACAGGATACTACTCGAGCTGGTTTATCTGGTAAGATATTAAGGTTAGAGTTGAGAAATTCATATGTAACCGTTAATCAGGTTGTCGAGATTAGGACAATCTGGTGTTATCGTATGAGCACCTTAGTCCTAATGCAAGGTAACGTTCATACAATCGGATTCATCGAGGTCGGTTCGTCGTTTATCTACGACTCTCCTAACAGCTTATGTGACATAGAAGAGCTAAAGTCTACTGCTATGCAAGGTTTGTTCTATGCCAGTAATCCTCCTGATGGTAAGCCCTATCTGGACGAAATATTCTTTGCTCAGAAACCTATATCATTTCAGCGTGGTCAGGTTGATGACCCTCTTCCAATATCACAAGCTGAGGTTAGCATATATCTCAAGCATTCAGGTTCAGGACCTACTCCTGTTCCTACTCCAAGCGGTAAGATATATTCACCATTTACCGATTGGTACTGGTCAGGTGATTCTAGAACAGTTCAACTGATTTCAGCTACTGGCACTGACGGTAGAGGTTATGGAGGTCAGGCGTTAGCTAAACTGATAGAAGTGCAGTCTGAAATAGAATCAGAAGGCACTCAGCATAACATAATCCTCTGGTGGGGCGTGAATGGATTACAATCCGGTGCTAGCAATTATGCAAATGTGTACAAGTCGATTGCCAATAATGTCGGCAATAACGCAATGGTGTTTGTAGGTACTGTTGGTCATTGTCCTGACGGTAGCGGTAGTGGTAAGTGCGACGGTGGTTCTGGTCAAGATTTAGGTCCGTTTAACCAAGAAATTGAGCAGTTCAACGAAGACCTAAAGTCTGCATTGTCTGGTGTAGCTAATATCCATGTCTTAGACGTAGCTGCTTACATAAAGCAATTAGAACTTGATAAGGGAGCTGCTTGGCTAACCAGTGATAACTTGCATTATCTTCCTGACGCTTCTAGGGCTATCTATGCGTGGGTATGTGACCAGATTACTAATACAGAAGGAGTTCAGGTAGATAATCGATACACACCATTTCCTGAGTATATTACTAAAGATTTATCAGATTTTTACATGGGCACATTACCAGCCTTAGCTGATATAAGTCAGAATGTTGGTTTAGGTATTATGTATGGAATAAGCATACGAGAGTATGGTAACAATCCGGTTAGTTGGTTGTATGCTAGGATGTTCCGTACCTATCTAATGCTTGGCTATTACATCAGATTTTCTCATGACCTGACAGAAGAAGGTCGTGCGTTGCTTAATCCGCAAACCGGTGCCTGGTCGTTCGGAACATTCTATAATGAACATGATTTATTAGATACAGTTCGTACCCAGGGCACTCAAGAAGGATTAGAAAATTTCTATTATATGCTGAAGTATGGTGGAGTGATGACTGGATATACTTCCGATATGGACGACTTCGACAAGATGAGAATTATAGCTGGTGGAGGACCCACCGGTAATAATAGTGAAACGGGTTGCCCTCAAGACGGACAGTTCTATGAAAACTATTATGCAGCTGGTATAGTTGACGCTCGTTGGATTTACGATTCACCGTCATCTTGGATACCTTCTGGCACAGGACGCATGACCTATTATTCTGATAGAACTTCAGCTGCCAGTGGTGTTCTAAATCCAAACATCTGAGTGACTGAACTTCGAATGCAACCGCACATTCATGTTATAATTGGATATAACCATAAAGGAGGTAATATCATGAGTGCAAACTACATGGTAGGAATAATTTCCTATATGCCTGAAACAGACCGTGGCAAACTTCGTATACCCATTCACCAAGAACAGTTACGCTGGCTTGAAGGACTCGCTACGCAGGTGCGTGACTCATTCGAGGTCTATCGTGTCGAGAGTGCTTGGGGCCCAACTGCAAAAGCTGAGCTCGGAACTACGCTTGACCTGAAGTCAATCGAGGTTGATAAGCACACCTGTGCGGTAAATCGAAACTTCTTATTAGAGAAGTTCTACAACTCAGATTATGACTGGCTTTTCCTACTTGATGATGACCGTGTGTTCTATGACCATTATCGTTATCAGGATTGGTTCGACGACCTCAACACACCGGCTGTTCTTGAGCTCTGCAAGCAGGGTTATATGATTTCCTGCATACTACCTATGTATGAACCGTTCAAGAAAACCAATTATGAATGGCCTATGCGAGAGACGCACTGGTTCATGGGTAAAGACCCAATCCATGGAAGTCTACAAGCGGTGTTCATACCTAACATCAAGAAATATCAAGGTAAGGAAATATATTTCGACAAAGACACTGCTGCTCAGCTGAATGAACCGCCGGAGGATACTATGTTCCAACTGGATTGGATTAAAGCAGGTTTTCACTGCATTCGCAATAGATTCCTCATCGGTAAGGAAGTCGGTCAGTCTGCGGGTGAGAAAAGTCTTATCTACGATAACCTTGAAGAGCGTAGAAAGATTGAAGAGGGTCATGCTGCTTGGTTCGACAGTTACCTGAAAAAGCTCTACCCCAAGAGTCCCAGATGCTGGACAAGACGAGGTTTTCTCGCTCAGCACAATCCTGAGGTTCGTCTGACAATACCGCGTACCTGCCACTATGTCCTTGAACAGCATGACCTCCCTAGAGGTGTTGCTAAGTCGGAACCTTGAGGGTTATAGTCATGCTATTTAGTGCTGATTGGTATCCAACAGATGCTACTGTAGGTTGGAAATTACAAGGAGCTGAAGTAATCCTAGATGAACCAGTTCTTCCCAAAATCCGTGAACTTAAAGAAAACACCGGGATTTATCTTTCGATGCATTCACCGATGCTGGTTGCGATAGGAAGCAAGAAACCTGGTGTTCGATTTATGAGTACCGAGACAATTATAAAACACCTAACTATTATGCGACAAATTCAGCCTGGCGTTACCAATCGTATCGTGGTACACGCTGCGAATTATTCTGAACGTACACCTGAAGAAGTCTGGGAAGTGCAGAGGAAGACACTGTGGTCACTCTGGTTTAAGATGAGAGATGCAGGTCTTCTTGATAGTTCTCTCATTTGTATAGAAAATCTGGGTAAGCTAAGTCAGGTAGGTACTATCGAGGATATCTGTCGTATGTGCAATCTGACTGATAATTTCATACCTTGTATCGATTTCGGACACCTGCACGCCAGGACACTCGGTAAGTTCCTTAATACCAAGGAAGAGTTTGAGACTGTATTTAATCAGCTTTATGCGTTATTACCAGCATGGAAAGTGAACTGTATGCACATTCATTTTTCTAAGCTAGAGTATACTGACAAGGGTGAGAAGAAGCACGTGCCATTCTCGATTCGAGATGCGGGACCTAAGCCTGCACAATTCCTTAGGTCCCTACCTGAGCGCCCTGATTTTAATCCAGTCATCGTGTGCGAGTCTCCTAACTCCTACCATGATGGAAGATTACTTCAGAGAAATTATGAAGCACGTGCGCGCTCATTACAAGATTCTATTCGTCTATAAGTACCTACAATTAACTTCGTTTTCGTACCGTTGTTATGTTATAATATAGGTACAGTAAACACAACAACGGGTCACAAGAGCCCATAACTTAACAGGAGGTATTTATATGACAAGAGAAGCTACATGGACAAAGGTAGGTACAGACGTTTCTCAGCAGACTACCGTCGACGAAATTCTCAGGCAGGCAAATCTGGATTATACAGTCATCAAGGAGCCTGTGTATCTCCACGACGGAATTCTCGTACCCAGCCGTATCGCAACAATCAAAACTCGTGACGCAGCTGACGGACGCCCTGCACTTCGCGAACCAATCGGTCTCGTATCTGAGCGTTACGAAATTTATCAGAATGCTGATGCGTTCAAGTTCCTGGAGGAGATTCCTGATATCGAATTCGTTCGTGCAGGAGAAACCTACAATGGTATGGTCTACATCATAGGTAAGCTCCCAAGCCTCACTATACTCAACGACACATTCACACCTTATGTCATCTTTCAGACAAGCCACAACGGATGGTTCTCCCTCAGAGCAACAATATGCCCGCTCAGAATCGTATGCCAGAATCAGTTCGCGATGTCGTTCAAGAATATGGACAATACCATTTCAATTCGCCACTCTGCTCGTATCGATTCCTGTATCGCAGAAGCTCAGCAGCTTCTTAAGGACACCGCAATCTATATGCAGGGATTCACGAACACAGCAGAAGAGCTGGCGCTGCTGCACATTACAGACACAGACCGCAATAAGATTATCGACGCTTTCTTTGAGAGCACTAAGGCTATCACAGACCGCCAGAAGGAAGCTCTTGACGAGAAGAAGACCAGACTCAATCTGTGCTACAAGGATGCTGATAACGCTAACTTTACAGGTACTGCGTGGGGACTCGTCAACGCATTCACTGACTACGAGACTCACAGAGAGCGTAAGCAGACCGAACGTTCAGCTGAGACTACATTCTCGCAGGTTACATTCGACGCCGGTGCAATGTCACGACTGCTCAACATCATCAGAAGCACTGTAAACGCATAACTAACTCATAAATGTACAAGAAACCGTAGCGTACCATGTGTATGCTACGGTTTTTCTTTAGGCTGCTTACAGTGGTTACAAGTTATACAAGAAACACAACCACGTGATATGCGTTAGCGTGCTACGTGGTTTATAACTTCGTGTGCGTGAACGAAATGTGTTATAATGTGTATATAATAAATCGGAGGGTTAAGGCAAATGATGATAGATGAAGCGATTAAGAAACTACTTAACGAAGCAGAGCAACAAGATAGATGTGCTGATAATTATATACGAATGGATTATTACAGTGAAGCTACACCGCCAGAAGTACGCCGTCAACGCGCAAAAGAGTGCAGGCAGCTTGCAGAATGGCTATCGGACTATAAAAACCTGCGAGAGGAAAACAAAGTGCTGACACAGGAGTGCGACCGGCTGATAAAAGAGAAAGGCGAACTTCTAAAGAAGTCGGAACAGATAGAAGAGTACAAGCGGCTTCTGAAATTGGCGGTTGAGGATATACATGAACTCCTGCGCGACAAGAGAAATCTAGATGGTAATGGACAAAGTTGCAATATCTGTTCTTATATTGAGTGGTGTCCTTGTTGTAAAGAATGTACCATAAGAGAGGATTTGAGAAATTGGCGTTATGCCGCGGAAGCCCTGAAGCTGTTAGGAGGTGAATGAGTATGGATGAACTTTACTACACTATCAAAGCAAACGGTCTTATCGTAGCTCAGAACGTTCGTGCTGAATACGTACCAATGGTTGTTAAGGGTATGCTGGCAGAGTGGTTTGCTGACTATGGTTTGAAGATTTCTGTAGAAGCACAGGACCCGAATGCAGACAAGGAGGGCTAATTATGCTGAAAATCAAGTTCAAGTATAAAGACCGCTACACCAGGGAGGAAACGTGGTCGGAGCAGGAATGCGTTGCGTCGAGCATCAAGGAGTGCAAAGAATTTTATGGACTTGACCAGCCTGATGTAGAATATCAGATTATAAGCGTCGAGGAGGTTGAGTAGATGGGACGAGTATCAGCTTCTGAGATGGAGCAGCATACCTATGATAACTACCGCGCTTGCTATGAAGGCGAAGAGTTCACCTTCTATGCGGTATCTGTCCGGCAAGCGTGGTATCTAGCGTTCGCACATTTCGGTGACGAGTGTGTCGACTACCTGGCAGAAATTGACCAAGATGGTGACGTCGTTGACGTCATTATGGATAAGGAGGATGTATATTGAAAGTTATTCATTTAGCAGACTTGCATCTAGGAAAGACATTCCATAAGAAAAGTCTGATAGCTGACCAGTCGTGGATGTTGGAGCAGGTAACAAGTCTCATGAAAACCGAGTGTGCTCATCTGGTAATTGCAGGAGATGTGTTCGATTCTGCAAACCCCTCTATTGAAGCACAGGAGCTGTTCGTAGGTTTTATGAATTATGTCAAAGCTATCTGCGAAGAAAAGAAGCTCATTTGTATCATCATCGTGGGTAATCATGACTCTAGCCGACGCTTAGGCTTGTGGGAGCGATTTATGGGAGAGCACATTCACATAGTTCGTGAATTAGAGGACATCGAGATTGAAGGCATACCATTTCGAGCAATCTCGTTCGTGAAGCCTTCTATCGCAGAAACCAAATTCAATCGTGAGTTCGATTCCTACAATGAAGCGTTCAAGGCTTACCTCCCTGAGAATACAGGAACAATTCTGATTGCCCACCAGACATTCGAAGGCTGCACAACCGGTTCATCAGAAGCGATGTCATTCTTTGATGATGCGGTTTCTCAGGAAGTCGTTAAGGCGTATCCACTGGTCATGGCAGGTCATATTCACAAGAAGCAGCGTATTCGTAACATCTACTACCCAGGAAGCCTTATGCCATATGCTTTCGGTGATGAATATGCAGGTGGGTTCACCGTGTGGGACATTAAACTGTCTAATCACTTTAGCTGGGAATATGACATCACGAGCGAGGTAGTTCCAGTACAGCTGCGTAGAAATTTCGAGATTATTCGTGGCAGTTTGAAACACTGTCTGAGTATTCCAGACTCCCGCGCATACATCAAGGTTGAGCTGGTAGACGAGGATGTGCCACTCGATGTAGCGTTACCGCAGCTTCAAGCTCACTTCGAGAATATGGTAACGGCTGTGTCTAAGATTACCGACGATTGGGAAGCTGACCTGAATAAGCCTATGGTTCAGTTCGACTCTATCGAATCGGCACTCGATAGCTTCTGCAATCAGCTGGAGGTACCTGTTCTCGACACTCAGAAATTACAATTAGTTCAGGAGGTTGTTCATGAGATTACTGAAACTGCAAATTAAGAACTTCATCAGTATCAAGCAAGCGTCTGTCGATTTTGAAGAATTGAACGACGGTGTGTTCCTCATTTCAGGACCTACCGGTTCAGGTAAATCTTCAATGCTTGATGCAATCCATTGGGCATTGTTCGGCAAGACACTCTCGTCTAATCGTGCAGCAGTGACCAAGGAAATCAGGAGTACCTATGCTCCTGCAAATGAAGACACGGTGGTCACACTCACATTTAATCAGGATAAAATCGATTATAAGGTGATACGCACACTCAAGAAGGACGGCGGTACTGCTGTTCAGCTGTTCGCACCTGGTATTATCTATGACAAGGTAAAGGAAGCCAATGAGCACTTGGAAAAGATTATCGGTCTCACGGTGAAGCAGTTCGACCAGATGGTTATGCTGGAGCAGGGTAACTTTTCAAAGTTTCTGCTGGCAGATTCCCGTACTCGTGCTGAAATACTTCGTGACATCTTTGATACCCAGCTTTTCAAGGATATTGAGATTCGTTTCAAAGACAGATGTGCTAACCTGAAGAATACTATTCTTAACTCCACTGAGTTGGAGCAGAACTTGCTTCAAGGCGAAATGCTGGAAACAATTGAAAGTGCTATTATCACCACGGCAGAAACCATTCGTGAGGAACAGGCACGCCTTGACGAGCTGAAGAAGAGAAAAGAGTCAGCTGACCAAATCCTCCCTGATATGATTAGGTATGACCAGGAGTACGCTGCATACCAGAAAGCACAGAAAGAGCTGGAACAGTTAGCGCAGCTTAAATCAGAAGTTGAGGTACTGTATAAAAAGCGTGAGGTATTCAATGCGTATGCTGGTACCTTAGAGTGGTATGGGACGTACAACCGACTGCGCAATGAGTTAGCGGCTGCGAGGGAGCAAGAAGCTGATTATCAGAAGCGTATTGCCAGTGTAGTTGTCGATGAGGAGCTTTCTAATAAGGTCGCTGCACTTCAGCAGCGTCAGTCGGAAATTACCAATCTGCTTAATCTATTCAGTCAGGTTGAACGATATCGTAGTCAGATTGATGAGTACGGCACTGAGATGCAGGAGCTCCAGGATAAACAGGTTAGCTTACGGGCATCCATTGCTGCGATAGAAGAGACGAAATCCGTCCTTAAGCAGCGACTTGACAACCGAAGAGCTTTTGACCAAGCACGTGCAGATGTACTCGCAAGAGACAAGGAAAGAGCTCAAATTCAGTCTGATATCGATGCTCTGACTGCGTTCATCGAAGGCAATAAGGCTGTATATACTCAGCTTCTGGCTACCAAGATTATCAGTATGAGTGAACCCGGAAAGTGTCCAATTTGTGGTGCTCCATACACAGCTGACCACCTTGCAGAGGAAACTTCAGGTAGCATGGACGCGAAGCAGCGAGAGCTTGAAGCGAAGAAGAATCAGCTTGAGGGCTTAAAGGTTAGACTTGAAAGCCTACCGCAGCTTGTCGAGCCAGAATGCACCGAGGTAGTTCCATTTGCTGATTTGACTGCGCAATGGAATGACTGCGTAGGAAAATTCAACGATTGGGGCGGACAGCTCTACACGGTTGAAGGAAAAATCAAAACCATTGAGGGTTCATTGGCTACAGCTAAAAGTGAGCTTGCTAGGATTGAGCCGGATATTGCCAGCATGGACAAAGCAGCGCTTGAAGCAGAAGCAGAGTCGGTCAAAGCTGAATACAGTGAGCTCTGGGCTAAGGTTGACGACAATGAGATGGCAAAAAGAAGCAGAAACCTCCTGGAGGGTTATCTCAAGAGCGTCCAGGAGAAAATTCAGAAACTATCTGAGAGTCTGGAAACTGCTAGGTCTCAGCCAGAAGCACTCGAGGAAGACTCTCCTGAGCTGAAAGAAGCATTGTCTCATGCCGCTGATATTGATGACTATGGTGTTCATCTGAATGACTACCTGTACAAAATTCAACAGTATGAGATGCTTCGTGACAATCTCATGGCAGTAGCTGAACCTGTTAACCCCCACCCCGGATATACCAAGGCATCGTGTCAGCAGATTATCGAGGAAGCTAACATCGGTATCGAGGAAGCAATCAGCCGTATCTCTGCTGCAAAGAATTCACTTGACGCTCGCAAGGAGCTTGTTAAGCGTGTTAAGGACATTCGCACAGAGCGTGAAAAGAACACCGCTTCCTACGATACGCACACCTACATCTATAACTTGTTATCTGGTAAGAATAGCTCCAAGATATCATTCGAGACCTTCGTTCTTCACAGGCAGCTTGAATGGATTCTTCAGTCCAGTAACCAGTATCTCCATACGTTGTCTGCAGGTCAGTTCGAGCTTCAGGTTAGATGGGAGTCGTCTTCGGGACGTACACAAGGCGGTCTTGAAATTACAATCACAGACCACTTCACAGGAAGCACACGTCCTGCTCAGACATTCTCGGGTGGCGAGCTGTTCATGCTCAGTCTGAGTCTCAGCTTGGGTTTGATGACTGCAATCGATTCTTTGTTCACAGCACGTGATTTGAACTTACTGTTCGTAGATGAGGGTTTTGGCACACTCGACGGTGACTGCCTTAGCAGAACATTGATGACGTTGCGTGATTTGAAGAATATCAAGAGTGTGGGTATCATCTCGCACGTCCAAGATTTAATCGACACAATACCTCAAGGTTTCACTGTCGAGAAAACAGCAACCGGTTCTAGAATTAAGTTCTTTAAGAACATCTGAGAAGGTGATTTTATGTATACTATCTATATCCACAGAATTCCTGACGGGAAAGTCTATGTTGGATGTACATCAAAGTCTATACAAGAACGGCGTTGGTTAGGGTATCAGGGACAATTTGGTGAGGTGGTGAAGAAATATGGTTGGAAGCAAATTACCACCGAAATACTTGCAACAGCTGAAACCCAGAAAGAATCAGCTGTTCTTGAAAATCACTATATTCAGCTTTATAAAGCAGACAATCCTGAATTTGGGTATAATCTGGTAAAAGGAATCGGCGGCGCGTCACCGCGTATGATACGAAGACTATCTGAGTCGGCACGCAAAGCTCATGCGAATGCTGAGACACATCAGAAACTATGCGAAGCTCAAAAGATAGCTCAAAATCGACCTGAGGTTAGGGCGTTAAAAAGCGAATCAGGTAAGAAAGCAATGACAAAACCAGGAATGCACGAAAAGTTATCTAACTCTGCGAAGAAAGCGTGGAGTAATCCTGAAATCCGGGAAAAATTTGTAAAAGCTCATTCTGGTAAGAAATGGGTACACCTTGGCGATAAGTCAAAGCAGATTAGACCTGAGCTCCTTGATGACTATCTGTCCCAGGGCTGGGAGTTAGGTCGTGCCTTTTACCAAATGCCTAAGCGAAAGAAGTATTAAACCGCGGTACTGCTTAAATGCACGGTTGTGTGGTAAACAATTACACACGCACACTTGTAGCATTTAAGCAGTTTCGTATATTCGACGACGATTTAGGAAATCGTGTATAATTGTATATATAAGAGTTAGGAGGTACACTCGCAATGCCTAGAAGACGAATATCATTGACGCCTAGAATTCAGCCAAATTCAGCAGAACCTCAGGCACCAATCGAAATCCCAAAATCACTTCAGAAGAGAGCTAAGCCTGTAAAAGATATGGACACCATTATCGCACAGGCGAAAGCTATGTCAGAGAAATACGCAGGGCAATATGACTGCGTGACTGATAAAGATGTTTTAATCGATTACATAGACACCATCATATCAGAGAAGAGAACCGGTCTTGATACTGAGACAACCGGACTGAACATCTTCAAAGACCCTGTTGTCGGATTCTCATTATACGCACCTGGACGAAAGGCAATTTATGTTCCGATGTTACATTTGTCCCGATTTACAGGTAAAGTCGACCCGAACCAGTTACCGGTTGAGTTCTGCGCTCAGCAGCTTAATCGTTTGGTTGGGATTCCTGGTATGACAATCGATTACTTTAACGCACCATTCGATATGAACGAACTCTGGTATTCGATGGGAGTAAAACTCTGGGATATCTGCTCGAATGATGCGAGTCTGATGATGCGTCTGTTGAACACAGAACGTCACAGAAACAACAACTTGAAAGACTTACACGCTGAGTTTTGTTCTCATACAACCAGAGGACCTAGGTTCGGTGAGTTATTCCCGCCTGGAACTTTCAATCGATGTCCGTTCAAGTACACCAGTGCATACGGCGCTCGAGACGCTGAGATGGCAAGTGAGCTTGTCGACTATGCTTACTCAGAATTGAGAAAGCCTGAAAACGCCGGTCTTCTCAGGGTGTGGGAGACTATCGAGAGACCACTTATTCCAGTACTTCTCCGAATGCGTGAGAAAGGTGTTCTCGTCGATGAAGCCAAGAGAGCAGAATTAATCGTGAAATATCGCGGACTGAAGGAAGCCGCAGAAGCTGATGTAGTCCATGAGTATGAACCGTATATTCCCAAGATTAATCAGTGGAGAATGCGTTTTGGAAGAACCAAGGGCAAGATTATCGATATGCCGGTTAAAATCGGTTCTGATAGTCAGCTCAAGATTCTTCTGTATGACATCATGGGACTTCCAAAACCAGAATCTGGTAAGGTCGACAAGCACGCACTGAAGGAGATAAATCACCCGATTGCACCGGCAATTCTCAGATACAGAGAAGCAACCAAGCTGCTGTCTACTTATCTTGAAGGTCTCGATAAGTTCCTTCATGCTGACGGTACAGTTCATGGTGGTATTAAGCAGCTGGGTGCAGATACAGGACGTACCTCAGCAGTAGACCCTAATATGCAGAACATCCCGTCACATAACAGAGAAATTCGTACGATGTACATCGCACGTCCTGGTCGTTATCTCATATCCTGTGACTATTCTGGTCAGGAGCCTCGTCTTACTGCTTCACTATCTAAGGACCCGAAAATGATAGAGACGTATCAGAAGGGTTTGGATTTATACTCGATGATTGCGGCTGTTGCCTTCAATACCACCTATGAGGAGTGTCTGGAGAAGAGACCGAACGGCGAACTGTACCTAGAAGGTAAGGAGCGTAGAGGTCAAGCCAAGACAATTGTTTTGGGAATTTGTTACGGCAGGCAGATTCCTTCCATTGCGGAGCAGCTGAAGTGTTCAGTTGAGGAAGCGCAGTTGATATATGACAAGGTAACCAAGAGTTTTCCGGGTCTTCTGAGGGCACAAGACGAAGCTGCTCAGATGGCACACGATAAGGGTTATGTAGAAACCCTATGGGGCAGACGTAGACATCTGTCGGTTATGATGCACGACCCCTATGAGTTCAGGTATAAAGACGGCTGTAATCCAGACTTTGACCCGTTTGACCCAGACGGTTCTTCAGATTCAAGTGAGTTGTCAGAATCTGCCAAGAAGAAGTATCTTAACGACCTTATGAGTCTGAAGTGGCGTAAAGATAAGAACGAGTATATCCAGGGCTTGATAGCTCAAGGTATAGAGGTGAAGGATTATTCATATCAGATTTCCGAGCAGAGTCGTAAATGTCTTAACGCAAGGATACAAGGCAGTGCCGCCGACATGAGCAAACTCGCAATGATTGAGATTGATAAGGACCCACGCCTGAAGAAGCTGGATTGTTATCTGCTCTTGATGATTCACGATGAGGTTATCTGTGAGTGCCCCATCGAAAATCATAAGGAAGCTATCACTTATATCAAAGAAGATATGGAAAAGGTAGCTTCTCACTTACCGGTTCCCTTCAAGTCTGACCCAGAGACAGCACCTTGCTGGTATGGCGCAGAAGTTGACATTGAGGAGGAAGAGGACGAAGAGTCAGAAGGTGAAGGTGCTGAAGAATGAGTGAATTTTATCAAGCAGGAGACTGCTTCAGTGAGCTAAAAACCGCTAATGAGCAGCGGGTGAACAAGCCCATGTGGCGTGAGCAGCTACAGCGAAAGGTGTGGTGCAAACGCCGCGACGAGATTATGAAAGCCATCAACGAACTCTGGATGAATGACAGGTCCTGGGTAAATATCTGGGAAGAATGGTGGTTCCCTGGAATTGAAAACTTCTTAGACGACTTGCAGCAGATGGGTTACCATGTCTATGTAGGTTCAGCAGAACGTCATGATAATCAAGGAATGACTCAGAAAAGATATTGCGTGTATCTAGATGAGCTGCCTGGTAAGAAGGAGTGGAGTATCAATGGACAGTAAGGAAGAAATAATGAAGCGAGACTGGTCAAGCGAATTCGTTGCCAAGATGGAGCGAGCAATAGAAACCAGTCACTACAAATACGGTTGGATGTCAGATACCTACCCTGAGCTCGCACAGGCTGTGAAGTGTATTCAGGAACGGTTGGACCTCTACAACAGAACGCATAATCTGGATTATCTGGTAGATATTGCTAACTTTGCAATGATTGAGTATAAGCATCCTTCCTATTCAGACGCACATTACACACCGCAAGACAGTGATAAATCACCAGGCCTTGCAGGTGGAATCTCTCATAAGGAGTTGATGGAACAATATGACAGTTGACCAGAAGCTTGCTAAGATAGGTTTTAACAAGGTGTATGAGGATGTTCGACGTGTTCATTATGAACGGTACGACAAGAAGTACAAGTATTACCACACCGTCTGCATTGAACGCAGAAGCGTCTGGAATGAATTCAGACTACAATCATACGACGAGCAGCTTATCGACAAGAAGGGTGTGGGTAACACCAATGTAGCACTGTCCACCTATGAAGTAAAGCTATTTCTCAAGAAAATGAAGCAGAAAGAGCTTGAATACGCAAGGCACAGAATGTGGATTTGAACATCAAAAAGAAACACGGTAATGTCGACAACAACACTACCGTGTTTTATTTATAGTTCTATAATACAAATCACGTTATATGCACGTGATACGCTAACGATTTCTGTGTGAGTAACAGTAAACCTGTAAAACTACATACGATTTATAAACCGTTGGTATGCGTTAGCGTGCTACGTGATTAGTTAAGAACGAGAATGTTCTTGTCAGCATTCTCAGTCTTGAATGTCTGAATGTCATCTACAGGCTTCCAGTCGATGAAGGTTCCGTCGTTTGCCAGAAGCATCTGAGTAAGAGTTTCCTTTGCGATATCTGCAGAATCACCGGGTACGACAATCCCGTCAAAATTGTCTTCCGGTAACATAACCTCAGCAATGAATCCAGGTCCTTCAGCGGTTGTAGTAGCAAGCGGCTCATAGCCAGGTGCATACTGGCTGAAGTCTCCTTCCTCGAATACATGAGGTGTTTCGGAGCTTGAAAGTGGCTCGCCTACGTTATCGCCGTCGCCTATCATATTGCTGTTGAAGCCCATCGAGCTGTTCAAACCTGCTGCTTCGCGGAGCTTAGCTGTCTTGTTGAGGATTGCCTCATTAGCAGCGTCGATACCCTCCTCTGCCTTCTTGGCAGACTTCTGGCGTTTAGCAAATGCTTCTCTGAGCTTCTTTAGCTTGTCTTTGAACTGCCCACCGTCGCCTGAATTCAAGGTTTCGCCGTCGCTACAAGAAGCGTCCAGCTCTTCCCAGTTGACATCCTTATACTTTCTTGCGATGTACTTCTGAATGTCGGGCTTTACTTTCGTGGCTTCTTCTCTGCCGATAAAGTGATTGAGCAATAACCATGTAACAATAGACGCATCGAGCTTGTAGGCTTCCTGCGGTGTGATGAGTTTCTGTTCGACCATAGGCTGAAGTAGCTTAGGATTCTTTCTGTAAGCATCTGTAGGCGGAATTTCACCAGCCTTGACACCTTCCAAGATTGCAGAAGGGTCATCAGGAAGGTTATCAGCAATCGTGTACAGGCCCTTCTTAACCAGCTTATCCTTGATAGTGGGGTCAACCTTGACTGCATAGTCAGGGCTGATGTAACCAGCCTGAACAAGCCAGAGGAGACGCTCGGGAACACGACGTGCCACGATTTCAGGTGTAATCAGCTTCTTCTGAACCAGGTCTTTTGCGAGTGCCGGCTTTGCCTTTAGAACGTCCTCTGCCTTGATATAACCCTTGGTTACCAGACGCATAATACCAGGTGTGCTCATACGGTCAAGGTCTGACTTCTTGAGCTCGGCAATGCCATCTGCAAGGAAGAACTCGTAGCAACGAGCTGGCGGATTCTGAAGCATACTGTCGACCATGTCAGACAACAGTCCGGCAAGCCAATAGGCTGCCTGCTTGTCCCTCTTCTCAGCTGTATCACCGGTAACGGTATCACCGTATGCGCCGCGCTCAACATCGATGAATCGACCTGCTCTGTGGTAAATGAGATGAGCTTCAGAATCAGGATTGTAGTTTGGCTCGAATGTCCAGTCATCACTGCCACTCTCATCAGCACCTGCACCTACATCGAGAGCAAGTGAAGATTTAGCTACCCACTGAGTACCGACCTTCTGTGATGTATACATCAATGTAGACAAGATGAGGTCTGCATCTTTGTTCTCACGGAATGCGGTGTAGCGGAATCCAGGCGGCAGGTCAACTGCTGACTGTGCAGCTCTGAACACGTCTTTGATACGACGTGCTGTGTCTGGCTCAAGAGCCGAATTGAGTTCTGTGCTTCTGCCTCGAATAGACTCATAATAGGCATCGATACGTCTGGAGCAGTCGAGGCAGTCTCCTACCCAGGTACCGAGGTCTTCAGCACACATATCAGGGCTTTCTGCGTCACATTCGGGGATGTACGCAAATCCTTCTTCTGTCGCACAGCTGTCTTCCTTTGGTGTGTATACCTCGACAGTAGTGCCATCAGGCAGCGTTAAGCTGAATCCTACCTTTGAGTCGTCGATAATTGTGCCCTGGGCTTTGCAGCAGTTGAGCTTCTGGCTGTCTGCTGCAATACCCATTGTCTTGAGCATTTCTGAAATGAATACATTCATGCTTTTCTACCTCCTTAAGACATAGGACCGAGGTAAATTGCACGTGAAACTTCCAGAGTACAGTTGAACTTGACAATGTCCGAAGACTTGTAGTCCGCATCGCCGAAGCCAAGCGAAGAAATCCAGACGCCTCTCCACTTCCAGATACGAGAGTAGTTAGAGTCACCGTCACCAGAGTCTCTAAGGACATACGCATCCTTCATGTAGCGGCTTGGTCTGCCGACCTTCTCGGTTGCAGAGTCGAACACCTGTCTGTCGAGGTCTACGAGTGCCTGCTGGCTATCGAGACCAACGTAGCCCTTGATTGTCCAAGAAACATTCTGGAATGTAGGCTTACCTGCGAACTTCAAGCTGTCATTGCCGTAGAAGTCCTCGATAACGCCGTAACCCTTCTTGAACTCACCAAGAGAGTCTGTAGACAGTGTTAGAATATCTGAAAAGGATGCAAGCTCTGACGAATTGACGTTATATAGTCTAATCTCGAACTTGTCTTTCAGGTACGGCATGTAGTCGTCCTGACCAATCATATGGTCAGTACCGAAGTACATTCTTTCCATCCACATAGACTCGTCCTCCTTTTAATAGATTTTTACGATACTGCTTAAATGCAAGGTAAATGCGTGTACATAATGTAACACAACGTCACTGCATTTAAGCAAAATCAACAGGGATTACTTGTTGATACGCTCTTTCAGCTTGTAGCTGACCTTGAACGCAGGAGCCTTGCTCGCACTGATGTCGATAGGCTTCTTAGTCTGAGGATTGATGCCCTTACGAGCTGCACGGTTGCGAACCTCGAATGTACCGAAAGACTGAACTGTGACGCTATCACCCTTTTCGAGTGCGTCTGTGATGACGTCGAATACGCCGTCGATTGCCTTGTAAGCCTGCTCGTTAGTAAATCCAGTCTTCTCCTTGAGAGCTGAGACAAACTCTGTCTTATTCATGATATCAAACCTTTCTTTAATAGAATTATTGATGTGCGTCTGTGAACGCTCCACGCTCTAATATACAGACGCACATCAGTATATAGGTATTAGTCGTACGTCTCCTGGAATCCTGTAGGAGGTAACAGGAAGAGGTCGACGTCGACGGTGTCGATTACGCCGGTAACAGCGAGCTCAACCTTACCAATAACCGTATTGGCATTGATGCGGTCAAGGTTAACGATGTCGGGGTTCATGATGATGCGATAGCCCCATGGGTTGTATTCGTTACCTGTGAGTGCGCCGACAGCTCTCATCTCATCGAGAAGAGGGCTGAGTCCTGCGTAGAAGTGTGAGTAAGCATCCTCATTATTGTAGCGGAACAGAATCTGAAGTGCAGTATCCCAGATACGCTGCTTAACCCTGTTAGTAAGGAATCTGGTAGACAAGTTCTGCAGTGCGTTGTAGGAACCCAGCGGCTTGTCCCAGAGTGTGCTGTTGCCGAAGCAAGTGAAGCCCTTACCAGGAACTTCCATAAGCGGGTTCAAGCAAACGCCTTCGTCGTGGTCCTGAATGAGGTCAAGATAATGTCTCTTGATTTTGTACTCAGGTGTGTGTACGATGCCAGTGCCGAGCATGCCGGCAGGAACCATCCACCACTTATTCTGACCACCGATGCCCTTGGAGTTGATGATGAGCAGAAGGTGACCGATTTCAGGTGCAATCCAGCTGTTTGCGCCGGCAAGTGCCAGTGTGGTCTTGCACCAAGGACCTACAACCTCACCAAATGTAGAGTAAACCGGACCGACAACCTGGGAAACGGAATCTTTATACTTGAGAGCACCCGTCTTAACAGCAGACGCACCTGTACCTGTCTGAATACCTCTTGGCATACCGAACGGAGTACCGATGAGCGCAGCTCCACACTTGGAGTTAGCAGCAACCTCAATCATACGAGTAACGAGTGTAGATACTTCGTACTCCATGAAGAAAGTGTCCCTGTTTGCCTCCAAGAAGGACTTAGGTACATACTGGTCATCTGCAATGCCCTGAACGAGTGCGTCCCAATCGTAGCAGATAGGGTCAGTCAACTCGCCGACAGCCTTATAGAATCTGCTGTACATAATCTGCTGGTTGTACAGACGAATCAGAGCATCCTGGTCATTCTGCTCATAGTCGCTTGCGATGATGCTAATATAGTTGTAGAACTGACTGTCGGTTGGGAAACGTTCTGCAACGAGCTCGAGGATAGCATCTTTGGTGATAGGCTGTGCGTCAGCACCACTGCCAATCTCAGTAGCGTAGTCAGTACCGTAAAGAAGTGACACAACCTTCATGCCTGTAGGATACGCAGAAGGCGACACGTCAGCACCAGTACCGGTTACGATGAATCGAGGAGTATCCAGATTACTGAAAGTAGCTTCTGTGATGAGAGGACGGTTGTCCGACGCTGCGTCTTCGTCAAATGCGACAGACACAAGCTCGAGCAGCTGGTCGGTAGGAACAATCTCATTCGGATGACCGCTGTAACCGTTGTTATCGAATACCTCGACAGTACCGATTTTGAAGCCTTCGCCGTTTAAGCCGCACTTGATTCTAACCTTAAGGTTATTACCGAAGGTGCCGGGATATTTCGCCTGAAGACGAACTTCCTGAGTAGATGCATCGATTACTGCAGCAGCACCAGCAGATAGACCTGCTACATCAGCAGGAGTGCCGAAGGCGTAGGTAACTGTGATTGTGTCATTGTTTGCAGGTGTACCTGTATAGGTAATACCATACTGAGAAGGTGTGACAACCTTCGCAGACGCACCTGAACCGAGTGTCCACTTGGTACCGTCATACTTGAACTCGTATGTACCAGATACACCCTGAACGGCACTATTGAACGCCAGCTCGTCTACAGTTGCGGCTGTTACACCGGAACCGCTTGCTGTTGCTGAACAAGACATAGCTGCTGGCTGTGTCCATGCGTTACCTAGGCGAACGGTAATCATGCCGAGCTTTACATCAGCCTCATTACTGGAGAACAGATTGCTGATTGTCTCTTCGTATGCAACCTTTAGTGACAGCAGTGCAGGAATTTCTTCCAGCTGAATATAGGTGAACTCAGGAACGAGTACGCTGTCAACAGAGACCGTAACAGTACGGTCAGGACCGGTAGAAGCAGATGAAGCAACAGCTTCTGTCGTTTCGGTCATTGTAACATTACGACGCTCTAAAAGAATGCCGTCCGAAGAGAAAACAGAAATTGGAACAGAACCCTGTACTGTTACCTGCTTACCGGTATTGGACGTGAGATAACTACCGCCGTCCAGAACCATCTGAGCATTGCGAGTAGGCTTCTGCTGTGTGGTGATAATGTTGGGCTTACCAATTACAACCACGAGAGGTTTGTCTGTGTCGGTATTAGCTGACTTTGCAGTTACCTTGAGAATAGGTGAATTCGACTGATACTTAGACCACTTGTTGGTCCCTGCGTCATACTTCTGACCATAGATTTGGGCTGTGAGCTGCTGGTCTTCTTCACCTGCATAGCTGTAATCCCAAGCAATGCTGTGATTTACAGCGTGTGGCATAAGCACTCTGTATAAGAACTTATCATAGTTCGCAGAGTATGGCTGTTCCGAAGGCTTAAGGTACAGATACGCAGAAGCCGGGACAGGTGCAGCAACGCCTGCGGGAATTACGAACAGACCATTGCTACTCTTGTTGCCTAAGCCGTCGACTCTCTTGACGAGAATATCGTAACCAGCTGCCAGAAGCTTCAGAGCATAGTCGAAAGACTTCTCACGAGCACCAAGATAGTTGTTGGCACCTCTGAATGTTGTCATGAAATCAGTAGTGCCTCTGAAACCGGAGCTGAAGTGAACCCAGTCCGGGTTTGAGTCCTCGTCACCCTCTACGAAGGTAGGACCCCAGATTGCGGCAATCGGAAAAGCAACCGTGGCATAAGCATTATTCTTAGTCTGGAAGCTGTAGGTTTCCGAATGCTCATAGATGTTAATTCTTGGCATCTTCAATCTCCTCCTTTACTGTATTATACAGGTTAGAATCTATTTGCCAATCCAGATAACGTAGATTTTTCTTCCTGATGTCGATGATGTTAGCTCCTAACACACGAATCGGAATTATCTGTTGATATAGAATACCTGTTTCAGAGAATCGGTCAGTTCCAGAACTGGGCTGGAAATCACCATTTATCATAATCTGCCCGTGAATTGTTCGAGCAGAGCCATAGGGTAATTTTATCTCGAGACGGGGCTTCATCACGAAAAGGAACGTAACTTCACTCGTCAGCTCATCTATGTCATCTTGCGTTGTTGCCAACAAGGTGATTGTATAATCAGCTTGAATTGGAATGGCTCGTTCCATGATTTTCTTGTGCTCTTGAATTCGGTCCATTCTGCCCCTACGAGCTATCGGCCATGATTGAAGCTGCCTTTCAGGTGTGACGTTCGTTCTGAACAACACTATGGCAGGCAACTGCAATCTGGTCTCTTTGTGCATTGCTGCTACGTTCCAGTAATCTTTTACTGGTACGATACCTAGATTGTCACCGAAATTAGCTTTCAGATATTCATATATTGCGGTATCATATAAACGTATCATCTGACTCACCTACTCCCGTAGCTGAGGAGGTCGTGCTGGACTCCTGTGTAGATGAGCCGACGCCGCCCTCATTAAGGTCAGGTTCGCTTACATTCACGTCGATGTCAGTCTGAGCTTCTCCCTCAGCGGCTTCTGCACCGAGGTCTCCGTCGATAAGCGTGTCTTCCTCAATCTTGTAGAGCAGTCCTTCTGGTATATTGAAGAGAGCTCCGCAGCAAGGGCACTGACAAGCATACGGTAGATTTTCACCCTCGATTTGAACAAGGGTCTTCGGAGTCGACTGCGGAAGTGCCAGCCCCGAATCCTTAACGTCATTTGGTAGTTCCAGTCTAAGCATAATCTCACCTACTTTATGAATCGGTCTGGTTTTTCAAGAACCGTCTCGGTTCAGAGTTCTTACGATTTAGGTCTCGTTCTGTTTCTTCCGTAAGTGGACGTGAGTTACCTACGAGTGGGACAATCTGACATATAATGTGGTCAGGACATACCAGCCCAGTTGATAACTCTGTAACCTGAAACAGACGTGACTCGATTGCGGTTATCTGACCGTCAATCTCAAAAAGACAACCTCTCTGGATATGAGGAACGTCAAAAGGTACATGAATAAGAAAGGGTAGGTTGTCATTCTTTTCAACAACCCACCCTAAATTCCTATATGTCTTCAGTTTGGGTTCTCCTTCGAAAATACCGTACACCGGCATGCGTTCAGAGTACCCGTCAGGAGCAGGTTGATTAAAGTAATCGATTTTGTTATTCAACGGGTATCTGTATTGAAACAGAACACCCACCTGTTTCACAGTAAATTTGAACTGTTGTCTCAGGTAATCGATTTCTTCAGGGACGATTAGACTCATAGCTGCTCCTCCCTTGCTGGTTTTACTCTACTGCAGGCTCGCCGCCTTCAGCAGCTGCGTCCTCAGCGAGAGTCTCGGTATTCAAGTCAACATCAACGGTATACTCGTCACCGTTCTCAGGCACGCAGTTGAGAACAACACCTGTGTCTGAAGGAGTGATTGTAACGCCGATAGACGGGTCAGACGAGAGCTCTGCGAGAATTGCCTGAGTGATAATCTCGACATCCTCAAGGCTGTAATATACGGTACCCTCGAATTCCTTAGAAGAATTCAGGTTTTCTTTCTTCTTGGAGCTGTCGAGCTTGAGAAGCTTTCTTTTAGCATCCTTAGCCATATTGGTTTACCTCCTATTAGAATATTACAATACAGTCTGTGGTGTATTGTTCTGTACCAGATGAGACCTGACTTCTCGGAGCTCTTCTAATCCCTCGGATAGTAAAGCTTCGCCGTCGAGTTGTGCAGGGCTATTCGGTAATCGTACTTTACGACGCTTGCTGCCTACATGAATTTTCATATACGCTACGGCGAGTTTGCGTAATTGACTCTGTGCGAACTTCGTCTTCAACTCGGACGGGTCGTCATACTCAGGAATATAGGTAATCGTGACATACGTCGGTTTCGGAACATTCGCAGCGACATATAGACATTGATTTTGCTGGTCGTATAGATATTGTAAATCTTGCGACACCGTGTTCTTGAGGGATTGACACAGCATCGACTGAGTGTATCTGTCGAAATAGGCGTGATATGCACCAGAGTTCGGTACAGCGGACATACCTGCGAGTGCTGTAAAGACATTACCTACGCTGGTGTTATCCACATTCAGTCCTGCTGGTACTGTGGCACGTCTGACCGAAATGAAACTCTGAACCTTTAGGTCTTTTACAGAGATTCTTTCCTTATAAGGTACGGTCAAATCGGCGTATTCATGAAGCTTCTCTTTCAGCTCACGAAAAGCCTTCATGAGAAGCTTCATATCATCGCCTGGTTTTAGTTCTCCCTCAGTCCAGGGGACTTCGAGGTGCATATCATCCAGATATTCTTGAACTGTGGGGTTTAGCATTTAACCACCCCTCCTTATCTGGAATTAGCCCTCTCCGCCCTCTCCGCCGTCAGCGGCTGCAGAAGTAACCTCAAAGCCGTAATCCTTGAGAGCAGCACCTGCCTGAACGTAGAAGGATGCTTCAGCAGCAGTATCAACGTCGAAGGAGTTGGAAGCACCGTCAAGGTCAGCAGTCATCTTGAATGTCTGCCATGCTCTGTAGATAGGAATCTGAGGAATGAGGTAAGCCTGAAGGATGTTCATGAGGTCCATCGCAGTAGACTCAGGCCATCTTTTCTGGGAAGAAGTGAGAAGGCTGAGGTTAGCAGGTGTGAGAGTATTCGAAGAATTCGTGTAGAGATTCTCCTTGAGATACTCAGGTGCAGTTGCATCGTCTGCAGCATAGAGGTACTCCTTGGAAGGTCCCTTCCACTTACCAGGCATTGTGCTAGAAGACAAGCCAGGGATTGGAGCAACCGTCTTGAGGTTTGGAGTCTGCTTATCGATATTGTAAATATCCTTCGCAGCAGTGTAGGTAATTGTAACCGTGTAACTCATAGCGTTAATCCTCCTTTTGGAATTTGATTAGTATACCAGGTTAGTAACAACGCCACGGATGAATGCCTTCGGATTCACCATCTTCAGAGCGTTCGATGTTGCGAAGCCCTGCTGACCTGTGAATGTAGCATCCATAAGAGCAGCTGTTGCTGTAACAGGCATATATGTGCCGAATACATAAGAAGGCTCGACATCGTTGCTGGAAACGTGACCGAGAACGTACTGGTCATGAGGAATACCACCTCTGAAGCAGTATACCTTCTTATCGCCGAGAGTACCTGCATAGTAAGAACCAGTTGTCTTCTGAGTGTTAGCAGGAGTGAACTGAGTCATACCCTGGATAACAGTCATGACGCTGGAACCAACGAGCATGAAGTTAGGACGAATACGACCTGTTGCGTCGTAGATTCTCTGTGAACCTGCGTTGATAGCTCTGATGAAAGAGTTGTCGTGTGCAAGGTCACCTGCCTGGCCTTGTCCGATAGGGGGTGTAGCGCTCCATACAACAGGCTGACCTGCTCCTGCGTTAGCCCACATATCATGAGCAACCTTGGTATTGAGCTCATTTACGATTACAGATGTAGCCTGCTCCTCGAGCATCTTAGGACCGTCAAGACCATACTGCTGTTCCATATCGTAAGCAGCTGCCTGTGACCAACGCGCTGCGAGAGTGTTGTCCTCTGCAACAAGGTCGAGCCAAGCGAGCTCACTGTAGATAGGAGGTGTATTAGCAGAAGCTGAAATGTTGTCAACTCTGTAAGAAGCGAGAGTTGTAGCTGCTGCAGTAACGCCTGTGATAACGCCAGTTGCGTAATCAATAGTGCCGACATCTGTAACAGTAGCACCGTTCAGAGTCTGGAGCTTGCCCTCGCCATCATCAAAGATTGTAGAGCCGCTCTGAGGAACGATACGAACAGTGGTAGGAATAACAGGAGCACGGAGGTAGAGGTCTGTGAGAGGCTCGTTGTTGACATCACTGCCAGAGTAGTTCTCTTCACCTCTTGCGAGCTCGAAGGGGCTTGCGAACACCTGACCAGCCTTTACAGTACCCTTATCTTCACCGAAGTGGAAGAGAGTGTAAGGAATTGAGGTGTGACGAGAAGCCATAGGCTGCATTGTACAGAACTCAGGAATGAGCCAATCCACGAGTGTTGCACGAAGAACATTCATGTATGTGGTCTTCTGGAGAACGTCACCTGGCTGAGTTGCAGATGGAATGATAGAAGTAGGAAGAAGGCTTGAGTTCAAAGCTCTCTTCTGCAGTGCGTATGCGCTATTGAGAATCTTCTGAGCCTTAGAAAGCCCGATAGCATCATACTGTGACAGTCCTTTTGCGGCACGGCTGGAGTTCAGGCTCTGAATGCCAGACTTGCCTGCATTTGTGTAAGGCTTAAGCATAGTATCAATCTCCTTTAGCTAAAGTTTTTGAAATGCGAATTGTATAACAACTCAGACAGAGCACTCTTTCTCAGAGCTGCCAGTTGACGGCTGGTGTCCGAAAGCCTTAAAGTGTTCTGAATGAGGTTTCGCCTTGAAGCTGCGAGCGGAATAGGAACCGCATATTTGAACGCTGGTTGCGCCACAAAGTCAAATCCGAAGAAGTCAATCGGACCTGTTGTTTTGCCAGGATATCCGCCAGTGTCGGTACATCCGTTAGCTCGAATGCTGACACCCGGTTTAATCTCGTGTCTGTACAAGTCTCTGATGTACTGACCTTCCTTAGTGGTATCGAGAAGCTCGATTGCACCTTTCAGCTTGTCTCCCTCGATGTGGCAGTCGATTAGGAAACCTGCTTCAGTTCCGCGGAAGCCTGGTGTGTTGTCTGACGGATGCTCAATGTATGCAGGATATACATGACGAGCCAGACAATCCTTGAATGTCGGGTCGTTCATTAGCCATTCGATAGTCTCTCGAGAAAAGGTTAAACCATCTTGATTCGGAATACCGATATCGAGAAAGTCGCCTGCTACGATAAACCTACCGGTTTTACTATCCTGCGTCATTTCTGTTGCCATCTTACTCACCTCGCTTAAATAGACAATCCCGCTTGTCGTCTATTCCTTCTATTATATAGAGTGTTGTCAGGATTGCCCTTGCTATTCGTTACACGAAGGGATTTTCTTCTGTCTGCGGCTCGGTAGCTTCTGTAAAGTCTGCCTTGTTCAAGATACGATAGATATCAGGGTCGATAACGTCAAGTTGTCCCTTGACAGCCCTCACCTTAATCTTAGAATCCTTAACGCCAAGGTTTTCAAGGAGTGCGATAATGTCGTTAGCACGGCTAACCGCATTAGATGACAATTCAGATTTGGTTTCGTCCTCAGGACCTACAGGTGGTTGCATCTTTACCTCAAATCGGTCGCAATACTGCTCGAGGTCATTCTTTCGGAAGTAGGTATTTATAGCTTCACGAATACCCTCGCTGTAGGCATGCTGAAGTCCGATTATCTTACGATACAACCTGATGTTGTTCTGGGTCAAGATAGTAGCTCCACCAGTTCCTTCTTCATCTGTTGATTGACCAAGATTACCAGGAGAAACGTCTGTAATCGATGTAATCTTCTGCTTATACCAGTCAAGGTCAACAATGTCACGGATGTTTACATCGCCGCCTAGAGTTTCTAGATTGATTACACCCTTACCATCACGAGTAACCGTGTAGACAATCTTTTCAAGCGGACCTGGGTCAGCGTAAGAAGAAGCTGTACCAGAAGTGGTATTTGCTGCTAGCTTATGCTCCATTTGTCTTTTGAGTTGGTCGAGTAATCTGAACTCCTCTTCAGGTGAGCAGTCACCTACTTCAAGCTGAAGAATCCTGATTAACGCAGACTTGGTAACTCTGTTGGCAACAATAGCATCTTCCAGCAAAGACAAAATCTGTGCTGGTACATACGCATCTACGAACAGTGGGTCTCCTTGGTATATGGTGTATGGAGTGACACCTTCAGCGTCTTCTACCTCGATTTCAGACGGATACAACGACAGGTTGTAGACAATGTGGATTACAGAATCGCTGGACTGAACCGACCAAGGTCTTCCTTTGATTTTGCACCAGCTGTCATATGAGGTCGCAGTCATATTGTCCTGAAGCGAGAAATCGACACAGAAAGCAGAAGGTTCGTCGTCATGACGTAGCTCGTAGATGATTGCAGGATTTATAGCAACATCCGTACGAACATCCCAATGAGCATTAGGATTTCGCTGATTTAAGCTAAGTATACCCTGATTCTGCTCCTTTGCTCTCGGAGTTACAAACTCGGTTGTCTTTAGGTACAGATTAGAGTAGGTAACCAGCTCAATCATATGGCTGTAAGCACGCCAATTCAGCTTCCAAACTCTCATTCTTTCATTAGCGGCTTTTGCAGCTAATATCGAGACTTCATCGTCATTTACCGGAATTGCCCAGATAACATTTCCGTCTGCATTCGTGCCTGTCGCATTGGTAGCGTAGATTTCGATTGCAGGACCTATGATAGCATCAGATTTAAGCTGAGTCATCGCATTGTACATGGTTGCTCTGTCCTTCAGAGCGGTAGTTGACTGCTTAATCTGGTCAAGGTCGGTTAGAGCACCGGCAAGTACACGATAGTCGATGTCATAGACATCAGTTCGCTTCTTAACCTGGTTGGCAGGGATAGCATTGTTCTGCACAACCTGCTTTTTCTTTCGTTTGAATAACGGCAAATCATGTACCTCCTTTACTGGTTAGTAAATACAGTACCACACACCTTGCGTACAGCGTGCGTGTGATTTGCGTGGTGACGTTGTATGTATAATACAAGTGTACACATACGAAAACACTATCGCATATTGTAGCATGCTGTGTGTTGCTTACATCATATAATACACCGTGAAATCAAGATAAAGACGCACGTCAGCATGGTAAATTCTAACGTGCGTCTTGTGGTACTGCTTAAATGCAGTGATGTTGACTTATACTTTGTTGTGCGCGGTAATTACAAATGCGATATTTCCTGGATAATTCTGATATCTTCTGGGCTTCTCTCGAACTGATACTTGTCGTAGGGTTGTAAGCCACCGAACATCGCGTTGATAGAAGCCGGCATGACGTCTTCTTTTTCGTGAGAATACATGACGAAGTTGTGCAATGCAGGTGAATATGGTAGTAAGCTCAAATCCCAGATTGCACCTGCTAAACTATCTGAAATATCTTTTGAACCATTAGCTGGGTGGTCTAGCTTTCCGGTGCTCGTGTCACGCTGTAGATAGATTAGCTCATTCTCTAGCTTTGCGTGTCTTATCATGCTAATTCGTTTCTCGACCATAGCTTCACGGAGTGTCTGATATCCTTCAGGAGTTCGGTCAAGAGAACGAATGGCAGTCGTGAATCCCTTATCCCGCAGTATCTGATGTGACTCTGCTGTCTGGAAGGTATCAGTACTGATTATAGCAATGTTGAAACCTACGCTGCGTAGCCAGTAGATAAACCGTCGATTCTTCGCCATGCTGATTTCAGAACCAGGCGGTGCCTTAATACCGACAGAGAATACCTGAGCGTAGACACGTTTCTCAATCGTACCGTCATCAGTGTCTGCTAGAACATTGTCTACATAGCAGGCTCCTGAAATACCTGTAATATCATTCTTTAATGAAGTATCCAGATGTATTGCCATCGGGCGAGAGAAATATTCTTTTGGAATAACATCTAGGTTAAAGAATTCCTGGTATTCCATGTGGTCGTTCAGACCAATCTCAAGTACCTCAGCCGTAAAGGGGCTAGGTCTGTCTGTGTAGCATGAGCTGATAATCTTGTAACTGAAGTAGCTGGTTGTGCCGGGAAGTGCCTTACCTGCTAAGTCTTGCAGTGCGGTAATAATATTGAAACGGAAGTCTGACTCCAGTTCGATAGGCACTTCTAATATCTCATAACCGAGCTTCTTGATGGCTTCAAGGTCTTCACCGGGTTCTATCACTCGAGGAGTAAGTTGCTTTGAACCGTAAGCAACAAGGAACTTCTTACCACAATAGGTATCTGACGGCTTTACAACCCACAACGGTTCGTCGACGATAAACAGTCTGGCAGCGTCGTCCTCTTTTCTACGTTTATCTAGGTAAACTTCTAGGAAGTCGTCTTGTGCCTTCTTGGAAGAAACCAAGAACATCTTACCCAAAAGTTTTCCGTTTCGAATGAAACGTGATTTGATTCTGGCTTTGACAGAAGAGTAAGTCTGCATAATCTTAGACTTCTCCATGGTGGTATTCGCACCAGGTGCGAAGTTCACCTCGTCAAAGGAAACCACAATTGTGCGAAATTATACGATGTTTTCCAACTCGTACACAGAAATTATGATTTGGCTTAGCGTCTATTACATCATAAACAGCTATCGGCTCCTCATGATTAATGTGCTCAATTCGAGTAATTTTCACAGTGTGACCCCTCCCTTCCTTATTTCTAGATTTTATATTATTTTCTTATTTTGCTTATAGTTCCCATCAGCTCTTGATAGGTGGTGTACTTACCACCTCTGGCTAAGCCGGTTACGGTTGACATCGCGATTTTAGGATAACCGTGTTGCTTTAGATACTCGGTAAGGTCAGTGCTACTTTCAAACTCTAACTCACGGTACTTCCACACAAAATTTCGTCGTGATTTAGATATATTCTTACTTACCTCATCTCCTCTGCCTAATACCCAACCTTGTTTGGTATAATCCTCGACTTCCTCCTCAGTGACTTTAATGTCCATACAACCCTGCTTGTGCATATAGATGTTCTTATCATTAAGTCGACCTGAAACCCAGCCATCACTTAGGTATCTACTCAACTCAGATTCTGGTATTAAAGACTCTTGATGGCCTTTGTAAATCCAGCATTGATTGCCTTTTATCTGATTAATCTTAAGTTTAGATTGACGCAGATGTTCACGGTGCTCGTTGGTAAATCTAATTCCTTTCCTTGCTTCGCTTACTCGTCTAGAAATTAAAGCGCGATATTCAGGATTAGTCCAATATCCTTTAGACCTTTCGGATATTGCTTTCTAAATTGCTCATGTAAATCCATGCGATATTTAGGTCCGGATATGTGATTATAACCATAATCAGGGTTAGTAGCTTTGTGCTGATGAATGTATTCATATTCTAAAGCTAAGGCGGTTTGTCTATCAAGTTCTACTCTGAGAATTTCATGCTTGACATTATCCCACCCATATTTTTGAATTGCACACCAGAACTCTTTATTGGATTGGTAGTTTTCGCCGCCCCTACCCCAACGAGCTTCAGGATTCTGGCATGTACAACCTATATAAACCTTACCGTCAGGTGTTGTGTGTCGGTATATATGATATTTACGCATGGTCCACCTCGAAATCCATTAATTCGTCGTCTTCGGTTAAATCACCTAATGCTTTATAGGTACCATCTACCAGCATTACTCGATGTTCAGGAGTACCTTCTATAGTCTCACCATTTTCGAGAGTTATTCTGATAGTTTTAGTAGCATACTTGGTTTTTAACACTGGCGCTTTTACCCAAGAAAGATGACCTTGTTCGTTCCTTTGAAGTACCGATACAGTCTTACCTTCCAATTCTGATAAAGGCAGGACTCCTTGGTCAGTGTCAATCAGAGTCGAACCAACAAGGCAGAATATTTGCTGACCTAATCCGTGACTTGCTTTAGAACCGGCTTTAATCGCAATGTGTTTTCCAGGTACATAGTACGGGTTGTCTTGTGAGCCGTGAATAGAACCATGGTCTAAGAACCAAGGGGATTCCATTAAGCAGTTGTGCAGTCTACCATATCCGACAGCCTGTGCCAGTGCGACAGTAGCGTTGAAGAAGAATATGGCAATCTCGTCGGTATCCGCAAATCCAAAATACCGTTGAGGATGCCTCAAGCACAGCAGCCTATACGTTAGATATGCAATCGCATACACCGCAATTTGGGTCTTGCCAATTCCAATAGCACCGGTGAATGCAATCTCGTCATAATCGGTATCTCCGCTTGCAAATATCTTTCGTAGCTGTTCACGCCAGAATGGATATATCTGAGTACCGTTATTGGTTGCGTTTCCTAGATATCTAGGGTCTTCTAGAAAAGTATCGATGTCGACTGGAATTTCTTCGTAGTCTTCCAGCCACACCTTTTCATAGGTTTCACTTTCACCTGTCTCAGCGAGCTCTTCTAGAATTGTCCTAAGAGTTTTCTGCTCGGCTTCATTCAACGAATTATATATCGCTTGGAAGCGTTCAGGTGAAAGCATAGTCAGATTAAGTGTGCTACTCATATTCATTCCCCTTTCTTAGGAAATATTGGTTTTGGAGTCACCGCTTTTCTATCTATGCGAACAGTTGGCATAACTCGACCACGAGTGATGGTAAGGAGCAAGGAGGACTCGTTGTCTGGGTCCTCCTTTACTTCCACTTTCAGCACATCTTGATACAGCGAACGAGCAGCCTTTTCAGCTTCCTTGCGTTCCTGTTTCGTTATCATGTATTGTCTGCCACCTCAGGGTTAAGATAAGCCTGAATGTCAGCACCGATTGCGTATAAGTCAGCAACCCAGTCGAGCAGCTGCTGGGTATTTTCCTGAGATTCAGCTGAGGTTTCAGCCATCGGTGTTTCTAGACGAGCCTCGATAGAAGCAGCGAGACTCTGTGCGTGATTTGTTAGGTCCTGGGAGATTGAAAGAAGAAGTTCTCTATCAACACCAACAGAGCTGTTCAGGCTTTGCTTAGGCGTTGGGGTTGCTGTAGTCTCCGGTGCCTTGCTCGGATAAATTACCATAGTCGGTTTCCTCCTCATCTATTTTGGGTTGACTTTGTTCAACAGCATCTTCCTTGATGTTGTCGATGTACTGATGCATATAGTTTTCCAGCGGGCCACAGATTTTCTTGTTGCCGCGAAATGCGTGGTACAAATCTTCCAGCTTATATGTGATATTTTCACCAGCTGCAAGAGCTCTCAAGCATTGTCCTATCTTAACCGCCTGAGTCTGCGTAATCAGACTGTCATTACAGGAAAAGATGCGGTATAGCTCATTGTACCAATCCTTTTGCTCGTAGTTCATCTAACCACCTCCGCTTTAAATCATCTGGCGTCATACCTGCTGGTATTTCCTGAACAGCAAAGTGATTAGACCAAAGAACTTTTCTAGGATATGCCTTGCAACAACCCCAGAAGTTCATCAGCTGTTTCAGCGCAGCATACGACATATGTCGATAATAAACTCTGTCGTCATAGTCCCATTCTTCCTCAGAATCGTCTACGGTGACAATGAGTTTATCGATATAGTTGAAATATTCATTTAGGACGTTTATCGGCAATTGCCCTATCCAATCTATGCTGGATATTCCTATAATCATCCTCAGACCCTCCTTCAGTTCGAGTGCTTAGATATCTGGTGCACTCTGTGATGTAGTCTTCGGTAACATCAGCCCTTGTCCTGGTCATTTGCAGGAGTGTCCGTAGAAGTGAGTAATCGGTCGACAATCCTGTCCACCTCCTTGAGTTGAAGTGTACCTAATACTTCTTTTGTAGCATCTGTTCTTGACATTGTTCTCATCTTTAGCACAATTTCCTTCGCAGCGAACACCGCAAGGAGCTCGAACATAGACGGGAACTTCACCGGTTGATTTGGAAATACCGCACAAAGTCGAGTAAATCCCTTAACCCCCACGCAAGCAATCACCGGTGCCCAAGCTGAAACGTCTAATTTATATTCATCAGGCAGTGAGCCGAGGATTTCGATTAGGTCGTCTGAGCTCCATCCTTCTGTAAATCGGTCGAGGTACTCGTACATAGTTTCCTGAACTCCTTTGCAGCATCACGAATGTTCTGGCGCTCCTTAGCAGAAAGTTCTGTATCGTTAGCGTCTTCAATCGTGTCGAATATGATAGCGTCCTGCACATCGACGGGTATATCGATGTTTTTGGTTGCCTGCTGGAGTGACATGAGTAGTTGAGTATACATCGGAATATACTGAGCGTCATGGTCTACATCCGACTGCATGAGTGCGTCGATTGCATACTCCAGCTTATTGGTGAGCTTGTCGGTAATCCGATTGAAGCGGAGCAAGCGTAACTCTTTGTTTCGTTCTTTCAACTGCTGAATGAGCTTTAGTCTTGTACCAGGCTGAATAGCCCTGATAGCTTCGGTATCGCTGATTAGCAGATGATAGATGAGCTGATTGTTCCGCTCAACCCATGCCTGCAATCCTTGATAGGATTCGTCCGACTTTGGCAGCTCGATTGGTTGACCAGTTCCATAGTTGAATACGTCAGCATAGTTCTTTACGGTTGCTTCATACTTCGGATTACTCATCAACATCACTCCTCGGTTCTGTATAGGAATCTGTTTCAATGTCGAATCCCACACGCTTGCCAGAGATTTCCGGATTTGTAAACTCGACACGTCCTAGACTCTTAAGAATCTCGTGCAGCCTCTCTGCGGTTTCCTTCTTTACGCTATCCTCGAACTCGAATACAACAGACTGGTCCTTGTTGATAAATACACGAGTCATCTTAGGAAGGTCACCATGAATTCTGATGTTGTAATACAGAGTACGAAGCATGGTAGCGTCGAAGTAGGAAGGATACAGAGTTTGTCTTACGGGTACTGGCTCATGGAAGTTAGGGCATACACTTGAATTCAGGCTGTTGAACGTAGCAGGTGCCTTAGCGTCCATCTGCTTAATTTTCGTCTGAGACTCTTGTGTAAATAGCTCCATGAAGCCATTCGGATTAACTCGGTTCTGTCGTGCGCAGTCGAGTTTTAGAATTTTTCCGAACATACGAAGTCCTCCTTTCACTGTGGTTGAGCATCCAAGATGCTCTGAATATTCATTGGCAAATTAAGCCAGGTAAAATCAAGTGCTGTGTTCTTAGCCATGTCTACTTCCATGATATCACCACCGAAATTCTTAATCGGAGGTGGGTATTGTCTAAGCAGTTCAGGGCATTTATTCTCGTCGAATAAGACAACGACATGCGTATATCTCTCAGCACAGCCGTGCTTTCGGCAGTTACCTCTGAAGCAGGTATTGTCTATCTGAACCTTATGCTTCTTGACAGCCCAACGCACAGTGGTGTAACCCAGTGCCAACGCAGCCTTGAGGTACTCAAGTGTTGCTTGGTTAATCACAGGATTTGTCTTAAATCGAATGTCGAATCCCCACTGTCGCAGTCCCTTCAGAATAGTAGGCGTGTCTAGAAATGCGTCAGCATCATAGTTCACTTCTGAACCAGAAGCGGCGGTCATAGCAGCGAACACAACACCGTACTCAGGATGAACAACCTGAATTCGTGCTCCTTCCAATAGGTCGGAGTTTACAAATTGGGTATATCGTATCTTGAGGGATTTGTCAACATTGCTAACGCAGTTGGTAGCTTGTCTCCAATTATCGATAGCATAATACTTCGGCATCAGTTCGTCCATAACATCGTCTCCTTAATAGGTGCCGTCTTCGTTCAGGAAGTGAGCACCACCGGTAAACTGGAAGGGTTGACCTACCCAATCATTGTGGGAAGCATCCCATGAGATAAGAATAGGACCTTGCTCTGAGGAAACGATAAAGGCACCGTTCATCTCCTGGACGCTGCTGTATCTATTATTGAGCAGTGCGGTCATTTCAGCTACAGATTTACCAGCAAGCGGGTGTAGCGAGCTGTTTACAGGTATTTTAACCATTGTCTGTGTCCTCCTCCGTTAGAAGTGTCGGTAGCGTAAATTGCGTTTTCGGTGTGACGAACGTCAACGAATTGAAGTCTTTCAGGAATAAGCTTCTCGTCTTGCCTGCAGGAATAGAGGATAGATAATATCCGTATATCGCAGGGTTGTCGTCAACCGAGTACCATCCCTTCTTTACCTCCCAGCGTTGGTGTGACTGGTTGTCAAGGTAAATCTGGTCACCTACCGAAAGTGACTGGTCAAGGTCAGGCACATACAGAAAATCTCTGTCAGTTATCAATGTAACCTGGTCACCTGGGTAGATATTACCGTCGGCATCAGACACCTGAGCTACGACTGTATTCAAGACAGCTATGTCGGTTACATCGATTTGAGCACCGGTGTTCTCATCAACACCATACAGAACATTCTTCATGGAATCCTCCTTTCAGAAATATCTGAATAGCACATCGATTACTTAGACTCAGAAGGTACTCGGTCCGCGTTGAGGGAAATCTTGACCTCAGAATCACCTGTGACAGTTTTTAGATACATAACCGCTGTTAGCAGGTCATCTCGCGACACGATTGAGCAGTTATCCATGGCGGCTTTTGCTTCAAAAGATTTAATCAGCTGCTCGACTGTTTTCATTATGCTAGCACCTCGCTTTTGATTATATCTTTATTATAACAAACTTACCTGTGGACATCGAAGTTATACTATTCATTCTAATATATGAAAATAAATCAATTATAAGTGATGCCGGTTAGATTCGGGTAGACAGCAATTATAGCATCTCGTTGCGCTTGACCGCCTACCCAAATTTCACAAGAATTAGGGACTCCTGTGAACACATCTGGCTGCTCAATCAGAGCAGTTCCTTGACCGTCTTTCTTAGTAAAGTCTATACTGCAAACGTCTAGGTATTGTAACCCGGTGCAGCCTTTGAACAGTCCTTCAACATTCAGAACGTTCCTGAGGTCACAAACACCTAAATCGATAGATTCTAGGGCAGAATCATCAGCGAACATATAGCTGATGTCAGTAGCTTTATGTGTATCAAGTAATTGTAGTCCTTTGATATCTTGTAGCAACACGTTAGCAGCTAACGCATAACTAAAGGATTCTACGTTGCCAGTGTAAATATGTGTTAAATCAAGCAACGTAGCTTGCTGTTGGTAAAATAGGTGTACCGCAGTGTCAAAGTCAGCAGCATCTGTTATGCTGTATAGTGCGCATTCCTTGTACCAGGTACCGGAGGCAACAGCTTGAACTGCTGCAATGTCTGCGTAGTAGGTTGTGACTGGCGTAGCAGCAATGGCGGAAGCATACCCCTCAATTCGATAAGGTTGGGTTAGCGTCTTGTTGTAGGTGTCCTCGAGTTTAAGAATCCGAGCGAACATATCAGAAGACAGTACGCCTGCATACCCTATACCTGCTTCTTGAAGCGTGGTAGTGAGTGGTAATGACTGACCGGTTAGCGGATTCATAGCGGTCATAGATACGTCAAGACTGTCATGGTGTGCATCTACACCTAAACCAATACCTAGATATCGGTTTAGTGATATTGCCAAATCCATCCTATCTAGTCGACGATATCTTATACGGAAGGGAATGCTTGGTCGTATCGGTGCTCGTAGATACAACTTGTTTTCAACAGTTTCGACGGATGTTATGGACTTAAATGCTTCATATTGCTGCTGTCTCTGTGCTTGAGTAGCATTGTATGAGTATATTAGCTGAATTACCGGTACTGTCATGTCCGTGATACCTACGAAAGTGGTCTCCCATCTGTATTCAGTTCCTACTAAAGTCCACGCTGCGGGATTGACATTAGCGTAGATTAAATCTCCATTCTGATGATAACTCGGGTAGACGTTAATAAATCGCTCAGCATCGGCGAATACCAACTCTACCGTTGGTGATATCTGACTGACCTTGAATAGCATATACTAACCTCCTGTTTCTTGTACGGTTTTGCTTAAATGCAGTGGTATACGGTGTATACTGTATTATATGCTCACCGTGCATATAAGCAGTTCGTGATATAGAAATAGGTCGGTTCAGCTGAACCGACCTACTCTTAGTCTATCTTAAAATATCTACGAAGAATTGCTAATCTAGCGGGTGTAACCATGTGGTCACTGGAAGAACTCACCGGAATCATCTCCATCTGCTGGCATTTCTTCATCGACGTCTCCTGTATCTCGCACAACTGCTTCTCCCGCGCCTTCGCCGAGAGCTTCTTCTTCTTCTGTTCCCTCTTCGGTCGGTTCCTCGAATGACTCATCGTTGTTCACCTCAGGCTTATCTTTGGTAATGGTGAGCGTAGCAAGTTGAACGAAGTCCTTGGGGTTGGCTTCGGCATCTGTCAGCTGCACCTGATGTGTATTCGGATTATACAATAGTCGAGCTCGGCTCAAATCAAGTGAAGTACCGTCTTCAAGCGTAATGATATTGCTAACATCATTGAGAAATTCCTCATCTACTGGATTTTCAAATTTGCTAGGCATGACACTCGCTCCAGAGTTAATTCTGAATTTCCTCAATTCACTCACCTCCTAGGTCTTCTCGGAGACCTGCATAATTGTCAAGCTGATGTCGGAGAGACGCAGATAATCTTTGATACTGATATCTAGGATTATTACGAATCTTTTTCCAGAAGTATTTTCCTTTCGACCCAGCTTTGTATAAACCCTTAGCAATGTTTAGAGGAACGTCGAAATAGGTGTATACAGACCCATCTTTGAAACGAACCCACAGCTGTTCTTTTTCAACTTTGTAGGCCATGCCGTCTATATTAGACGACTGGAAACCTGTCCACATCTTTTGCTTTTCTCGCTCAGCACCTTCGTGCTTATCTGTGAATGGGTTAGCTTGTGAAACAGCTCTACAGTTTAGTCTTAGCACAATCTCGCCCCCTACTTCCTGTATAGTCAAGTGACTCTAGGTCACCGTAATTGATAGTGGTTGCTTCCTCAAATGTCAGGTACTTCCAGACAAAATCATATGGGCGAGCTACCGACGGTATGTTACCCATATTATATATTTCATCTTCCCAGAAATAATCAAAAGCAAACTGGTCATCAGGCGCTACGTCCATCCAATGTAAGCAACATTGTCGTATTCTACGCTCAATTCTTTCTTTACTCTTAGGAGGGCGTGCTCCTTGAACATCAGATATGTGGTCTTGGAAATACCACAACACCCATTCTGCGGCTGCTTCGAATGTCGGATATATCTGCCTTAGATTACCCCACGGTGTATACCGTCCTATCGGTCGATTAGTTATACGCCGCATCGCTTCTTTATCAGCGTCCTTGTACATCTTCCAATGCTCATTCTTACAACCCAGACGAGAGGGAATGTCGGGCTCATTACTGAAATCCCATTTAGAGATGTCGTATTGATGGCTTAGGTCGGTGATTCCAAGAAATCGTTGCCGATATACTTCATTTCTGACACTCAGAATATGTCGACGGTATTTCTCATACGGGGTTAAGGTGGAGAACCTTTCTCGGCTCATCCACCTTAGTTTAGTCCGTATCTTATCCTTCTGAAGTGAATTCCGCATCAGCGGCTGCATCAGTCTTCCTCCTTAAGGTCCTTACCAGGTATCTGGTCAAGTTTCCACTCGTAACCGTATGCCGACTTGGTACCGTCGCAACCGTAGACAGCGAACTGAATTCTTTTATAGATGCTCTCGTCTTTAGCACGAGTTTTTCTGTGGTTTTTAACCCACTCGACAGCATCCCACATATCGTGGTAGGTTTCCTTTACCACACCGTCTTCAAGCCTCTGAACATGATACTCAAGAGTTCCTTCAGAAATCTTTTCTTTAGACTTTTCAGAGTGTTCATGATTCTCGAAGGTGGAGTTCAGAGACCTATCACCCTTGATTGGAATACGTAGCATAGAGCTCCACCTCCTGGTTACATACCGAGATTACGCTTGATGTAGTCGACGACCTCAGCACCACTCATCTTGTTATCCTCTCGGTCGTTCACCATGATGGGTTTGTAGTTCTTGTCGTACATTGCGACATAGACTTTAGCCTCATCAAAGTTTCCGTCTGCAACCAGCTGATTGTCTTCGTAGCCTGCAGGCTGAAGGTATGCTTGGGCTCCGTCTTTCAGCTTGATAAAGACAAGCGGTGTATCTTTATCCTCAAGAAGGACTTTAGCCATTGCTTTGGAAATGGACGCCTTATCCAGCTTAGCTTCTGCCGTGCCGTCTCCAGAATCGAGGTCGACCTTCTTGGGGTCAATGTGACCATCGTAGCCGTTAGCTACAGCATCACCGCCTGCCTTCAAGCGGTCCAGATATTTGTTCGCGCCTTCCTCAGAGTAATGCTCATACAGAATAGCATCCTTTCCAAATCGGTCTGTATCTGCCTTAACAACCCAGGTGCCTTGCTCGGTAGGCTCAACGCGAGCGTTCTCGACAGTACAGTTCAGATTTTTCTCCTGCTTATCACTGTTCAACTCGTGGCGAGGGTCACCTTCTGGATACTGGATTGCGTTGTTACCGTTAGCGATGAACTCTTTAACACGGTCTTCGATGATAGCATCAACCTCGGACGGGTCTCTGCCGGTTACCTCGAATTCAAAGCTGATTGTGCTGGCTGACGGTCTGCTTACGCCGTAAACATCAACGTCGATGCCTTCGTGCAGCAGTTCGTTTTCTACCCATCTGTACAGGTCATGAACCTTATCATCAGGAAAGCTCTTAGGTACGGTTACCTGACTTGTAGCGTCCTGTCTGTCGTCACCACCACCGAGTGAGCTGTTTACTGAGCTGTTAATGTCTCCGCCGATTCCGAGCACGTCTGTGTATACCTGCTTACCGTAGCCGAGGTCTTCGATGGCCTGAATAAGGCTAACCAGAAAGTCATGCTCATCTGCGTCTTCACTTGCCATCTTGATTAGAGCCTCGTCAGCCTGCTGAGCATCGGTTCCTTCATAGCCGTAATTCTTTATGAGCTGTTCGTAAACAGCATCACCATAGCCGAGGTTATCAACTGACTGAAGAATGTCTACGAGTGCATCGTGCTCATCCTCATAATACTCAGTAGCGACTTCAAGAAGCCCAGAGCTGCTGGAGCAGTTCAGCTCACTCTTTTTTCTAGACGAGTCGAGTTCTCCTTCGTCTTCGCTGCCTTCTTCGCATACGCAAGGGTCCTGTCCACACTCAGGGCAAACGTCACCGCCCTCAATGGCAGGTGCAGAACCAAGCGTGTCAGGTACAACCATACCGATTACGCTGAATCCTTCAGGGATAGTCTCGTCCTCATCTTCCGGAATAAAGATTGCCAGTTCATTGGTGTCAGGGTTCTGAACAATCTTAATATCCTGCATCGACACTTCGTTACCGGACTCTGTGGTAATCTTGATGTCAGAGGCATCGACACCTTCAGCTACAGACTCACCGCCGTCAGTATCTCCTTCAGGTTCAGCCGAAGAATTCAGATTAGTGCCTTCTGTCGACTTATCAGCGTCTTTAGATGAGTCGAGCTCCTCGGTTGCAGATTCCCAATCGACAGACTTAGTTACATCTGACGACTCTACTGCCAGGCGTGCCTTCTCTGCATCAGCATCAGGGCAGTCGATGTTTACCTTAACGTCAGTGTCGTTAACCTTCTCGAAGTCAACCTTAGCACCAGGAACGGCTTTCTCGATTCTGCTTCTGAGCAGACGCTCTGTGGTATCATTATCGAGGTCGGCAAAATCATTATAGATAGTTACCGTGCCAGAAACCTTGGCGGAACCAGCTTCGCAGTTGAGGCTAGAATCTGCGTCTGTCTCACCACAGGAGCCGTCCAGGTCGTCTTTCGTGTACCACTTACCGTCTGTGCGATACCAGAGCTGCTCCTTACCGTCCTTGACAGCCCAGAAATCACCGTCCATAGCAGCCTCTTCAGGAGATGCGATACGCACAACCTGAGCACCAGTCTCGTTCTCGAAAGCTTCAAGATAGTCTTTTGCTTCATCTTCGCTAAGCCAACGATGAAGTTCCTGAAGCACAGATTCTCTTGAACAGTTGAGCTTGCGAATATTTGCCAGACTTACGCCGGCGATAGCAGAAGTTACACTCTTAGAACTATTCAGCTCTGTGTTGCGAGGGCGACGCTGCTTTGTCGTAGACTGAACATCTGCCTGCTTATCTGGCACTATGTTCTTGTTCACATTTACCATGATAGATTTCTCCTTTCGGTAGATAAAATCAATAGTGTATCTCGAGATATACTATTATTCAGAGACACCAAGATGTCTCTGTACGTCCTATTATACAAGAATATATCAGGATGTGCTTTTATACCCAGTATTCCAACCTTTCTTGATATAACCGTCGAGTTCTGACTCCGGAACATGCTTGACTACTCCGTCCTTGTTTATCACACGACGATGTCTGCGAGACTCTGCCAACTTTTCGTAGCTTCTAGGAGAATCCTTCCTGAAACGATTAAATCCGAACCTGATATTTGTCGTCTGGTATTGCATTATGTATCGAGCTTCTAGGTCACACGCTTTTTGAGCAGCATCTGGTTCGTTCTTTGAGATTACTGCCAGGACTTCGTACTTAAATGCTTCCCAGCCAAATCGGTTAATGGCTTTCCAGAAACAACCGCAGTGCTTGTAGCCAGCACCACCATTTCCTGCACGCTCAGCTTGCTGCGAACCGGTTTTACCTATGTACCTACGTCCGTCTGGGGCTACATACGCATAAATCGTGTAACAATCACTCTTGGTATAAGGCATACCCGTACCTCCTTTGTGTTTTACTGTATCTACATTATAACACAATGAACACATACTTCACGAAGTTCTATAAAAATGGTTTTGCTTAAATGCTATGATGTTGTGTTATACATTTACACACGCATCGACCGTGCATTTAAGCAAAACCTATGTCATCTATATCATGTTTAGATTTTAGACACCGGTAGAACCGAATCCTCCCGTACCCCTGTCGGTATTCGGTAAATCATCAACCTGCTCGAATTCAGCTCGAGTTATTCCGAGAACAACCAGCTGAGCAACGCGGTCTTTGTCTTTTATCGTGACTGGGAATTGCCCGTGATTAACCAACGGTACACATATCTCACCTCGATAATCAGAGTCAACCAAGCCAATCGAGTTGATTAGCGTAACACCGTGCTTGGAAGCAAGACCAGACCTAGGAAATAAGCATAAAGCCACTTCAGTGTCTTCCGGCGCTGCTGCAATACCGGTTGATATTTTCTGGATACTACCTGGTTCGATAGTTATCGGACCGTCCGGCAAATCTGCATACAGGTCATACCCTGCAGCCTGGGGTGAGCCTTGTGTAGGTAGTGTTGCTGTTTCGGTAAGTTTCTTGATACTAATCTTCATGGGAATTTCCTCCTTCTGCGTATACCTCGAATCGGTATTTCTGTTTCACCTCTGGGTATTTCTCGTGGTCCACCTCAGACATGAACATATCGTAAGGACGTGCTGCCATGTCAACTCCTGCAAGACAGGGAGGAGGACCGTAGAGCGGCTTATACAGCATTAGCTTCTCACCTGTTTCGGTGTGTGTTGCTGTACCGATAATCACATACAGATATTGGGTATTGTTCTTGTCTTCGAGCAGTTCTCTCTTGAAGTGCTTGACAACATCACCAGGTCGAAAAATTCTTTCTGACATCTTCATTCTCCTTCATTTTATTTCTCAGATGTTCTTCGCGAGTCTGAGCTAACTCAGACAAACTCTTGAACAATAGATAGGTATCAAGCTCATTCGTGTCAAAGGTTATTTCCTGTGACGTGCCATCGACGTTCCTCACGATGAGTTCAAGTGATGAAACTGTCTTATTGGAGGGTGAAATACCGTTAAGGGCACTTACCAAGCGTGCTAGCTTTTCGCAGTGCCGATTGATAACCTCGTCGTCTTCTTTTGAAACCATGCACAACTTCCTTTCTTAATAGATAGTAGGGTTCGAGGTGTTACTATCTATTATAGAACCGAGCGTCACAGCGTTCTGTCTGCGAACACATTGCCGACGCTTCTGACTACTTCCTGGATATATGGTTCCTGAAGCTGCTTATAGACAGACTCGCCTTTTGCTTTGCCGAGAATGTCCTGCAGGGCAGAGCAAGACAAGCTAAGCAATCCATTGAGAACACTCTGAAATGTATTGCCAGGATACCACTGTCTCATGTACTGCTCAACCTTAGCAGCGCCCGCTTGAGCGAGGTCATTGATTCCCAGTCCTACTAATACTTGTGTCAGTGACATCGCGGTTTTTGACTCCGCTACACGTTGCATAAACGTGTTCATCTTTGCCCTACCACTGCCAGGGAGGGTCATAATCTCGATAGGCTTAATCTTATAGTAGTCAGCTGGAGTATTCAACTTACCGCGCTCGAACAGTGCAGTAACGATTGAGGTACCTACACCCTTGAAGTTCGCAACCTTCTTGTCCATCCAGCCTTCAAGGCGAACCAGAATCTTCTGCTTACACTGAATGTTCAGACAGCGGTCATCTACGAGTTCAGCACCGCAAGCAGGACAGTTCTTAGGGAATTCCGTAGGAACGGAGTCTTCGGTATGTCTTGCGGACTTGATAGCCGGAATGATGTCACCTGCTTTATAGACAACAACCATATCACCGACCTGAACATCAAGGTCCTTGACTCTCTGCAGATTGTGGAGAGTTGCCCGGGAGATTGTGCTGCCCATTACGAGTACCGGGTCAAGGATACCTACTGGTGTGATGTCACCAGTTGCACCTACGTTCCATTCGATGGCTCTGAGCTTGGTTTCCTGCTCCTTAGCCGGGAACTTGTAGGCAACAGCCCAATGAGGAATCTTACCGTTATCGCCGAGTTTCTCCTGAAGTGCCCTCAGGTTAACCTTGAGCACCATGCCGTCGATAGGGACATCATTTTCTTCTCTACCTGCATACACCTCATCGATTATCTCGTACAGGCAGTCCTTGTCGTCAAGCGTCCAGTAGGCAACGGTATCGAAACCCCAGTATGCCAGGGCCTCGAGTCCCCAAGCGTGATACTCTAAGCTACCTTCATATGCGGTGACCGACCTAGGCACGTCTTCTTCAGGAATCTGTGCATAGTTCTCAAGATTAAATGCCTTGAAGGATAGGAAAGCTGCTCGCTCGATTTCGGACTTACGCTTGAAGATGCCCACAGCGGTGTTTCGTGGGTTTGCCTGCTTACCGTATTTCTCGCAGTAATCGTTGAAACGAGACTTCAGCATAAATACCTCACCACGGACGATAACCTCGCACTTAGGCTCAATCGTCTGGGGAATGCTGGAGATGTATCTAGCAGATTCCAGACACTCAACGCCGACGAGACCGTCACCTCTGGTTGATGCAGACACGAGCTTACCGTCACGGTAGATGAGCTGAACAGAAAGACCGTCGAGCTTGTATTCCAGCGTGAAGTCCGTGCCCTGAGTAGATGAGAATTTCTGAATGAATGCTGCAGCGTCTTCTTTGGTGAACACATCCAGCAAGCTCAGCATGGGATAAGGGTGCTTCACGTCACCATCACCAAGATTAGGGTTAACGGACTGAGTAGGGCTGTCTGGGTCTGCATGATGGTACTTCTCGTAATCGCGAATGTCCGCCATGTACGAGTCATAGAGCTCATCAGATACACCTGTGTAGGCTCCCTGCATATAAAGGATTCTGGCGTTGTTGCACACACCTATAAGCTCGTGATATCGTTCCTCTGTAATCATATGTGTGACCTCCTTGTGTAAATTATTGTATCTATATTATAACACAAAAGACGGTGTGCATCGAAGTAACCCACACCGTCTTTAGTGCTATGATTATTCTTCCTCAGGCTCGATTTCGACATCATCGTAATCAGTTCGTGCTACGGGGCGTCTCATGTCCTCATTGAACATAGGTATTGCTTTCTCGAAAGCTGTATCTTCATCCTCAGCGTCTACCACATAGGAGCTTGTCTGATAAAAAGTAACCACATATTTCATTAAGTCACCTCCCTATTCCAGCATTTGATTACTCCTGATTTAGATTTATATTCCTTAGTCTGAATACCGCACTTGCATCGAATCACATACCGAGGTTCGCCAATTCGACACATGAGGTATGCACCAGAATAGTTCATAACTTCTCGTATCTTCACTTCCCTGCCACAATGTCGACACGGTTTCAGCACAGAACTTGACAACAGATGTTCCATCAGAAAATCACCGCCTTTCCTGTGCAGACACGAATCTCGATATCCATGTCGTTGAATACGTCCTGGATAATCGAGGATACTTCTGCCCAGTCTTGACCATCCAGACCGCACGCAATCTTGGGCATGCCAATTCGCTTGACGTGCTTATAGCCTGGGTCTGTCTGTAGCTGCTCACGCAAGTCCTCCAACGCATCACGAATAGTCTTGAGCGTCGGTTTATTAACGCAGTAGCGCTTGGTGACCAGATTAGCAACTCGCAGTACTCCCTGAGACGGTGTCGTCGTGTCACCACCTCTGGTCATGTTGATTATAACGCACCTACCAGAATCATCCCAGCTACCACAGGTGCCGGTTATCTTTAGCTTTCGTGCCATATCAAAGCGTCTACGAAATTGTCTGGCTATACCAGCACCTAAGACATAGTCAGCTGACACGCAGTGTGCCAGCATGTAGTCATCTGATAACGAAAACAGGTCAATTCCTTGTTCTATGTATATCAATTCTTATCCTCCTTCCATGCAATCTTCTGATTGGGTTCGTTATCCTCATACGCAGATAACTTGATGTACCTAAGCGTAGAGATATCAGGGTCAATGCCGACCTTCTGCAATGCTTCGGCATTTTCACGTAGGTTGGCGGCGACCTCCGGGTCCGTCAATCGCATCTTCATCCGTTCCATACAGAAACACCTCCTATGTGTTATCGTTATACTCATATTATAACACATAGGAGGTATTTGAAACGAAGTTATGTACCGTTACTCTGATGTATCCGGTTTAGGGAAAGTGCAGGGCATCCATCGATATACCTTAGACACGGGAATCTGGTAATAGTCACAGTCTACTTCCTGCGCCGATGCGTCGAACACACCACAATCGAACTCACCTGATTTGGTATATAAGAAAATATGCTGTCGGTCACATGGCTTGTCTTTCTGGAAATCTAACCAGCAGTCTTCTCGACCTTTCAGATAGCCATTCTGGTATCCCTTAGCATATTGGTCACGCTCACCACGAATTGCTCTTACCAACTCCTCGGCGTTTACGTCGACGCCTACACGCTGACACGCTTCCAAAATCCACTTCTCGGTATTTTCATCCATAGATTTTTTGAGCTCAGTTTCCAGAGGCATAATCGTAAGTTTGATGGGTGATTCGTAACCAGACATATCCGTCGGCATCTTCACAGACACTCTTCTATTCCAACTTGCAATCGCTTCTGGTATAGAATGGTAGTGACCGCCCTCAGCACCGCACCCTCCTTTATCGTATGAACACAGCACTGCATATCGGTCACGAAATCCGTCTTTACCGGGATAGGTACGAAGTTCTAGCTGATTGTTACCGCAATGTGGACACGGCTCAATCTGAGTATTCATTTTAGCTTCCTCCTATTCTTGTAGAATGTAGCACGTCTTTTCTGAATCGACAGCTCCTTCTTTAGGTCACTGATACTATCCGTTAGTTGGTGTAGCATAGGAATAAGTGCTCTGGTCATTTCGTAAGCACCTGCTTCACGGCTACGCTGACGCTGATAATTCAGATAGTCCTGAACCTGCCAATCAGGTATTTCTTTTCCGTCAAGCCACATAAGCAATCACCTCACGGTTTCAGAGAAGTGACGTATTTCAGCGTGACAGGTTTACCACCTTTGGTAGTTTTCAGGTCATCGAATTCTTCCGAAACCTGTACGGGACAGTTGGTGTAGATGAACTTCAGAGCCTCTGCGGCAGAGTAATACAGGTGCTTCTGCGGTACTCCATCAACCAGTATCTGGTAGATATCTGCAGGCTGAATGTCCAGAACCGACTGCAAGAAATACAGAGTTTCCAGCGTACCGCGGTTGACTCGAGACTCTTGACCTCCCTTTCCCAGTTGCAGATAATACCATCTCATGTCACATTCGAGTGAGCCTCTGGTAGCACTGAGAAACAGGTAGTTAAGAATGCTCTTTATCATCGTTCTCGTTCTCATCAGATTCCTCCTTGCATTTATAGCAAATATAGTTAGTCGGTCGGTAGTCTGGCGTAAATGCCTTGATAATGTCGGCAATTACCTCACCGGTGATGTATATCAAAATAACAGTACCTAAGAAATGCCAGAAATTTCCGAGTATATATTCAAGTATCTGTAGCATCGTCGGTACCTGCTATCAGCTTTAACGCTGCGTCATTGAAACGCCAGCGTTTTGTTTTCACGTCGATTATCTGCTCACCGTATCGCGGATGAAGCATAGGAGTAGGCATTGCATTGATTTCACCGATGACTGCGAAATCATCTGTTGCTTGCTTTAGCACGGTTTTCATAGCACCGTTCTGGTTTAGAAGCTCCTCGCAGCCGTCCAGAAGCTCTCTGAGCAGGTCCTTCTCAAGGCATTTGCCTCCGGTAATTCTTAGCACTGGCTTACCAGTGTCATTGTGCTCCCTCAGTATCGATATTATCTTCAGTAAGTCCATCAGCACGTTCTCCCTTCAGCTTATTGTACTCCTCTTCCAGCTTTATCAGATGCGCCATCTGGTTGACGATGCTAAGCGTAAGTCGCTTTCCACCACATCTCGGTGCATACAACGGCATACCTGATTGGATAGCCGCAATGATTTCCTGAGGTGTCATTATCTGTACCGGCATTATAAATCTACCTCCTGAAGTCGAGTGTGACAAATCGGACACTCTTTTGAAAGAGTTGCTACAGTCACTCTATGCGAATATCCGCACATCGGACAGTATTCTCTGAATTCATTGAATTTCGGTTCACTGACTTTGATAGGCTGTACGACTTCTAATTCAAGCAGTTCTTCACATAATCTAAGCACTCCCGTCAAGATGTAATCACCGGTTGTCGTATAGTGCATAATTTTCGTATCTTCTGCTGGATTTGGACAGTGTCCTGGATTATCAGACGAAACAGAATTCTGCAAGTTGCCGAGATTGCTTTTACAAGCTCTCAGCTTATCATAAAGCTGTTTCTCTTTCTTCCTGATTTCTTTGAGCTTATGCTCTAAATCGATGTGCTCCTGCACAGAAACACCGTGCGGCTTTTCTTCAGGAGCCTCGATTTCAGCAGTTATGTCGTCGATTAAGCAGTAGCCATCGCAGTCGGCATCATCGTAATGCACGGTTAGCGGGTAGCTCATGAGAACTCCCGCTTCCTTTTGCTTTATCAGAAGGTCACGTGCTGCTTTCAGAAGTGTCACTGTTCTGTCTTCCATTAGCTAATGCCTCCCTTTTCTTCTTATTTGCAATCGCTGCGTTGACGATGCCCTTTAACTCGCAATATGTAAGCCCTGCATAATTGCACAGGTCAAGCTGGTCCTGAGAGATGCCGTTCTTGGCAAGTTCACCCTGAAGTAATCTGATTTCATAATCACCAGCGTCATAGATATTAGACATTATTCATTCTCCTTTTCAACAGTGATGTGAGGGAAATAGATGATGTAATCTAATCCCATATTGTCGGTTTTGAATTCGGTGAGTTTTCCGTCTTCCAGCATGTCAGCAGCCTCCTTAGCGAGGTCCAAGTCACTACGCCTTGTTGCGATAATGACTTCACGAAGAGCTTCTGTCACGTCATAGAGCGCAGTTGCCAGCTGACTAACAGTAACGCCGAAACACATCTTACCATACATAAAGCGACCAGAATAATTGTCGGTAACTCTTAAACCAGCTGCCTGCAGGCTATTGTAGAGTTTTCTTGATATCTCCATGTTAGTCCTCCTTTTCGTCGAGTGCGTGGTAAAATTCACTCGACGTAATCTGATAGATTTTTGTACTGTCGTAGGCGTCAGCTACGATTACCTCAGTTCGTGTCTGGTAGACCGAACAGAACACACCGGCAATATGAATTTCTCCAAGACGATACGCTTCGGTGAGGTCACGCTTGATTGGTAAGTCCTGCATAGTATCACTCCTCTAACTTAATTACGATATGATGTGTGCTCATTACGCACTGATTGCCCGTAATCAAATCGATGAAATTAGCAGGAACTTCTCTGGGATGCTTAACCCAATCTGCTGGAACTTCTGCATCAGAAATCTTCTTGCCGCATACATCGTCCCATCGGAATTTGTCACCCACCTTAAGGTCAGAAAAAGGAATTTCCGGACCTAGCTTAGGAATGGACGTAATCGGTATCTGATTTACCCACAGAGAACTCAACAGGACGACACGATGTCCGTTGATTAGGTTTATTGCGTTTGGCTTGGCGAAACTAATCTTGCCCCACACCTCGTGGTCAGCTATTTTCTTGAAATAGTTGGGACTGAGTTTGAATACAGTTGCTACAGGAAGTTCGCAAAGCTGTAACCTACCCATAGTTCTCTGATATCTGTTCTCGTCACGAATTACAGCACCGCGGTACTGCTTTTCAATCTGACACACGATTTCGGTGTTGATTTGCTCCTGATTGGTACACCCAGAGCTGTCGTACCAATCAGGACCGAGTAGGTAGTGGCACAGCTCATCTAAAGCTACCTGAGCATCCATCGGAGGGTTGAAGATACCGTAATCACCGGGTTTACAGAGATTCTTGATACGCTCCGGGTCAAACTTCATCCTCACGACTGGTCGCCGCCTATGAACTTCTCGATTTCAGCTTTGTCGATAGTCATATCCGCTTTGGCAGCTTCTGCGGGGATGTCAGAATAGCTAACCTCGCCGTTTTTAACTTTCACGGCAATCTTCAGATTGTCGATTGCACGCTGTGCAGCTCCGTCACCATTATCACGGTCATAAAGCCTTGGGTCAAATTCGTCCTGACCGAGGTCTACCTTCATCACCTTACCATTCAGGTAATCAAAGTAGATGCTGTCCGTGCCGTCGAAGTTGGCGTGCTTCCGCTCCTGGATTTCCTGCCGTGCCTGCGACAGCGTAAGCTCACCAGATGCCAGAAATCCCAGAAAGCTCATTCCCTGCATCTGTGATGCCTTCCAGAGTGCCAGAAGTACCTCCGCTTTGTCCATGCCCTTAATGTTTACCATTGCCATAGAATATTTCCTCCTTTGTGGTCACCCACGTTTTATTATACCTTATTATAACACATTACGGTGCGGTATTACGAAGTTCACAGTTTAGATATCCTCGCTGTGACCTCCAGTGCTTCAGTCCAAGATAAAACAGAATTGTCTCGAGTTCTTCCTTTTCTTTGAAGGCTCTGAGTACGAACGGCGAAAGGTACGCTGCTAATCCGTGTATAGTTACACCACGTATCAAGCAGTTATCGTGAGCATCATAAAGACGATATGAGTAGCAATTTCTGTTGTATTTCTTTTGCTTGAATTTTAGATGAATCGGACCATCTACCGAGTAAAGCGTAGCGTACCAAGGCATAGGCCACGCATTCCAAATTTTAGGTTCGAGATACTCAGCTAACTCGTCTATGCTAAGCATAATATCACCCCACCTCGATTATAAATCTTTAAGTTGCTGTTCAGCATCAGCCAGCTGCCGCTCAAGGCGATTTCGCACCTCATTAAGAATAAGATTACGAACACTTCCGACCGGAACGGTTACATATGCGTCGTAGGTCTTGCGACCGTCTTTGGCAGATATACTTAATTCTGGTGCTTCTTGAAGATACGCCAGGTCATCTAGCCTTCTTTCTAATATCTTGATTCTATCAGATAGCCTATTAGCCTCCTCAAGTCTTTCTGGAGTCATGTTGTCACCTCCTGTTCCCTTGTTTGTGTTTACTGTACCTATATTATAACACATTGAGACACGAAGTCACGAAGTTGCGTGTTATCATAGGCATGGGTGTGGGCGCAAGCCCACACCCGCTTAACAATATACCTTGGTGGTGTTGATAAATACCTATTCCTCGGTGTTCTGGAAATAATCTTTCAGAACTGCAAGAGCCTCCATTACGGCGGATGCTCGGTCCTGCTCTGCGTGCTTCCCTGCAAGATAACCTTGCTTGTACGCAGCGTCTACTGCCGCTTGAACCTCGCCATCCTGACGCATTCTTCCGGCTCTCAAACCGTTCTCATACGATGTATTGCACAGATGTATAACCTGATTACCAGGGTACGATTTTCTCGTTTCTACAGTCGTCCCGCCGACTCTCAACTTGTTTGCCATATCGGTCCCTCCATGTATATTCTTTCGCGCGTTCTTCAATTTCAGCACCCATGTTTCTGAGTATCTCATCAGATGCCCATTGATACTGGTACTCAGACATCACCCGCTTCATCACATCCGCAAATTCCGGATAATGCTGCGACAGCCATATCTGGAGCTCACTGTATCTGTTCAGGAATACGTTAAGACGATACCTACCGCATTGAAGGTAGAACTCCGACACTGGTGGCGGGTTAAGCGGGTCGGTGATGGCGTCTACGAAATCCTGCAGGCTATACACCCATCCTGCTTTGTAATTACCGATATGGCTGGCAACCGGGTCGTCCACATCAGGAAGAATTTTCTTTGCACATTCCTCACACAGCAGTCCTGGTGTAGTAAGAATGTAACCGCACTGCAAGCAGAATCGAGATTTCACGACGTGAATTTCAAACGACTTATCCACAGTAGGTTACCTCCTTTTCCTCGACATGGTCGATAGTGCGAATGTCGGTACAATCCTTGATATCGACTACACGAAGCTCACCTGCCTTGTCTTTGGCGCACCAGAACTCCAGTCCTTCCTGCTTAACCACAAGTTCAGCCATCATCACCAATTCACCGTATCTCGCGTGGTGAGCACTCGCACCGGGAACTGCTTTGAGTAACGCAGTGCTGCGAATTACCTTCTTCACCAGATGTTCAGGCTTGGTGTAATAGATGCCTTCACCGTAGATGACCTTAACATACCTACCGTAGAAGTTGGTGTACTCCTCAAGGTATTTCACCTCAGCTCCCTTAGGAATATGCTGTTTCCGATATCCGGCTTCATCATAGATGACGTCCTTAGCAAAATACTTCTCGGTTATCTTACTCTCACCCATAATTCTCCTCCTCAAGAAATGTTTCTGGTAACCGGGTTCCATACCAGGTCATCATCAGCCCACAATGCGGGCAGAAATTAGGCATACGGTTATTCTGAAGAATAGACGAATGTCCGAAGATGTAATGCGAGTGGCAGGTTCGTCCCAGAATCGTCTTACATCTAGGACAATGGTATATCCTCTCAAACCAGGCTTCGTCACCGGGCTTTGCTTCATGATTGATTACTTCCCACTCAGGGTCAAACTTCTTATCTGGCGTAGGATACCAATATAGGTGCTCCAACTCTTCTTTGGTATAGGGGATACAGTTGGCGTGCGTAGTCCAGTCTGTGGTATCAAAATCATCAACACCAGCGCTGGATTCGTAGTCCACCAATACCCAATCTTGAGCCCTGGTATCGTAAGCCACATAGGTACCATTACTCGATGGTGATACTTCTGACGCTCTGTATCCATATCTGACAACTTGGTTAAGCATCATCACACCTCCATCACATACAGCTTTATCGTTACCTCATCGACTCCCTGAACTACCGACGCAACCATTTTGTCACGGTATTTGAACGGAATCATTGCAGGGCAGCTTGCGGTAATCAGCATATTGTCATTCGCGTCCAGAATGGTTATGATGTGACCTTCTGGTATAAGCGGCATAATCTGGTCAAGCGGAAACATATTCAACCCTCCTTAGCTTTTTCACTGAATAACCTCTGAAGTGTGTCACAGCGTCCTGCCTTAATCTCACGCAGACAGATGTTGCAGTTCCCTGAACAAATGTCGGTACCGTTGAATGGCTGGCGCCACTTGCATGACTTAATAGCCTCCTTGATTTCTTCCTGAGTAGGCTGTTTCATACGCAATCCCTCCTATAGCTTACGAAGATTGATTTCAAATGACTGAGACCTCAGAGGCTCCCTCTCTTCGAAATTGAAGCATGTCTTTAGCTCATCAGGTGTGTTCTTATTCTCGCACTTGAACTTACCAGCACCTTCTACAGGAACTAATCTAAAGTTCAGACAGAAGTAACAGGCGTCAGCAGAATCGTTCTTGTGCCGTTTCGCGTCGGTCATCAGACGTCACCCCGTTCCTGAGCATCCAGCTGAGCTCTTCTCTTGATGTAGCAGCTCGGACAAGTGCATTTGCCGTTTAGCCAAACCATTTCGTCGTAGCTAACAGACTGCTGGCAGTCTGGACAGAGACGATAGTCTTCGTTAGGTTCCGATGCTAAATCGACTCCGATAGTGTAAGGCTGCTGAGCTTCATAAGACGCACAGCTGTCTGAATATGGGTCGTCAATCGGAAGTCTTCCGAGCGTACAGACGTGACCTTCAGAATGGTCACAGAATTTACAGGTTATGCAATGATTGTCCATGATTAGTCCTCCTTCGATTTGAGATATGCGAACAGCTGCATATCACGCAGATTTTTATCTACGCCGCTCTGTGCGATGACGAATGACTCTTCTGCTCCTCGCAAGCACACGATGCAGCAAGGATGCTCTGCAGGCATCTGAACGCCTTGCTTGATTTCATGAGGTGAGTAGTGGTTTTCTCTGAACATATTGATAGCATCGATGATATCGAACGCTACGCAACTACCTGTAAAAGGTTTACCCTGGGCATCTAAACCCGAGACCTTGAATAAATGCTTAACCATAAGCCCTCCTTATATCGTTTTACTGTACCTATATTATAACATAAAGCGGTACAAAGCACGAAGTTATTTCCACATAGAACGCTTGTTCACCGCTTCAACGACCTTCTTGTAGAGCTTGAAGTGCTCCAGTTCTTGACCGGTCTTCTCTTCAAGCAGTTTCTTTAGTGCTCGCCTGAGCTCACGCTGTTCTGGTATAATATAGAGCTCTTGGTACTGACAATGCACAATCATCTGTGCAACCTTGTCGATGATATCCGAGTCAGCTGTAGGTCCCAGCATAAGATTTATGTCGACGAAGTCAGCAGCAATATTAAACCCGTGCCACTTTTGCAGGATATTGAAGACATGGTTATGGTCAATCTTATCCTGAAAGAACAGAAGAATGCCAAAATGTACATAGTAGGTATCAGGGTGTATGGTTGAAAAACTCGGGCATTCTTTAAAGTAGATGAACTCTTTCTCTTGATACTGTTCACAACTGCCATTCAAACTCAGTGTGATATTTTTCAAAGTGCACCCACTCGTACCACCGTTCTCACAGTGACCTATTGCTTTGCAAAATACATCAGGCATAATAAACCTCCTTATTTTTTGGTTTCAGATAACGGATACTCACCATACCCCGAGTAGCACTTATCTTTAAGCTGTATACGATAACGAGTGGAATCTAGTGTATTTGCGCATTTCGATTCGTAGACGAAATAGCCTTTCTTTTGACACTTCTGGAGGAATTTTTCAATTCCTGGGTAGATTTCGCTATTGAGAATTAGAACGGTATCCGATTTAGCAATTCGACGCATTTGCTTGAGTATTTCTCTCTTATTCGATTTGTAAATGCGCCTAACTCGTCTCTTGTGCAACTTTTCGTTCTTCTTGATTGCAGCTTTCGCACTTATCATCATTTATCACTCCTTTACTCGTACGAAATAGTAATGCTCTGGGTCCATAAAAGGATATGCTATTCTCTCTTCGAACTCATCGCTAATCTCATAGAAGTATTCGCACTCAGATTCCTGAATCTGGATTAGGTCATTACCCGAGTTGATAGCCAACCAGCAGTGCGACGCAACAGGCTGCAGGTTTTCGTCCCAGAGTGGTATCTGACCTACCAGCCGTACGTCTTCTTCCCGACGACACGCCATCATCCCTGGTTTAGGAGTGTCCTGTTTAATCACTTCTCTGTTCTTGATGATAAGGGCTTCAGGACGAACGTCATAGATACGTCCTTGCCAGGATACACGAGCCCAGACACCGTCCATATTCATCCAAAGCTTTTCGAAAAGAACGTGGCTTCCCTCTGGGATATTTCTATAACCACGAGCAAGCTGAGTTTTCCAGTCACCGTCGCTACATTCTCGCTTAGTCATGACTGTTCTGATTGTCTCTGCCATACTCTACCTCCTCATCTGAGCTTTATCCGAGCGAACACGGTCTTGAACTTCTTGAATTCGTAGGCTTTACGTTTCTTGACGAACTTTGCGACAGTTCCGTCAGAATAGTGATAATAGCCTTTGCTATCCATCCTAACGTCACCGAGTACATCGCATAGCAGTGTAACCAGAGCGTCATGGTCTTCTATAGAGAATACATGAATGCCATCGATATTGCCTTCGTACCCACAGGTAGGAATCTCGGTGAGTAAATCTAAGCAATTCAGCTTAGAATACGCATCGAATGTTGCAACCACATCGGTCATCTAATCATCTCCTTATGTTATTACTGTACCTATATTATAACATAAAACGGTACGAAACACGAAGTTCCATACCGTTTGCTTTAATGTAGAAAATTCAATTAACCCCATTTGAGTTTGATTTTCTCAGCTTTGCCTTTGTAAATAGCTTTATTGATAAGGTCAGGTATATCTTCAGGTTCTATCCTCCCTGAATTTAACCGGTCTGAGTGATACAGCACTATAAATCGGTTATATTGTCTAGGAGTAAGGTAGATTTCGTCGGTTGACTGAGAATAACCGAATAAATTCGTCATATCTTCATATGAAGTGGTTTCCCACGCGGTCAGGTTTTTCTGCCAGTCCTTAAATGCGTCTATCTCTATGAGATAGTCCAACGAATATAGATGCTCATCTTCATCAGCATAGCCAAAGAGTTTTCCGAAGCACCTATCTTTTTCTTCTTCTGATGTGCTAACGTATAAACATAAACCCATAAATTATTCCTCCTTGTACCAACCGTATAATTTGGCTTTTTCTAGCAACTCTTCTTTTCGCTTCTGTCTCTGCTTCTTTGTCTCGATACTACACAGAATGCTTGTAGTCCCGGTAGCAAGACATAGTCCAAGCAGAGGTAGTCTCCCAAACCGATGCTGAACTATAAGAATTACAGTACCGATAGCAGCAAGCAGAATATTGATAACACCTATCACGAAAAGACCTTTATCTTTTATTCTCACCTAGACCACTCCTTTCTTAATCGGCTGCTTCTAGCAACTCGCAGCACTTGATGGCAGTAAGGGTTAACGCTGGGTTGGTGAAAAACCAACCCCAAGCTGCCATCCTACGATTGGTAGCTCGTGAAACGACGTAGAGGTTAGGCAGTTCGCAGTTCTGCTTATCATTATCAAGATGGATTAGCAGTTGGTTGGTACCGAGCTTACCGTGTGCCTGTTCCCATAGATACCTATCTTTCTGAACCCAGTTACCCCACTTTACTTTCTTAGGGTCATTTGATATTTTGATAAAGACACGACCTCTAGCGTCCTGACGCTCGGAACCAAGCGGTAATGTGACCGAGTAGGAATTGTTCTCACCGGCTATAAAACCGCGCTCACCCTTCCGCTCATGAGTGATGCCACGTCGTAGACATGCGTGTTCGATGCTGGATTGGGATAGATTTAACCCGAAATGCTGATTGAACGGTATGTAGAGCGTTTTCCAGCTATATTCTTGAACGTGGTCTCTAAGCCAGATTAATTCAGCTTCAGTCCATTGATGTCGCTTTGGCATTTACATCACCTACTATCTGATTTATGCGGCTTCCGTCCTGGTTCGTGAACTTGTCTGCACGCAGGATGATATCCGCATTGTTTATCATCTGCTTGGCGATTAGTGCAACTGCTTTCGCATCTTCAGGCTGGGTTGTACCAGCAATGAGTTTATCAAGCTCGGTACCGAGTACTCGTTGAAGTTCAAGCATGGTCATGATGTTATTCCTCCTCTTCTGATGATGCGCGTGGTATGCTCGAAAACGGCATATACACCTTGTTACCCGCAATTGACGAGATAATGCGACAATATAGCTCAATCCGACTATCACCAAACCAGCACAAGCAGTGTTCAGGTAAGCGAGCTTGATAACGTTTCTTCTTAGCAGGGCAGTAGTCTTTCAAGCTATCCTTGCATGATGGGTAAACATCATAACCACCTGGGTCCTGAGTTATCTCTAACTTCTTGTCACCGATAAGTGCATACACCATGATTCTAAGGTCTTCCTCAATCTGAGGGAGTAGAGCTCTATCAGTGTAGACACGAGCTCGGTATTTTAATGTATCTGCATTTTCATTCTGCATGATTATCCTCCTGTTCTTTAGCTGCCTTATTGTTCGCAACTCTATCCTTCTTGTGATACATAGCGTATCCCTTTAATCGACGTACCTTGCCTTTCTCACCGCCGCGGTCATAGCGAGTGTTCTTGCATTTACGTTTCTTGGATTCAGATGCCATATTCAGTCCTCGCTAAAAATCTGTGCTGCCTTCTCGGCAATTCGCGTTGCGGTTGGTAACCCTACTTCCCATCCGATATACTTTCTGTGGCAGTCTTCGCATCCTTCAAATCTTTTCTCGTCGTTACCGCGACAGTTGTCGCAGTAGGCATGGCATAATTCATCTTGAATGAATTTAATCAGCTTTGCTTTCTTCTCGTCATTCATGATTACCCTCCTACATTAGCCTTTAATATAGTTGCTTCTGTATCAAGACTAACCTGTGATACATTGATATTCTTTGCTTTCTTGAAATTATCTGATGACCAGCGTGCTCGTCTTTCAGCATGAAGCTTATCTTCAGCAACGACAACCATTGCATAATCATCACCGTAGGTGTATTCGCCATATGGCAGATTGACTAGGTATACATTCATCAGATTTAACTCCTTTCGATAATTCTTCAGACTCCGTACTCCAGCAAATCTCATTATAGGTAATTGCTTTATCAAGAACATCTATTGCAACGTGCCCTACAAATCCTATGTTCCCCTGCGCATTGAACAGGTTTCTTAATCCATAGAAACTGATAAAGGCAATAGCGTCATTCAAATCAAGTGTATGGGTTGGGCTTGCATCAATCTTAGCCATCAATTGTCTTGTATATTCATACCCATTCATTTGGTATCTCCTTTCGTATCGAACACACTCGGTATGATTTTGATAGCATCCTCAGGCAACCCACGCTGCCTTAGAACATCATGCCACCCGTCAGGGTCGCTTTCATACTGCTTCTTCGTCAGGTACAGATACCTTTCCTTCGGCTGTCCGGAATCGTGGAGCAAGCGTTCGGCTGCTTGCTCGATAGCTTTCTTGAGTTTCTCCTTGTAGTATTTGCTAGACATATTCTCCTCCTTAACTCACGATATCAAAGTAGGCAGCGCCGTCTTTCTTGACATAGGTCATCTCGCAATACAGGTCAACCGAATTCAGCATACGATTAACTCGAGTCTGAATTCGACGGGCTTCTGCTACGGTGACATTCGGTACTGTGAACAGCTTTTCGCCGAGCAGCCCATGCACCCGATTACCGCTATGGTCTAACCCGAAGTAATCGAGCAACTTGTCTACGATGACGTCTACGTCGAATGCTCGCTGGGGTTGTGCGTTGTCGATACGTTCTTGGATTTTATCCAGGTCCCAGTTGGTGGGGAATGTCTTGATTAAGCAATGACCAGACTCTTTGTCATAGAAGAGGCAGTTGCTGTTCTCGTCACAGGGGTCTACGCTACGACACTGTCTTTGCAGAAGCTTAGCAGCCTTAATCAGTGATTCCGGTTTGATGTTCATATCCATACCTCCTTTTATTTCTGAGTGAACTCTGTCTTCTTGATGATAGCACGAAAGCGAGGTTCGTCATCTGGATAAGTCAGGACAGTGCCAGGAGTAACCAGATTGACGAGAACATCGCTAATCGGCTTGTGGGGTAACTGACTTAGAGCTGTCTGCACACCTGTCTTGATATCACCGTAGGTTGTTGTATCCAGAACATCGACGATGTATCGGATAATGATTTCACGTCTACTCATAAGATTACCTCCTCTCTAAATCCGCAACGCTAACTTCTGCGTCGAGTTCCGGTCCATAGGGCAGCTGATAAGCCAAACCGATTTCGTCGCGAACCCCTTCCTCGATTTCTTTATTGGTCATTTCCTCCGGAACCTCGACGGTATAGCGAACGGTTATCACTTTCTTTACTTGTGCCATGAGATTACCTCCTTGATTTACGTTTACTGTACCTATATTATAACACATTGCGGTGTGAGTAACGAAGTTGCGGTATTGTGTGATGTCTAGGATTTTGTGCAGAATCTGTGCTGCTGGGAAACCGGGAAATTCTGAAATCGGGAGCCGGGAACCTGGACGCGAAGGCGTTTGCTGGTTAGCTGGGTGTGGGGAGCTGGATGCTGGAATCGGGAGTCGGGAGCTGGGAGCTGGGAACATCGGGAGGAAGGCGAGTGCTGATGTCTGGGTACACGAACATGAGAGCGGGGAGCAAGGAGATTGCGGTGTTTGCTGATGTCTGGGATTTTTGGCGAAGGGGGTGCTGGTGGAAAAACGTAAAATGCGGTACCGTAGTATCGGAATACCGTTGAAAGGTATTTCGAAACCGTAATTTTCGGGCGGTTTTGCTGGGACATATCCGGTTGAAACTTCGGTATCTGCTGCTAGATGTGTTATATAACATAGCTAGCACATACACTCGAAGCTCCTACAGCCTGCACGAAAGTGCAGCTACACGCTGCATATACCCACAACACGCATGCTAACGCACGCTAACGGTCCCTGCTAGGCATATACTTGTATGCCTGTATATGGTTACCGTTAGCGTGCGTTGTGCTGCTATGTGAGATTTTACAGAACCTATGCCCGACTCATGCCGGGTTGGTGTCCAGGGCCTGGAGGTTGTACCACGCATCCGCAAGCCGGTCGTCCCACGCAAAGTTCGGGGCGAGGTCGCACAGCACAGCATCGTCACCGTGACGACGGGTAATGGACTTTTCGAGTGCGTAGTAAGCGACGTACCCAGTCTCGGTGTTGAGGTTAGTCTGAGCGATGTACCAGAGCTGAGCTTCTGCTTCGGTGATGCGGTACAGACGCTTGGCAACGGACTTGCGGAACTCCCAGAACGCATTGACGCCGACCTGAGTGTTGATGTTGGACTTAGCAGTGTCGTACAGGGTGCCTTCGTTGCCAACCAGGCCGTGGAACGAAATGATGCGGTCCATGAGCTGAACAGGATTGTAATTGAAAGTAGCCATAATGTACCTCCTAAGGTTACAGGTTGTGGATTGTGAACTTGTTTATTGTACCACTATTATAACACACCTGAGGTACTGCTACGAAGTTTGGAGTGCCGCTCAGATAAGTGGCATCCTCCACCAAGCACTGTCTTCCTTGAGCTCCTCTGGTACCGCACCGTTCGAGTCCAAGATGTAGAATGCAAGCTGTGCTGCCTGCTGCATTACCGTGGGGTGCATCGATCCTCTGACTACTCTCAGGCTTACCTCCTTGAGGATTCCTTCCTGTCCCTCTTCGAGTCCCAAGCCAGAAGCGATGAGCTGCTTTGCCAACCCAATGCTCTTCTCGTCTCGACCGTCTGGGTAACGCTGTGCCATTGCCAGCACGAAAGCTACGCTGAAGTTGTAGGCTTCCTCACCTGCCTGTGCGTCTTCGATTGCCCGTGCGATTTCTGGAACACGTCTTGAGAACCCAAAGCTGTTTGCCTCACTGTCAAGCTCCTTGGTTGCCAGGGCATAAGCTCTTGCCTTAAGATATTCGATGAACTTTTCCATACCTATACCTCCTTTGGAGAGCGTCTTATTTCGACGCTCTCAGATACTGACCATAGTCTATACACACTGTCCTGCGCCAGAACCTACCGGACTCTGTGTTCTCGTGAATCTTTGCCCAAAGCTGTGCGAGTGTGTACCCACAGTCAGCAGCGAACTCCTCTACCTCATATTTAACCGCTCTGTAAAGCTGAAGCTTCTGCTCCTTTGTCTTAAGAACAGTACCCATACGCTACCTCCTTGTCTAGGACTTGTTTTATTGTATCTATATTATAACACATAGCGGTATTACTCACGAAGTTATTCAAAGGACTGACTTAACGCCAGCCCTGTCTAACGATTGCTAATGCCTTGTAGTAGTCGGTCTCGTATGCTACGGTTGTGTTCGGTGAATCCATTCTGTAGATTCGGTATGTACCCTGTCGGTCGATGTACTCCATTCTCAGCATAAGAACCCTCCTCTCGGCTCCCAAGTCGTCCGGAGCGGTGAGCATTGCCCCCACTATTGCGAGAACTCGGGGTGTGGTTGAAGTGACCTACGCTACGATGCACCCGTCTCATCCGCTCCATGTTTTATTGTACCTATATTATAACACACCTACTGGTGTATTACGAAGTTCTGGAACTTAGAACAGAACCGTGAAAAAGTTCCAGGTAAAGTATGCCGGGTTTGCTTCGGTGTTGTGCAGCACGATGTTGAAGTATGACAACGCTACCCAAGCAACGAATGCCAGGTTGCAAGCCATGTACACGCACAGTGCCAGTCTATCCCATCTGAATCGTCTTGTTCTCTCCATCTCTATCTACCTCCTGGATTAGTAAGACTCCTTGGTGTAAAGGAGTGCCGGTGCCATAATGATTGCTGCTACCAGAATTGCTATTGCCATAATCTATTCCTCCTAAGCTCTTTGCTTTCCGTTGTTTGTTTTACTGTACCTATATTATAACATATCTGGAGTAGCATTCCGAATTTTGGAGTTACCAATTCAAACCGTAACTAAAGGCGTACCGGTGTGGTGCGCCTTTAATCTGCTGTGGTTTTGCTAAGGTTCTGCTTGAGGTATACCATATGGTAGTATAATTACACACCGTGAGCTACCGCGGTGTATGCGTTAGCTTGCTGTGACCTTACTTACGGTGACCCATGAACTTCTCGATGAGCGGGTCCTCCAGGTGAGTCCACTCGGACTCCTTATAGTCTCTGACCATCAAGGTGACTGCTTCTTCCTCTGAACAGCCGAACTTGTTGCGGTACTCGGTTATCTTGCCAAGCCAGACAGCGTGTCCGTAGCGGTTGTGGATATAATCAGCACTGCCGAAGTTAGCAGCCATCGCCTTCTCTGCACGCATCTTTGCGACGTTGGTACGAACACGCTTAGCAGATTGTTCTTTAGCACGCTCTTTGTCACAAGGGCTCAGGGGTGCTGAGGGTTTAGGGGTGTACGGTGTTGAAGGATGATAGCGGAGAGACTCTTCTAACTTCCGTCTCTGGTCTTCCTTCTCCTGTCTCTCACGCTCCTTACGCTGAGCTTCGGCTATCGCCTGAGCCTGTATCTTAGCAGCTCGCTCGGCGTTTCGGTAGTCTTCGTGACTCCACTGATAGCCATGTGGCATAATTATCCCTCCTTTAACTCGTACCAGTCCGGGTTATAGCAAGAACCCATGGTGTTGTATGCTGCGTTGTTAAGGGCGGTTACAAGACCCTTGCCGGACTTCGGATTGGTGTTAACCTTGCGAGAACCTTTCTCGTACTGCCAGGACGCGCCGCTTTCGAGTGTGTAGCCGAACACGTCGTTAATGAGGTGCTCCAGAGTACCTGTGTACTCGGTTGCTCTTCCTCTGTGGTGACATATAACGGTGTACTCTTTCTTCTGTGCCATATATAAGCCCTCCTCTACGCTCTGGGTTGTGTTCTATTGTATCTACATTATAACATACTGCAGGTGCGAGTACGAAGTTATTCCTCTCGCTCTTCCTTGATGTAGCAGTATTCGACATTCCAATCAAGAGTGCGTATGTGCTGCTCAAGGCGTATGCCTACATCTGTGCCATCCAGGCAATCGGCAAAGATTGAGTTACCGAGGTTCTCAGGAATGAAGAATTTATTGTGGTTTGTGAACGCATAGCTACGCTCCTTTAAGGTATACTTCTTACGGAAGCTGTCCTTCGAGATAACTGCGACCATCACGCACGTAGCGGGCTTACCACCCTTGGTTGTGATGTTGTGCTTCTTGTTGAACTCGGTGAGGTACTGAACTGCTTCGTTCCAGGTCATTCTATTCTTATCCATACCGTTTCCTCCTTATGGTCTAGGACTTGTTTTATTGTATCTATATTATAACACACCTACACCAGCATCACGAAGTTTCCAGAACCATGATACCGCAGCAAGAGCCCCAGGCTCATCGCCCAGGGCTCTTGACTTCGACTTAGGAGGTCGAGTGTTGGTTAGATTACTCTGCTACATCGAACGGGTCCTCAACCTCGTCCTCTGTAGGAGCTTCGGCTGCTGCTTTCTTTGCTGCCTTCTCGGCTTCCTTAGCAGCCTTTGCTGCTGCCTTGTCAGCCTCTTCCTTTGCCTTTGCTTCGGCTTTGGCAATTGCCTCAGGGTTGTCCCATCTGCCCTCGAGTGTGCCAGCATCAACCTGAGCAATGATGTCTGTGAACTCTCTGAGTACGAGCGCTGCCTTATCGGTTACTTCGCCCTTTGTCTTAGCGTAACGAGCTGCGAAGTCTGCGATTGTGCTTGCCATTCCTCTGAGCGGAGCACCTGCTTCGATGAATGCTCTGACGTTACGAGCATCGACGAGGTTGACAAACTTGTTCTCGGTGACTGTCTTGATGAACTCCCTAGGGTCGGTGCCTGCCGGAACTGTAATGTAGTTCCAGAACATAGCGTCGTTCTTGTTGCGAGTTGCGGTGATGAGCAGCATCTCTCTGTCCTCATCTGCCGGAATGATTACGTCGTTGAACTTCGGCAGTGTTACTGCAGGTGTCTCGGTAGTCTCGATTGCCTCTGTGATAACCTTCTCGTTTGCCATAGTAGCATCCTCCTTAACGATAACAGTCTTGTTGATAGCCTCTGCGTTCTGAACCATATTCTCGTTTGCCATAATCTTTTCCTCCTATACCTTATCGGTTTGTGTTTTATTGTGCTTACATTATAACACACGCTGGTGTCGTTTACGAAGTTCCTACATCAGTGACCTCTTCTGCTGAACCGGTCAAAATCTCTGCCAACCTGTCGCTTCGTTTCGTCCAGCTGGTCGTCAATCATCTTAAGAATGACTTCCTGAACGATGCGGCAGATTTCGAGTTGTGTCGGTTTGTGACCCAGAGCTGTCTCCAACGCATCCCTTGCTGGGATGTTTCGAGTTACTCCTTCCATCGTACACGACATTGACGTGTCGGGACGCTGTTCGAACAGAATAGCTTTACCCTGCTGTCGGTCGTACATATAGTAGGTTAATGTACCCCGGTTGTAAACGGCCTTCCGTATTACAAACCCCATTGATTTCTCAAAGAAGGTCTTCAACTGCATATCTGACTTCTGTATCTCACCCATGGTCTGTTCCTCCTTGTGTTTTATTGTACCATTATTATAACACACCCAGGGCAGCAGTACGAAGTTTCAGCGTGCCCACCTGCCGTGACGACGTCTGAAGAATGCCAGCAGATTGCGGTACTTGGTTACATCAGCATCCTTAAATCGAACGGGTTGTATCATTTCGACATCAGCAGCAACTCTGCTCTCTTCTTGTGGGATTTGTGCTACCGGGATTGAACCGATACGTCGAAGCTCCCTCTCTGTACCAACTACCTCTGGTAACCAGCGTGTGAATTCGAGTATATCCTGAGTAGATTCCCATAACCGGTACACCCGGTTGGATTTTAAGTTCTGTGCCATATTTATCTCCTTTCGCCGCGCTATTTATTCGTCTGGCGGCAATGCTTCGACACGATTGAGTAATTTTGAAAAATCGATACCGAACTCAGTTTCGATATGCTTCCTAATGTCCAGTGCGTTGTAAGGATTGAGCCAAGGTGCGGATTCTGGTATATCGCACAGCCCCATCATATTTTCGAACAGTTTCTGCTGTCTGCTCTTCTTCCAGCCCTGCCCCATCTCGAGTGCGTACATCACGAATGCCATTCCCTGGACTGCACCTTCGAGTGTTGCTTCCTGATAACGCCGGTTGAACTCATCTTGGAGCTTAGCTGACGCTACCTGCTTCAGCTGCTCCACTGTCTGTATTCTCGCTTTCATCGACTACCTCCTTTACTTCGTAAATGCGAACATCGTCATGCAACTGGAATCGCTCTCTTGCCAGCATGCCGACAGCGTCACGACTCGGAGCGGAAATCTGACCGCTCCCTGTCTGCCCGTTGCGTAATGTGTATCTGAAAGTGAAATTTCGCATAGCAACCTCCTATCAGAAATCCAGTCCCGAGATAAGGCAATTCGCCTGCTCGCTCAGCCGGTCGGTGATTCTATCACGAGCTCGGTCGATCGTGATTACCCACATCAGGGTACCGCCTTTGACCTCCGACGTAACGTCCAGCACACCGAACTGCTCAGCGGGGAACTTGTGCTCCAGGACGAACCGCCATCTAGCGGCATAATGATTGCCCAGGCAGTAGGTAGGTGCGTAGTCGGAATCCCGAGTCTGGATGATGACATTCGCCTTGTCCACGAACTGCTCTAGAACCTGCTCCAGATAAATCTTATCCATATTATACCTCCTAAGTATCTGGGACTTGTTTTATTGTATCTTAATTATACATGATTCGTGGTTACGGTTACGAAGTTATGTACCTACGATAAGACCCAGGAACCCTCCTACCTGACTGCGTGCTTCTCTGATGGCAGCATCACGAGCTTCGGAATATGTGCCATGCTTGATGATAGGTTCGTTGAAATCTGTACCTCTGCTAGACACAATGAAAAATGCCCAGGTGCCTTTGCCTCTTGGCTTACGTCCGTACACCTCTTCGTAATTCTCGGTGAACACTTCTATCTTATTTGCCATAAGAACACCTCCGTGTTTTATTGTACCTATATTATAACACATCTAGGCTGAAGATGCGAAGTTATCTCAGTCCTCCCAGTACTCAGGGTCTACGAGTGACTGACCGAACATATTGTACCACTGACCGCACTTCGGACACGAACAAGCACCCTGGTACTGGTCGTACAATTCGACTTCTTCTCCGCAGACACATCTGCCAACGGCATTATCCGTCACGGTATACTTTCGAGTTACGAACTGAGCATACTGACAGGTGAACCGCTCCTTGTGCGACATAGCGTAGTCGTAGTTGTCACGCTGTGCCTTACCCAGTTCGGGAATGTCGTCATTGAACTGAATGTTGCCATTCGAGTCACAAGGGAAGCTGAAGCCACCACCTCCTCCGTCGGTGAACTCGACATAGTGCTCTACTTCGGTATGCGTGCTACGCTCTCTGATAATCTTTAACATATCCAGCCATCTCCCTCTTCGATAACATTGCCGAACTCGTCGCGCTCGACACCGTCTTCTTCCTCGTAGCTGATGATGTAGGAGAACACCTCTTCGGCTTCTTCCTGAGTGAGGTCGTAGTCGACCTGAAGCTGCGTAACGGTTGCACCCTCGTCTGCTCCGTCCCAGCCTTCCTCTTCGTACAGGATGCGAGCTGCTTCCTTCGCATTGTTGAACTGGCAGAGCTGCTTAATGTCGTTCTGTGCCATACCCATGACCTCCTTGTGCTTTATTGTACCTACATTATAACACTTTCAGCGTAGCATTCCGAAGTTGTCGCACACCGTTAAAACCGTGACCGTGGTTGCACCGGTGCGGTGAACACCATAAAAAATACACAGCACGCTAACGCATGCTGTGGGTTCTTTTATATGGTAGTATAAGTGTACACCGTGCATAACCACGTGGTATACCACGGTTTGCGAGGTGGTGCTTTCGCAGTAGCGGTGGCACTGGTAGCTCCTAGGAGCTTCGAGTTCTTCTGCTGAGCGTCTTCTATTTCTCAATCACAGATGCTGGCGGGACTCGAATTGTGATAGTTGAAAGAACAAAGGCTCTTTCGAGCCCTTGCTTTGCTTATTCCTGGTGGTCAGCAACCCAGTCTTCGACGAGCTCTCTGAGCGCCCCGTCGGCACAGTCCAGTACGCTGTCTCCTTCCTCCTCGGCCTCTTCGATTATAGTCCAGATTTCCGAGTCAAACAAATCGTAGTCTCTGTTGTCAGCGTACTCTCGCATCTTCTTGTAGACCTCTTCGTATGCTTCGTCTTTCTTAGCTTCCTTAAGCATGCTGTGCTCCTTTCTTCCAAGGACCCTTCTTGTTCAGGGTTCCTTCGTTGTGGTCGTAAAACCAGTGGTTCTCAGAAGTGTCTGTGATTGCGATTCCTCCGTAGACAGCTTCGAGCTTCTTGATGAGTATGTTCTCAGGCCACGCCTTGAGTAATGCCTCTAAATCCTGCTTCTACATACTGTATCCTCCTTGTGTTTTATTGTACCTATATTATACAGGATGCTGAGCGGAATTACGAATTTTCATGTGGGGCGGGACCTTGCGGCCCCTACCCTTGCTGGTTGTTAGCCCTCCTCTACGGGAGCTTCGATTTCCTCTATCTCAAGAGCCTCAGGCTCTTCTGCCTTCTCAGGCTCAGGGCGTACCCACTCACCGTTGGTGTTACCTGCTTCGATTGCTGCGAGGACTTCGCCGAATACTGCGAGCGCTACTGCTATGCGGTCACCCTTGGTATCTGTTACCTTGCAGTAACGTGTGAATACGTCTGATACTGTGCTTGCTGTACCACGTACTGCCTTCTGCTCTTCGACACAGCGTGCGATTATGTCCTTGTCGATGTAGGAAACAAACTTGTCGTTTCCGATGAGCTCTGCGACCTTAGTAGGAAGCTCGATTGCGCAGCCCTTAACCTTCTGTGTAGCATCGTCGGGGTTGACAACAACTTCGTTCCAAGCGAACCTTGTGTTCTTGCCACGTGATGCTGTGAACAGGAGCATGGTCTTGGGGCCTGCCTCTTCGATTGCGGTTGCTTCTGCGTTCTCGATAGCCTTTGTGTTCTCTGCCATGGTAACATCCTCCTTGATAACTTCTACGGTTGCCTCTGTGTTCTTAACATTCTTCTTAGCCATAATATGTACCTCCTAAGTACTCTTAATCGTTGCCCTGTTGGGCGTTGTTTGTTTTACTGTACCTATATTATAACACACTCGGGTGTTACATCCGAAGTTAATTACCTACCCTTGTCAGGTATTGGCTCTGCAGGTTCCTCCCAGATTGGCATTCTCTTCGCCTTCTTGCCAGGTCTGTATTTCTGAACCAGCGTGTCTACCATATTGTTAATAATGACAGTAGTTACACCAGCTACACGTGCTAAGGACGCCTTCGAGAAGCTATGTATGTCTATCCCATAGTCCTCCTTAATATTTTCGGCGTTGATGTGCCAGAAATGTATCTCAGACCTAATGGTTACGCGGCATATAAGGTCACGCCAATTAGCATCGTGTGCTATAGTACGTTCTGCGTATTCCAGGTCGTTTTCTTTATAGAGTTTAATAGTCAGGTCTGCTAAAGCCTGTTCCTTATCGGTCATACACTACACCTCCTTTGTGTTTCTGTTGTTGTGTTTACTGTATCTATATTATAACATATCCAAGGCGTGGTTCCGAATTTCTTAAACACCACGCATGCTGGTGTGTGCGATGTGGTTGTGCAGATGTATAGTTATACGCCTGAGGTGTAGTACCTCGCTTTGCGTGTAGCGTGCGTGTGGTATGCTTGCGGCATGGCGGTGTATGCGGTATAAGAATCGTATATAACTATAAAGCCGCCCGCAGGGCAATGCGTCGCAGACAGTTGTGGAACAGGCGGTAAAGGTGGGGGTTGTCGAAGACAGAGGGCACCAGGACAGCACCGCAACGAAGTGAAGGACTCGAAGACATAGGCGAATAGCCTGATGGCCTGGTGCCTGGAGAGGATATATGTTCGACCCCGAAAACGAAGTGAAAGGTACGATAGACAGAATGTGTATCGGTAGGCGTAGTCGAAGCGAAGCCGGCGAACATATATTATATTGTGAGGTAAACATTTCTTGCGAATTAAAAATCCTATACGAAAGCGGGAGCTTCGAGTAGGAATGCTTTGTACGATTTACACAAATTCACCGGAAAACCACAACAAAACCCACCGAAGTGAGGGTCTGTACTTCGATGGGTTTCGCTACCCGTGTGAGCTTTACGCATTTTCTATTCGATGTGGAACAGTCGTCAAGGTTGGGGGTTAGTAGTTGTTGCTACTATAATCATTATAATGTATAGGCGCTCAGAAGTCAAGACTTTTTCTACAATTTCGTATGAATACACGAAAATGCCTACGCACAGTAGTGAACACTTGTATATAATTTTTAATTCTCTAACCGCCAAAACAGACGCCCGTAGGCGCCTGCTTCGGTATATGTGAGCTTAGGAGATAAGAAATTATCTGAAGGATTCGATAATGAACCTCGGTGAATTACGGGGCAGTCGTGCATTGCTTTGCAGAAGTCTGCCATACTCGTCCTTAAGGTCGACGTAGACACAGCGAGCAGTTACCCCGACGATGATACCGGTGTAGGTATTGGCACCCTCACGAATCAAAATCTTGTGATGCATTGCGGTACCAGTTTCGAGTGCCTGCTTGAACTTGTCCCAGTAGGCTTTCTCCTGGTTCTGTTCACGCTCCTGAATAGCGTCGTACTCTTGCTTCGATGGTCTGGAGTAGAAGGGAGGAGGTGTGACTGTTTTTCCGAATACTTCGAATGGAGCTTCTTCCTTGGCAATATAATCCTGTGCGAGCTTGACAACATCGTCGAGCACAAGATTGAGTGGTCTGCCCAGGTAGCCCTGAGTGTCGGGTGAGTTGTAATAAGCACAGAGCTTCGGTACCAGCACTTTGGTGAGCTTGTCCAGGTCAGCTGAAGTCTGAGGGTCGCATTTTAATGTGTACTGGATACACGCAATCTTCGGCCTTAGCGTGAGCCCCTTGGCGTACCTGGTTGCCATGACGTTGAGTGTGTGGTGTACTGCCATGAATGCAGCAACACGTTCGATACTCCATTCCTCGTCCTCGACGAGCTTATCGGCGTTGTGACGGATGAAATTAAAACCCTTCTGGGTAATAGTCCAGAACTCAGCCATGTGCTGTACCTCCTATATATGAACTGGTGTTGTGTTTACTGTATCTATAGTATAACACAATCCAGGGCGTAGAAACGAAGTTTCTGTCTTCGAGTTCATACGCAGAGTACCGAAATCACGTACCAAATGCAGCGTTTTTGCTGCAGTTGCTTTATAACTTTTACACGCAACATCCAAGCAACTGCAGCATGCGGTGTCGTGATTATCCGTCCTCTCTGCCGAACCCGTACCGGTAGAGATAACCGGCAACACGGTGTGTTACACCAGCGTCTTCGATAGCATCGATGAGATATCGGATTGCTTCTTCCGGGTCTGCCTCACCAATCAGGTCGAGCAAGTTTGTATCAGGTTCCGTAGCATCTGGGAATTCTTCGACGCGCATGATTGCCTTACGTGGGTTGTACTGACTAAATTGATGCTGAGCTTCTTTTTCGGTAGCACCGTAGCACACCGCATAATCGGTAGGATCTGCTCCGTAGAATACCTTATAACGCATAGTTAGACCTCCTTGAAGTTCGATTTGGAATGAGTCCGCATCATTTGATGCGGACTGTGTCGTATGTAGACTTCTTGGTGAACTTCTCCGCAATCTTCGGGTGTGCAGCTGCGAGTGCCTTCGCGTCTACGGTGTTACGAGTTGCGGTTGTAACGGTTACTGCGTGGTCGTCCACGATGTAGGTACGGGACTCGTTAGCTTCGGCAAGCTTCTTGAGCTCTGCCTTGAGAGCGTCTGCCTCCTTCGATGCCTCCTTGATGAGTGCCTGGAGTTCCAGGTAACGCTCGATTTTGGTTGCAGCCTGTGTCTTTGTAATCTTTGCCATAATACTACCTCCTAAGCAGTTGGGCGTTGTTTGTTTTACTGTATCTATATTATAACATATGCAGGTGGTATATACGAAGTTGTGCGTGAGGTGTGTACCCTTATCTTTTATAGATAACGTGAATCTTGCAATCCCCGTTCGATGAGAATTCTTCTAGTTCGTGTGCTAACGGACGAGAACTCCATATCTCCTCGTACAGAGTGTCGAGACCGGCTGAGTTACCCTCGAAGGTTTCTGAGTACTTCGTTGGTATAGGGAACGAGTAATCCACCTTTATATCCGGGATTTCCTTCCGAACGGCGTCGATGACTTCTTTGGTTAATTTGCCGTCCGCGAAGATTATGCCGTATAAGAAGTCACCTCCGTCGTCGCTCGACCAGTCTGTACCGTATCCTTTCAGATACCTACAGTCGACGTACTTCTCCACGACATCCCAGAACTTCGGTATCGTCGCATACTGCTCTTTATTGTCGACAGACCACCTTTTATACAGAATCTGAACCTCTTTCGTGTCGGCTGATGCTTTCGGAATTTTTATCATACAATTATCTCCTATAGGTTGTAGTTCAGGGTGTACCGCTTATTTGCGGTACACCTTATCCTTATGAGCTTCGATGAACGCCTCGAGGTTCTTGATGGTTTTGAGTCTGTCCCAGTTCTGACGGCGGTCTTCTTCGTCCTTGTACTTACCTTCGAAATCCCAGTTACCGTCCTTGTCGGTGACATCCCAGTAACGGTAAGCTGGTGTGAAGCTTCGGAACAGAATCGGGCAGTTGTCCGGGCTGTATCCCTCGTCAGTTTCGAGTTCGGTGTGTGCCCACATACCGTTAGCACAGCCGGTAGCTCCAACCTTGAAGCATACATATCCGGTGTAGCCGAGCTTGATAGCCTCCTTGAGGAACTGACGCATCTCCTGGAGCTTCGACTTGCTCAGGTACTCAGGCCACCAGTCAAAGATGCTGAACTCGTTGTAGCAGTCCGAGATACGGAGTCTGCTGTAAGGGTTGTCCTCAAACCAGGCTATTCTCTCTTCGACACGCTCGAGGACCTGAGCGGCGGTATTGTACTGCTTGTTCTTATTATCCATATTGTACCTCCTTAAGCACACGGGTTGTTTTTATTGTACCTATATTATAACACATTGGGGTTGGGGTTGCGAAGTTCATCGCAAGGGGCTCAGTGCCCCATTGCGGTTACGATAGCTTCGGCACATCTACGCATGAAGTCGTTGCCGACGAGGTTGTAGTGTTTCTGGTAAGGCTGCATCGGACCTTCGAGCCCGCATCCGTAGAATCCAGAAGTGCCCCAAGCGAACACATCGTCTACCAGACCAGCGTGGTCTTCGAGAACCTGCTTTGCGTTGATGTACTCTTCGTCGTCCTCGTCGTAGTCGTACAAGGTGTTCTCGTTACCGCCGATAAGTGAGCAAGCGGCATAGTAGAAATTCGTGAACACTTCCTTCTGGCGCTCGGTCTCGCAGTTGAATGCTGGTACTGCGCGCTTAGCATCTGTGTATTCCATAAGTCTCTGTCTATCCATAATTCTACCTCCTAAGTAGTTACCCGGTTTACGTTTACTGTATCTACATTATAACATACGCTAGGTGGCAGTACGAAGTTTCAGCAGCACGGTGTGCGCGGTATACCACAGGACCGGGTTCTGTACGCATGCCACAGCAAGCTGGTGTTTTGCTGTAGGTACCGTGGTTACCTTATAACGTGTATGTGGTGCACAACCGTGGTTTATACCACAGCATGCGTGGTGTGATATCACCAGCCGTGCGGTGGTATCAGAGCTCTTGAGCTTCGAGTTCTATCACCGAAGGTGATTGGTCTGAAGGTCTCTAGGAGCTTCGAGTTCTTCTGCTAGATGTGTTATATAACATAGAACTGCGGTGGAACTCGAAAGTGCGATAACCGCTAGCAAAAGCGGACCCTATTGGGCCCGCCCTGCTTCGATATTTGATTTATCCGAGCTACCGGAGTGGCATTATGCCACTTCGATATCTGCGAGCTCTGTGCTGATTACGTCTGCTGTCTCAGGAGCTTCGACTTCCTCGGGAACCTCGGGAACCTCGGGCTCAGGTCTTGCCCACTCGCCTTCTGTGATTCCTGCTTCGATATCGTTGAGAATGCCCTTGAAGATTGCGAGTACTGTTTCGAGCTTGTCAGCACCCTTAATCTCGTTTACCTTGGTGTAGCGAGCAAACACGTCTGAGAATGTGCTTGCCATGCCGCGTACCTGCTTACCTTCGGCAACGCACTTCTCTGCCTGCTCCTGGTCGAACCAGGATACGAACTTGGTGCTACCGATTGCTTCGGCAACCTGGATTGGGAGCATTGCTGCACAACCCTTGACCTTGACAACTTCGTCCTCGGGGTTAACGATTATCTGTCTCCAAGCGAGGCGTCTTGCGTTACCGCGAGATGCTGTGAAGAGGAGTGTTGCCTTAGGACCTGCGGGAGCTTCGATTGCGTCTACCTCTGCCTGAGCTTCCTCGACTGCTTTGATAGCTTCGATTGCCTCTACGTACTCGTTGTTAGCCATAACCTCGTCCTCCTTGACAAATTCGTTGGTGATGTCCTGACCGCCTACAGTAACCTTGATGATACCTTCGAGGGCCTTGACTGCCTTCTTGCTGTTTACTGTCTGCTCTGTGCCGTTTGCGAATGTAACATTATACTTCTTAGCCATAATCTGTACCTCCTAAGTACTCTTTGGTCGCGTCCCAGTGGGACTTGTTTTTATTGTATCTACATTATAACACACACGCCCACGCAAAAAGAAGTTGTGCGTTTTCTGCACCCAGTGTGTCTTTTGCCGTTCCGTGTTGTGTTTTATTGTATCTATATTATAACATTGCTGGGTGTGTGTTACGAAGTTATGAAGCACCCAGGATGGGTACGCATATTATAATGAACGTGCGCGCACGCGAATAACACAGAACCAGGTGGGGACTCGAAGGTACCCGCCCCTGGTCAGCAAGCGAGAGCTTCGAGTTCTTCTGCTGGATTAGATTTGGGTGAGATTGGTTTCGGATTGGTATTCTGTGCTTCGAGCTCGGTTTCTTGCTTGGAGTGATTGGGTTAAGAAGATTAGGTGGGTACTTCGGAAAATGAGAAAACGAAACTTCGTGCATTTGTGTAAATATGTTATAATATAGGTGTAGTAAAAATAAACTTCGTGAGTTCCATTCAGAGTTGATTTAGTTACTCAGAATGGGAACAAGAAGTTCTATCTACCAAGCATCTGGGAACTTCGGTATTCTTTGTTCAGAGCGATTGGTTTGGAACAGAAGATGGAAATGGTAACTTCGGTATTAGCAGTTTCAACGCGGTGGTGTCGGTAGACCGGAATTCGAAATTCGAAAGGAGGGATTCGAAGTGTCGAAACGATGGCTAGCAGAACTCGAAGCAGGTAGACGATTTGGCGAACTTTTAAGCAAGAATATGATAGGTAGTCGAATTCCTGTGCCTCTTCTCCGGAATCGTGTGCTCCTTGCTACCAGTACCGGCTCCTATCGCTGGGGTGCGAGTTCGACGGTGTCTGGTACCGGTGTTCTCCGCTCCAGCTACCCATTCGTACCCACCGGAATCGGAGCGATGAATTTGTGGAAAGTCAACAAAAATCACCGTTTCGGAGTGGTGGTATGTCGTTACTCGCATTTAGGACAAAAGCAAAATATCGATACCTATGGTCAACGGGCGTTCGAATCCCTACCGCAACTCTGGTTAAAGCGGACCGGTTTTGAACGCCTGAATTACCTTCTGTTTATTCTAAACAAATCGGGTGACATACCACCGACAGTATGGTGTGCTTGAACGACGTTTCACAGATTATCTATGCTTTTGATTACGACATCTGTCGGCAACGACAAGTGTCGTCTTTTTATACCTGAATATTGGTGGATACAGACGGGTATCCATAGTGAACTCTTGGTATGCGTAACGTCAGTATTAACCTTGATACTGGTGTACCGTTGATATTCGGGTTTGTCACCTACATCTACCGAAATTCGAGTTCGCAATAGAATCTTTTCTACGTCGCAATACATATACATTCATGTCTGCATTTTACAAAATAAGAACCCCACCATAATGGCGGGGTTCATAGGTTTACTACGGTATTCGATTGTGATTTTATGTTAAATTAGCAACTTGACATCGACTCGTTCTTAAAATGTTTTGACAAGTCTTCAACGGTTAATGTATTCTGACAAAACCCATCTATCAACTGTACCTTCTCATTCGGAGTTAGAAGTTTGTCTGTGCAAATGTCGTGAATGACGACATACGCAGTTGACTCACCCATCTGACTTCTAGTATGATGTCTGTGCTTGCCTTCGAGTATCTGCTTGAACTTCTTGCCCATGGCTTATAATCCTTTCTTGTATCTTGAATAGTTTGTATCAATATCGGAGCTATGCAACATCCTATCCGCAATCTGCTCTGTGATTTTAGTTTGATTATTTAATTTCTTTCGAACAGCTCGATGTGTCGTCTTCTTCACGAATGCTGTGGTATTGTCATAGTCCATACCCCAGAGCATCGCTCTTTCGTATTCGCGTTTTCTAGACCTACGCATAGATTACTCCTCCTTGATGTAAAGATTGCTTAATATGTATTCCAGCTGCAACAATTTCCAGAGTGTGTCGGTGTATACCGCGTTCTGAATTAAACCGTCAATCTTCTGACGAATGGCTCTAACCAAGTCGTCCCTGCTAACCTGTAATTGCTGCACTGTTCGCCTCCTTACCTACGTCTGTGCTTATAGCTTTCGTACATAGCTGCTTCGTCTTCCTTGCGTTTTCGCTCAGCAGCTTTCTTCTCTGCGTCAGCTGTCTTCCAGTCTGCGTACCCCTTGCAAGTACCGTGACAACCGACGTGTCGCTTAGGTGCGATACATCCTTTACAAGGGCAGTCATTTCCCATATCCGTTCTCCTTTAACTCAGTGGAGCTAACTCCACCTACAATAAAACTGTCTATTCGGAATTAAGTAGTCTGCTATGAAATAGAACTCAACCAATCGTGTTGTCAATCATATTAGCTACCTGCTCTGCTGCTGTAAGGCATGCTGAGAAACAGTCTAACGGGCATCCGAATCCAGAGTAGTACTCGCCGTCAACCTCAAAGTCAAGGTAGTACTCCTCGTCTTCCCCGTCCTGTCTATAATAGACATCAACTGTACCTACATCTGTGAGTATACGGAAATTAGGTACATCAGCTGTCGGGTCCTGACTCAGATTGTCGTCAGAGTTAACCCATTCTGTCAGCTTGTCATCGACGTTAGAACCACCTAGAATATTGATAAAGGTTTCCAGGTAAGCATATATCTGGTCTCTAGTTGAGCTCTCGTATACCAGCATAAATCTACCTCTTACATCATTGAGGTTATCTGATTGTCAGTTCTAAGATTGTCTACCTCAGTAATAAGAACCTTCGTGAATTCTGCTACCTCGTTCTCCTCTTCTGCTGCACTTCCTAGCGTATAAGTACCTATCGCTAATACGCTACCGTTAGCTCTGAACAGTACAAAGTCAGACTTCCATTCTTCGTAAGCATTATCCACGCCGAACATCTTAGATATTATACCTTGATATTCTTTATCACCATTTCGAACGTATACTAATGTTCCGGCACCAGTATCAAGGTTAATAGTTCGACTTTCTATCTTACCTTCTGAAGCCTGATTGCAGAATTCTTCGACGCTACCTAATACTTCCTCATACAGCATATACAGTACCTCCTACACATTGTTCTTATTGTATCTATATTATAACATGAATACAATACGCATACGAAGTTGCGATTATGTCTCCTCAGTATCTGCTTGCTTCTGAGCTTTACGCTCTTTTTCTTTCTTGAAATATTCTTTAGGAGCTTGAGTTACCAAATTCTCGGGTATGTAATCAGTATCCCATGCTTTATCCTTTATATGCGGCTTGCTCGGATTTGGTTTAGTATTCTTGGAATCTGCATCTCGATGAAATGACAGTGGCTGTATTCCTTCCTCCAGAACTGTCAGATTACCAGCTGCATCTCTGCTGTGTGTTGGCTGAAAGGCTACCTTGATATACATATCAGTCTCCGGTCCTATTGCTTTTAGTCGCTTAGCTGTATTCTCACCTAAAATACCTAAGTCCTTGCCCTTCAGAAGCTTACTAATGGGTGCCTTCATAATGACTACCGGTACATTATCATTTCCTGTCGGGTACGCAGGATTGGCTGATAATTTTTCTACAGAAATCTTAAGATGGTTATTCGCAGCGTCTTTGATAAATTCTACAATGTCGTCTTCTGTTATCGTGGGTTTACCCTCACGCTCTGCTAGCTGATTATATCTGTACAGCAGAGTGAAAAAAGCACCATTCGCAGTTCTGTAAGAACCTTTAGCATATTGATTCCAAGCATCCGGGTCGGTTAATTGCCTGAAGTTAAAATCATCTACCGTCGCATTTTGAAGTTTTTGTCTGAATTGCGTCAGCAATTTCTGTTCGTCCTGCCCAGTGTAGACAGTATGACCACTACCTGCACCTGTTGTAGCACAGTTCAAAGCTGTCATAAAAGCAGTATCAACTGTCAGTGAGCAGTATAAGGTCATTCTAGGTGATATAGTCCTTATTCTCAGCATATCGTGTCCTCCTTTAACAGCATGCGATAACTGCTGCGTCGTGCTTGTATAACTACACACGCACAACACGTGCGTCCCGCAAAACCGTTGATATTATGGTGAGAAACGGTAGGTTCCTCTATCTATTATATTCTCCAACAGTGATATAGAAACTGCCCTGATTATTACACCAGGGCAGTTAAATTCAGGTTAAAGTGGTCTGTAATAGGTATAGATTACATTTTCCTTATCCGGGTCATCACAACCCCAACCCTCCAGTACATCGCACCTATACCAGTCATCTCCAGCTACGATAGGAGCATTGGTAGGTGAGTATTCCAGTATAATAGGGTCGAACCTATCTGACTGTGCTGCCAACGGTATCGATACGTCAACCGTAATCTCGATTTCTTCTGAACTTCCAAAATTGTCAAGCGCAGAAGCTGAGTAGTACCAAAGGGTGAATTTATTCTTTAGAAGCATACTCACTTCTTCAGGATAAATGTAGCCGACTCATCAGCCACGTGAAGCATCCAGGCAAGCGGGTTCTCGTTATACACCTGACTGATAGTCTGGACGTCTTTGACATCCCAGGTACCCATGTGACAGTTGATTGCTGCTGCTTCCTCATCGGTAAGGTCAAGGTACCTGGATACAATGAAGACAGACTTGCTACCATGACCGCCGAACTTGAACTGCTCGTCGTGGTCCCAGCCCATGTATTTCTCCCAGAAGCCAGAGGAGTTTTTGCGAGACTTTTCAACCGGCTTGTACAGGTTTGCCTTGCACACATCGTGAAGCAGAGCCACCTTGATAACAGAAGATTTGGACATTTCTCGGAACTCAGGTCTATCCTGGAAAGCATTATACAAGCGAACACATTCATCGAATACTGCCAGACTGTGGTCGACAAGGCCGCCTTCGTATGCGCAATGATATCGGGTACTTGCAGGTGCGACAAAGAAGTCGCAATGAGGACCGTCAAGCCATGCGATTAAATCCTCTATGCCTTCAGCTCCCGTAGAGCGAAGAAGGCTGATAAATCTTTCTTTCGGTGTTTCCATATCAATTGGTTCCTTTCTGTTTATCTTTTTCTGCTAGGGCGTTCGCCTTGCAGTATATGTAGTAATAGCAGAAATTGTCGAATACGTTTCCGACCAAAGCTGCAATGAACAGTACCATTAGCTTCATAGGTATGATTATTGCTAAACCTGCACCTAGGAGTGTTGCCACGCTGTTTACGATATTACAGTTATTATCGTAGCGTTCTCGGCTTCTCTCGTCAGGGTGTACTTTAGCCCTGAGACGTATGCCACCATTCGCCATGTTTCGCGTAATAAGTGCATATATTAGCACATTAAGCACGAAGTAGAACTTCAAGTTGCCTGTTATCAGAACGTGAGCAAATAGGAACCCATCAGCTATAATCTCTGCGGTCACAATCCAGAGATAATGCTTGTACAGCACATCTCCTTTCTTGTTCCACAGAAGCCCGAAAATGATTACACCTAGACAGGTGACTATCTGCTCACCTGATATATAGAAATGATTGACAACCTTCATCATTTCAGCATAGATATAAGGATAGCTCATCGAGTAGAATATGCTGCAGATGAGGTTAGTAGTCAACATGAATTTAGACAGTTTCTGTCGAGTCATTACAGGTTATCTACAGCATCATCTACTGCTTCGATAATCTTCTCTGCTGTCTTCTGCAACTCGGCACTAGCAAGGAATGCTTTATACCTCTCTTCGTACTCTTTCAGCTGAATTTGCTCGAAGCCCTTCTCGGTCTCTTTGAAGCACAGGTTGAGTAACACCTCTTGACCATTCGGCTCCTTGACAGAACGAATAAGGATTGTGTCGAACTCACCTGGATTAGCATTGGTGGCAAAGTCGAACGCCTTAACCAGGAATTTGCCTTCAGGCATATAAGGCATCGTGAGCGGATACAGCTTGCTGAGCTGCTGATTGATGAAATTGTTAGTGTATGTGGTACCGTTCGGGTCGACGCAAAGGAATCTGTCAATATCATGAAACTGAACAGAACCGTCTATCTTAGACACCGTTTTGAAAAGTGAGGACATCCTGCGACACTGGTATTCTTTCTTATCCGAAGTTTCCCTAACCAGGTTCCAGACGTCTTCGGTATCATCGATAGGTGTAAGTGGGTACCCTGAACAGAGCCTCTTTAAGATACCTGCAGTGATGCTGAAACTCATACCTGAATGTCCATCACCACAGAGTGAGTTGTAGGCTTTGAGAGCACTCTGGTAGCAGCTCTCTGTGTATGCCTGCATCATCGCGTCTACGTCCTTCTCGGTTTCGATAATTGTAGCTCGCTCACGCTCGCATGCAATGCGGACTTCCTCCGCAGCCCATTCTGACATACTCATTAGATAACCTCCTTCTTGATTGGATGTCCACAAGACATCTTTCCTTCAGGGCACTTGCCTGTGACTGCACAGGTAGGTCCTGCGTATTTGAATAGATTTGGTGCTACTGACTGGCATATATCAAGCATCTGATTAGCCAAGTCACGTATCTCCCATTGAGCACGGTTGCAACACCTATGCTTAAAGAAGTTCCACAGACTTCTGACATTCATGGTGACGATGATAGATGTTGTACAAGCGTTAGGAAGCACCATTCTGGCGTCCTCGTTCGCCTTCTTCTCCGCATCTTTCTGAGCCATGCCTGACTCTACATACCTAGAAGACAAAGCCTGTCGGATTATGTCATATCGGCTTTCTATCATGCACATTGTATCTTGATATATGCTTTCTAGCACGTCATTACCACGTATCGCAGGTGGTGTAACATACTCGAACTGACATTCGTCGACATAGCGTTGACTCTTCTGGCTGTAAGATGCTATGCGGTGTCTTACCAACTGGTGGGAACACGCACGAGATATGCCACTTATTCCGAATGTGAAAGTGACGTGCTCGAATGGTGATTCATGGCCCAGTTCAGACAACATCTGAATGTACCTTGAATTTTCTTTCTCACCGCAGTCTTTCCACAAATCAGCTATGTCTTCTTTTGAATAGCACAATCTAGCAGCAGCGGCTACGGTATCCTCTGGATGTGGTGTGTAGTTAAGCAGCTTTACTTGCATTTCTTTACCTCCTAGATTTTGGAATTGTTGAACAAATCGAGCGTTATTATCACACTCGTCACATTTGCTCATATCGTAGCAATGACCATCAATAATGGGACAATAGTTCTCGTCATTATCCTCCGTAGTCCTATCGTCCCAGAAATTATATTCTGCCATCTGTACCACCTATTATTGGTGTGTGCTCTTCAGTCGAACTCCAGGAAGCATCAAAGGCTTTCTTTTCATCACAATCATAGCAGTCAAACCTACCACAATCAATCTTACCGATAGGACAGGTATTAACAGCTACACTTGGTTTCTGTGCTAAATCCACACCGATAATTCTATCGGATGCTCTAGCAACTGCATCATCCCAAGGTTGAAGTGCTTTCATTACATCGTCCATCTTAACACCTGACTGAAGTTTTTCAGCATAATCATCGTACCATTTGATTTTAGCTTTATCTTGTTCCTCGCTATTACCGTCTTTAGTTCCTGCACGATATCCGTACTTGTAGGCATTGAGTTTGCAGAACCAATATACAGCAAGGTCACCGAACTGGTCACGCATTTCCTCGATGCATTCTTTCTTACCAGGCTGGTTGTAATGCGACGGGTGGTCTACATTCTTCTTAATAGATTCATCCATAATGATTGCTCCTTTATAATATGAGCCGTCCTCCTGTCTATTATGTGAACGGAAGGTAATCTAGAATCCCTTCCGGAAGCACATTCGGAGGTCCTAATCTAGAATTGATGGCTCGTATCTTGCTTATTTCTGGCTGGCTTCTAGATAAGACTTAGGCCACTCGACCTTGAAGTTCTCCCACTTCTTGTAGGCGTCGATGTAAGCCTCGTCATTGTCGCCGTTGTAGGTAACCTCATAATACATACCGTCGGACATGGGAGTGCTGAACAGACCCTTATGATTCTGTAAAGTCTTGCTGTACCAGACGACATAGACATCTTCTGCTTTGAGCTCCTGAGAGTCTGTCACATCGCGATGCTGATTGAAATAGTCTGCAACAACCTTCTTACCGAATTTGATAAATTCTTTTGAACCGAACATGATATTCTCCTTTCCACATATAATGGTGAGCGGGTCTATCTAGCATCAACCCACTCGGGTAAATCACTTAGGAGGTCTTCCTTATGGCAAATGAAGACACATTGGCTGCTAGAAACCGAAAGGATGTTGCCTGATACACAGGCTTTGGTATTCCGATATCCTTTGGTGCCGCCTTCCCTTCTTTATAACGACACACCCCAATGAGCATCATCTTCATTTAGTCAAAGCCATTTATTACGTCAAAGCGTAATCTACGGTTCACCCCAATCCGTCATTATGGACTGCAAGGTTCAGGCTACTCCCTCATCTATTTCAACCTTTGTTTCGGTAAGCCAGGGTATATTGACCAGATATCGGTATTGGTTCTCGAGGTGGGAATTGAACTCCACACCGACAAGCTATCGCGACACAGCCTGCCTACCTACCATTAGACTCGAGAATATTTAAGCATGCGTTACCCAACCCAGGCGGGACTCGAACCCGCGTCTTAGACCCTTATTAGGCGTCCGCGCACTAACCTCTATGCTACCAGGCCAGGTAACGCATACTGTAGGCTTGACGTGGTACGCATGGAACAGAGGCGTGTCAAGCACATTGGTTGGGGCAGCGGGATTCGAACCCACGAATGACAGTGTCAAAGGCTGTTGCCTTACCACTTGGCTATGCCCCAGCCAGAATCCCAGTAGGACTGGGATAGATAAACTCAGCAAGATTCTGGATTAGTAGTCTTCTGACTCGATAATGGGCTCAGATACATCCTGTCTGACTTCTTCAGGCTCATCTTTCATGAACCCTTCAAAGTAGTCTGCGATTACACGAAGCCCTTTCACGAAAGACTCAAGCGTGTCCTGGTCCACTCTGTTATCTCTAAGGTCCCTTCTGAACTCACTTACGCCTTTCTTGAGTTTTACCAGCCCCTCTTTTGCCTTATGAGCCTCGGCAGTATTAAATGCAACAACCGTGACTTTCATCTGTTACCTCCTACACATGAGAATTTGATTTATGTTTATTGTATATGTATTATAACATAGCACTCGGTTTTGAACCGAAGATGCTGGATTCTCAATCCAGATTGTCGTTGTCATCGGATGAATCTTCATCTTCCTCATCACAGTCGTCGTTAGATGCTTTCTCGAACTTTCCCGGAAAAGCTTCCATACCGGTTGCCAGCATCTTAGCAAAGACATGAGGAAGACCAGACGCTTCAAGCTGCTTTGTCACGCTTCCTATAGACAAACGAGACTCTAAAGCCTGGCAAAACGCAGAGTGAGCAGCTGCAACAGCTGTGGCATATCGGTCTATCTTTTCCAAGTCTTCGTCAGACATTTCCGGACTCTGCTTGAGCTCTTGAACATCAGGTCTTACATCGTCGATAATGTCCAGCAGGAAGTTAGCACAGACCTCTAGGAGTCCTTCGTACGCATCCTTCTTTTTACAATTTGCTGTAAATGCTACACCGTTATCCTGAAAAACTAATGCAAGATAGCCATTGTTGGGAAACGTGGTGAATACCGAAATCTCAGGATTAACCTTCATTATCTTTCACCTCCCATATCATACTCTTCATCCCCGGCACCGTCCTTGTAATATCGATTGATGCGAACCCAGCCATTGTTCTGGTAAGTATCAAGTCGATAGCACATACCCATGTCGCTAGGTTCTGTCGTTACGATTACGTTCTCGCCTTTGTCATTGACTGCGGTTGCGGGAAGTTCAGCACCCTTCGTGAATATTACTAGATTTGCGTAGTTGATAGGTGAGCATATCCTTCTAGGTTCTGCTGCCATGTCTGCCTCCTTTCGGTCGCTCAAATGTTCTTATCTGTTCTACATGACCGCACACACCTGAAGCACTGGCAAGTGCTTTGAGTTTGGATTCGGTAACCCACCAATACCAAGCACGGCCGTCGACAACTCTGTAGACTAAGAACTTACCCACAGGGTTGTCTATGTCTTTCGGAAACCCGAACACAACCAGGCTACCGTTTACAAGGACATTCTGAACGAACGGATTAGTCTTCTGCATTGATGTACGTCCTCACGCAGTCGTTGAACACATACCAGCACAGCGTTTCGTACTCAAAACCTGCTGTAATCAGGTCATCTGTGCAAGAATGTTCCCAGATATTCTGTGCTACTCTGAGAAATCCCTCATCTGTACGAGCACCCCTTGCCATAGCAAACATCTCGCTATACTGCTCATTCGTACCTTCGCGATACAGATTGTATCTGATACAAAGGCTTCTGAGAGCTTCGATGTCCATCTTACGAGTAATCGTTATCTCTGCCATAGTACGCCTCCTTGTCTGCGTCGGTTTTATGTTTATTGTATCATTATTATAACACAAATCACACCATGAAACGAAGTTGTGGTTAAATATCAGACTAACATCAGACTACCAGACACCTGGTCTGCTGGACCAGAGTTGACTGCATAAGCTGCTTGGTGACACATTCTAACTTTCTATAAGATGCTTCTGCGAACATCTGGTCGATTATGTCGACGAACTTACAAGGAAACAACTCTTTGGAAAGAGGTCCTTCAATAATCTGTGTGAGGAAATCTTTGTCAATCTTGCTGTCGATAGGAATGTGAAATGTATTCGAGTACTCCTGGATAATCTGAACAGCGCATTCCGGCTGTTCATCTGCCGGTATAGACTTCACATCAATCCGATTAAAGCGACGGGTAAGTGCCTTATCCTTGGCTAAGCACTCATTGAACTCATCTGTAGTGGTTGCGGTGATAACGCAGAACTCACCTCGAGCGAGTGCTGGTTTCAGCAGATTAGCAGCCGATACAGCACCTTCTGCCTCACCCAGCGTAGTCAGCATGTGAGCTTCATCGATGAAGAGCAGAACTTTCTTCTCTGTGCGTCTGAGTTCATCGATTATTGCTTCTAGACGTTCTTCGAACTCACCTCGATACTTGGAACCTGCCAGCAGATTACCAGACAATAACTCCATTACAATAGGGAGTTCAGGAGAAGCTGCTTCATCTATTCCAGGGAAGTACTCATCATCTTCTTCTTTCAGCTTTGACAGCCAGTTAGCGTAGAGCTCTTCCTCAAGTACCTGAGCCAGACCCTCTACAATCGCAGTCTTACCACAACCAGAAGGTCCGAGAAGTATTACATTAGGCTTGGTTCTCCTACGCAGAGCTATGCGTATCTCCTCGATTTCCTTGCTCCTGGCATAGCATTTAGGCAGTTCACCTTGTGCTGCCAGAAGTGTCAGATTTCGACCGTATCTGCATATATTCTTACAATCACGGTCGATAGTTCTCAACCTGTGTAGATAACTTGCTCTTCTATCCATAATTACCTCCATATTATTTAGAATTTGACTTCTTGCCTGAGCTCTGTTCTCACCTGCATGAGAAGCTCTCCTAGACGATTCTTGCCCACACCGTCACAGACACCCCAGTATGTATCTCGCCAATGGTTACCCTCAATCAACTCAGCATCGCCGGTTGCGATTAGAAGATTACCCAAGTCAAGGTGTTGTCTGAATTTTAGGCTAAGAATGCGTGCCATGACGTCATCCTTGATGTCTTCCCAGTCAGGGAGGAGTTGAACCTTACGACCGAGTTTCTTAGCATCACGAGGACTTAGATTGCAGAACTGGAACTTATCCATTGCGTTCAAGCATTTCTGTGCTTGATATGCCGCTTCAGAGTTCTGAAACGTCATGCCGTCCATGCTAACGCTAGCCGGGTAGAAGTTGCTTAGGAATGCGAACTCATCGTCGAACTTATCGATTACCACATCTACACCTCCTATGTGTTTCTATTGTACCTACATTATAACATATAATTGCGTGAAGTACGAAGTTAAAATTGTCCCGCTTTAATACCGTGAATTAGCTGTAAGACAATCTGAGTAAGCTGATTAACCAGACACTGATTGAACATAACCCAGTATTGCTTGGCAGTGTGCTCATCCATGTGCAGAACTTCACGCTCAACTGCCACATCGGTAGCTACCTCCTGCACAGTCTGCTCAAGAACATTGAACAGCTTAAAGCCAATCTGCAGTCTGATGCGGTTGGGGTCATCAAGCCTCGGCTTATCTCTGACAGCAGCGCGAACAACCACATGGTCAAGCTGTCTAGGAACCCATGCTTGGATTGCCTGACCGATGTATTCTTCAGCTTGTTCAACGAGCTTATCTGTTTCGGTTTTTGGTGCGGGTGCGATACCGGTTAGAATTATACCTTTCTTCTCACCAGCAGCTTCGGGGTTGTTGTCTATATACTTTTCCATAGCTTCTCCTTTCGTCACGCAGTCGAACTCTTCTGCAGTAAGGTGTCCTCTGAGCAGCATATCTTTCGCATTATACGTTCTAGGATATTCCTTACGATACTGCGCATCCATTGCCAAAATCTTATCTAAATTAGGCACGATAATTCCTCCTGTCAACAATCTGTGAAATGAACTGATTCACTAATATCTGCTTCAAGCAATAGAATACCTGCACCCTGGTCATCTAATGATGTGCAGAATGGGTAAGAGTGTACAGCTAATGCTTCATGATACATCTGCTCTGACACAATCATAATGACCGCATCGTCCGGCAGGTCTTTGGTAAGTTCTCGAAACTCACCTAATGACATAGTGTCACCTCGTTTCATCTAGTCACCTCCTTTATCAATTCGATTAAGAAAATCTTTGAATTCTTTTCGAAACTTCCTTCTAAGTCTAGATACCTGAGCTTGTGAGTATTCATATTTATCAGCAAGTTCCTGCTGAGTGGGAGCATCGCCATAAGCAGCACCGTAGGCGAATTCCTCATAGATATCCCGACGTCGTGCATTAGTCACGGTAGCTAAGAAATCGTCAAGCTGGTCTTCGAACAGTTCAGGATAGAAATCTGGCTCACTCGGCATTAAATCACCGAAGGTAGCTGAGCTGCTCTTCTCGTCGTCTATCAAGGCATCCAGAGAACCCACCTGTATTGTCTCACAATTCTCCCACATAGGTCGGGGTATTCGTATCGTTGAACAGTTCTCCCTTACGAACCGTTTCATAGCCCCGAGTATGCAAGGCACTGCGTATGTAGCGAAGGAGAATCCTCGTGACTCATCAAAGGACTGAGAGACACGCCAGAGTTCTAGCATACCTTCTTGGCGAACGTCTTCCTGATACAGTGCTGGGTAAGACAGTTTCTTCAGGCAATAATGCACCAGCTTTATGTTCTCATTAAATCGCTGCTCCGGAGTCATCAGCACCTACCTCTTTCCTGAATACACAGACATTATAGGACACCGAAGACTTCTTGATACCGTACTTCTCAGACATCTGAGAGATAGATAGTTTCTTATAGTCCTCTAAGAACTGTCGTTTCTCCTCAATCGACCACTTGTGACGTTTCTTTGGCTTGTCAACAGGTTCTTCTACCTTTGTTAGAGTAAAGGTTTTCTTAGGAGCAACCGGTTCTGGTTTACGACGCTCAACAGCTGTCTCTCGCATAGTCTTTACGGTTGCTTTGTCAGCGTACTGCATTTCAGCATCTCGATATTCTGTACCATTTAGCAATGCAGTAGTGTCCAGATTGAGGTTAAATTTCTTGATAAGAGTAGCTGCAAGAGCCTCAACTCGCATCTGGACTTCTTTTTCCTTCATAGCCTCAATCCGCTTTGCTTCTGTCTCAGCCAGCTCGTTGACAATTCGCTCCAGAACCTGCATATCGGCAACTCGAGGTTTAAGTCCAAGCTGTCTGGTGAGAGCCTCGTCCACCTTGTTCATCATCTCTATGTTGAACGAGTACATGAACCTAGATTTAGCAGATAGAAAAACCTCGACACTCACGGTAGTAATCTGTTCACATAGGATAAGCTGATTACGACCGCCTTCAGGTCCGTCCATATATCTAAAATAGACGTGCATAGGAAGATGGTCAGAATCTCGAGTTGTTATCGGAATGACATTGAATGTAGGTGCATTAAGATTGTTTTCTTCGCAAGACACGATGAGATAGGGACGTGACTTCTTCTGCACAGACGACGTTCTAGAACCGTCTCCAGTTTCGTCATCAAAATGCAGAAACCAGACGTCTCCTCTTCTATAACGGCTATACCACCTATCCATAAGATACCTCCTAATGTAATTTTTATATACTTATTGTAACATAAAAGACGTGTGATTACGAAGTTATAAATCACGTAGCACGCTGTGGTTTACCACACGGTTGTGCACCGTGTATACTTATATAATAAAACCGTGAAGCCGTGAGCATATAACAAAACGCTGTAGGATAACCCACAGCGTTTGTTAATAATTACTTGTATAAGAGCGTGTAACTTATGCAAGACTTGTGTTCTTTTTGCTGGTTTCCGTAGGTAGCTACTTCTACAGGTTTGCCCATAGTCAAGAACGATTTGATGGCTTTACATTCTTATCCAATATACCATTACCAGATAAGTTCCGTATACCCGTCGTTTCCCTTATCTAGGTAATGTTGCCACACCGCTTTTGAATTATTGGTGCCGTCAACCGGACTTGAACCGGTACGAGTGTTACCTCATGGGATTTTAAGTCCCAGGTGTCTTCCAATTCCACCATAACGGCGAGTTCGTGAGTGCGCCCTGCGTCCCAGGCCACTCACATGATTCCAAAGTTTTAACGTGCGAAGGAATACCTAGCACGGCTTTTTAGTGCCCACCACTTAACGCCTGTGGTTCCCGGGTGTCGCTCCCTTGAAGTAGGTTTACAGAGCAGCTTACTCTGTTAATGTAGGTGTACTCTTCACCTATTGGTAACTGCGATAGCCGTCAGCGTATCTACAGGTATCTAAGAAGTGCGAAACTCAGACACAAGTCGCGTTTCTTCCTCTATCGTAGAATGGTGTGAGCTCCAGGATTCGAACCTAGATTGAGGAGCCTTATCACGTGACTATCTCTCCTCACAGCGTCGTAGCTGCGCGTTTAACCGTTTCGCCAAGCCCACATAGTTGACCGCCTCGGTTTTGGGATATCACCCTCCCTCACCGATTTGAACTACGGCGGTCTAGACGGAAGTGATTCGTCTTGAGGGACATCACCCTCGGTGCGTAATCTATCGTGCTACGCTATCAGATAATCTTGCACTCAGATGGGTAGTATCTGAACGCCGGCTGAAACCCGGTGGTCTCTGTGCAATCAGAAACCAAGTTGGTGCCGATGGCGGGGGTCGAACCCGCACGTCCGAAGACAACAGTTTTTGAGACTGCCAAGTCTGCCAATTCCATCACACCGGCAAAGAGTGCCTCCCTCGCGAGAGGCGAGATAAAAGATTATGTGTAGAACAAAAGAAAGGAGACAACAAAACGTGTCCCGGTTTCCCGGGTGGTGGTACCGGCAGGTCCTACCCCTGCTGGCGATTGGCGTCGGGAGTTACAATCGCCTATGCTCCCGTTCGTGAATGCACGTCATATTGCCGCGCTGCGGTACCATATTATCTTGTGTCTTATTGTACCATTATTATAACACATTACAACCGTGAAAACGAAGTTGTAAATAGGAGAATGGGAGCACGAATAGGTGTGAGCAATTCGCACTCCCAATGACAAAACTGGGCTCTAATAGCCGAAGGTGAAGATATCAGATTAAGTCAAAGACGCACCAGTCTTCTGCGAGCAGGTCAGCCTGACTTGCAAGCCAGCCCATCTGCACTCCTGATGTGCCGACGAAAGCGATTGCCTGATTACCGATAGCGTCATGCTCAGCGTTGACAAGCTCACCGTCAGCGGTCTTGTAACTGATGCAGGTAGCAAGCTGGATATACTGCTTCTTGCCATTCCAACCTGCACGTGCAAGCTTATAGCCTCGCTTCATCAGTTCGATAGCGTGACCGAATGACAGATTGGCAAAGTCTCTGTATGCCTTTTCGAATGCCTCTGCAGGGCTCCACGACTCATAGCCGTCCTCATAGCGAACGAGATAACCAGCATCACTGGCACTCTCACCCTTTTCGGTAAGGATACTGTTTCTGCCGCTACGCTTAGCGTAGTCACCGCGAGTCATCGGCTCAGCTTCAATAACCTTTGTACCAACAAATTTCTTCATGGATATAACCTCCTGATATATTCTACTCCGAGTCTTCCTCGGGTTCTACGTCGACAAATTCAACTGCGACAATCATGTCGGTAAGCTCTTCATAGTCTAGCGCATCGAACTGCATCTGGTCACCGTTGTCAGAATTTATTAAGGTAAGTCTAAACCAGAATTCATCTGCCTGGTCTTCATAGAGCTCTAACTCACAGTTCTTAGATACAAGATTTTGAACATCTTCTACGTCGCAGTTCTCCCAGAATTCCAAACCCTCGGAAAGAACAGAAGCACCCTTACAGTTGCCACCTACCTTGATTACAACACAACCGAAGTAGTCAGCATGAGCAAAGGTTACCTTAATGTAGTGATAATTTCTATCCTTAGGTTCATATCTGTCAATCAAGATTAACCCTCCTCTACTCTGAACTAATAGCGGAATCGTAGGAGGCTCTACTCTTAAGCTATGAGTGCTACGCACCCAGCAGTTCGTTAAGCTGCATCTCTCCTGCATTCTTTCATCCGCAATGGTCGGGGCGACAGGATTCGAACCTGCGACCTCTTGGTCCCAAGCCAAGCACTCTGCCAAACTGAGCTACACCCCGTTGTCTGTACTTCAACCCACCAGAAGTATCAGTATGTCAACTCTGCTGTTGACTTCCCTATTCGTTGCTGAAACTATTGCTTCAACTCTAGAATCATTATTTCCTTGACGGAACAAGGAAGAGCCTTTACCTTTCTTTAGCGAGCAACCCACTCATCCAAAGTTATTACCTTGAACTGTGCTTGGTTGTGACTCCGTCTCGCTATATTACTCGCTCAGGCTGCGTAATATAATCAGCGATTCTTAGGCTTACTTGCCCAAGGTGCGTTGATTGTCTTGTAATTACATGATATATTCTCCATACGGAGCTTATCACAAAGTCTAGCAACTCTTGAAGAGTTCGCTTTAACCTGTGCTAAGTCAGAGTAATTACCATTACTGATAACACCGTAGATTATAGCCATAATACCGTCGTTATGTCTAGAACCTAAGAACGGAAGCTTCTCAGCTGATAAGAACTCTTCTCTAGACATACCGTTAATCATGACATCACGCTCAGTTAGACTTGTCTTACCGTCAGACTCAGCATCACGCTCTACATAAATCTTGGTAACATTCTTGTGCTCGTGAACGAACATATAGATTGCGTTTGTCCAATTTTTATAGGTAGAACCAATGCGGAAGAATGTATCTCCAGTCAACTTATCTGTATCATACTCACCACCCATACGGACACGAATGAATGTCTCATTCAAGTCCTTAGCAACAAAGTCACCTGTGTGCTCGGTTACAGTATCACCCAGGTCATAGATTTCGTCGATAGACATATCCTTTACCAGACCTAGAAGGTAATCAGCAGTCTGTTCCTTAGACCAACCTACCTGCTTACCTAGATTACCACCAGCTGACAGTTCGTTAGCTAAATCCGCGTTGAACTGGTCACGATTGTCGGTATAAGGTACCTGATTTACAGCGGTATATGCTACAAACTGCTTAAGGAACGGAACCAGCTTATCATACGGTGCGTATTTGAGCATCCAGATAGCAGCGGCTGCGTTCTCGTCAAGTTCACCTATAGCACCGTAGACATGAACCTGAACTGGAATTTCTTTACCGTTATGCGCGAGCATCCACGCAACACCCATACCGTTCTTCTGTATTGTCTGAGCATTAAGTCTAAGCATTGAGCATTACCTCCTGTGTACGTTTTACTGTATCTATAGTATACAACAAAACCGATACAGGTTCCGAAGTTATAAACAGGTCATCGAGACAAGTCATTACCTCGTCTCGATGTTAGATAGGGTTTATCGTACCCTGTACCCTGCTTAAGGTGTGCACCACCCGTTCTAGGACGCCGGAATTACACCGGAGGCTGTGCTCGCCTTCGTGAGTCTGAGCAACGGATAGTTTCCCAGCTATATCGTACCCTTGCTGCCCCAAAGTCCGCATTTCACACAGGACCTTTCTTCTTTCGTCTGCCAGGGCGGCGCTCAGATTATATCAACCTGAAGTGGTGGGAATCGAACCCACGTAGCTTTTCCCACGCCGATATTAGGCTCAATTACCAAATCAGACACGTGGTACTTCGCTCTTTCTGGTCTATGTCAGAACCAGTTGCTTCTGACCAATTTGCATACACTTCAAGTTGGTTGGTGCGGGTAACAGGACTCGAACCTGCACTCCTTTCGGAAATAGTACCTAAAACTATCGTGGCTGCCAATTACACCATACCCGCGAAATTTCGGGGCGGAACTTCGCCCCATGAGATTAAGAAAGAAATTATTGAATAAGTCTGTTGAGTAGTTTTTAACTACACTCACATTATACGATATAAAATCGTTTAGTATCGAAGTTGCGGTGTTACGACGAACCCTTTCGGTAGCATGCGTAACTACAGCACTTCTTTCGGGAATTTTTCTTTTTCACTGGGTCGTAGACATTAACCACATAGACGTATGACGTTAGGGATATATACATAGGGATGCGAAACGTCTTACCACATACAGGGCAGACGTACTCCCTAGATTTATAATCTCTATCGAACTCATTCTCTTCCTGCACATCGGTTACGTTGTTCGCATCCATTCTACTCATCCTTTCAGTTTACATAATAGATATCCACTGATACTACACCTGCATAGCAGAACTGGCAATTATCATTGGCATTGTAGAAAAAGTCGATTACATCAGCACCGCTACAATCGTCTAGGTAATAGATTCCATCCATATCAGGGTATCCTGCTATAGACAACCAGACTGCTGTACGACCACCGTTCGAATAGTAGCCTAATAGATTATAAAGATATCGGCTTGCTATACTACCTTTAGCATAACCATCTCCTCCACCGTTACAGTCTAGCAGTGAACGACCTGAACCTCCAGTTGCTGAATAACCATTCCAGCTTCCCGGTGCATAATAGGTACCTCGCATACCACTGTAGATAAGACCACCTGGTGTACCAGCTACCGGAGGCTCGGTTGACTCGACAACTTCTTGAACCGGTGGTTCTGTCTCAGGCTCAACCGGAGGTTCGGTTACAACCGGTTCCGGCTCTGTTACCGGTTCTGCTGTCGTAGTAACCGTTGTGGTTGCAGCTGTTGTCGTGGTTGAAGTGGTTGTCGTCTTTGATGTTGTCTGAGTAGTCTTCGTAGTCGTGGTTGTAGAATTTGTCGGAGTTTCGGTGTACACTTCAGAAGCCTCAACCAGAACATCTGCCGCTTCTATGCTTTGCTGGGAGGTATCTGTGCCACATCCTGCAAATGCAAGAGCTGCCATAAGAATAATTATTGCTGATTTTGTCTTTATCATGTTCTTTCTCTCCTTTTCGTTGTTGTGGGTGTCTACAGTATCAAATTATATACGTTTGTCAACTACGATAACGAAGTTTGTGTAAAAACACGCATGCTAACGCAAAACCACGGTTACAATTTTTATGTATAATTACACTACAAGCACACATACCACACAGAAAACCACAGCAGAATACACGCATTTATTATGATACACACATTGTATAATAACACGAGTCACAAAACCACAAAAACGCCCTAAGCAGTTGTCTGCCTAGGGCGTTCTACGTTATATTATCTTTCTTTTGAATACGAAATGTAAGACTCAATCTTAGCTGTAATCCAGTCCTCGATGTCTTCCTTGTCTTCTGTCAACAGCTCATATGCCTTTTGCGTCAGATTGTTCTGAATATATTCAACGCAGGTCTCCAACGCTTCTTTCTGAGTGGTTGCGTTCCACGTACCGCCTGCTTTTGCCAGCCGAACGAAAGTCTGCTCGACATAGCCGATACCGTCTTCAAGAACAGTCTGGAACTCCTGAAGAGCCAGCTTAATCCTTTCAGACTTGGTTTTTGCACTAATCCAAGCAATACCTGAACGAATCAGTGCAAGTGCTGCTATTGCCAACGCGGTGGCAATAATGTCGATGATAATTTCCTGAATGTTCATAATCGATACCTACCTTTCTTGTCCTCACCGGACATCGTTTGCTATAAAATCTAACCAGGCGACTGAAATTAGCTCTGGTTTGACTTCCTTGATTTCCTTGTAGAGCTCTACATAAGCGGCATGAGTAGCACCGTTGCCACCCATTTCAAAATAATCCTCCATGTCGTCATGAAGCTCTGAAATGTACAGCCGCAACCGTTCATTCGAGATATCGGGGTCCTCGAGTTTATCCCGGACGCAGTTTATCGTACGATCCAAATTAGCACGAAATAGCTTTTTCAGCATTCGTGTGTTGAGCTCCTGCTGTGCTCGTTCCTTCCTAACTTCCTCTGAAGCCTCATGAGCTTGGGCATTTTTCCTGTCGACCTGAGACCAATGTCTCTGGAGGATAGTGCTGATTAAGCCGCTACTTAGAACTGCTACGACGATGGTGATAATATTTTCTGTACTCATTTTGAATCGACCTTTCTTAATTAAAATTCGTTATCAATATAGGTTTCTCTGATTATAGTTTCACCGAAGACCTTACCGTCTATCCCCTCACGAACTGGTACGGTATCTGGTGTAAACTCTAGATTACCACCTCCATCTATATTTTCTATGTACCCGTCATTTATCAGCTCGATGTAATCGATTTGCAGCAGGACGAGCCAATGTGACATTCGAGCACACATCTGTCGGTACCACGACACCTCAGCTTCAGAGTAGCATTCTATTCTGAATATATCATGCAGGTACCCTTGCTGTCGCTGTCTCCTTAGATATAATGGAAAAGCAACTTTCCTGCGTATGCTAATATAGACATACGCATAGAGTGGCTTATTACCATACATAGTATCCGTGTTCATGCGATACCGCATCCTTCCTTAATCTAGCCATTGCACCAGTAGGTAAGCAGTGGCTGATGCTGACTGAACAGTAGCATCTTCATCGAATTGAATATCACCATTAGGCTTTAGACGTAGTTTCAACCCGTCTCGCGATTGCAGATACTCACCGACTGCGAATGTATCAATGGCGGGTTTGCATACTCGTGAGGTGTTCAACATATGAAGGTTTAGGTATGTAGCAGAATCACCAGAGAAACTAATCTCTACCTTAGCATACGAACGATTTTGAGAGTCACGACTACCAATCTGAGTATAAGCAATCCTAGACTCATTACCTTGATAGGTATCCACGTCAACACTGACCAACCTAGGCTGATAGTTCACCTTAGGTATTTCGGCACGGAGTTGTTCTACAGACTGCTGCCACCTAGATAACAGCTGATACACCAGGTACTCGGTACTGTCTTGACCTAGGTAATCACCTACGGTATAGTTTGCCATGTACTCACCTCCTTATTCTTAATCTATTATAGTAAAGAGTATCGTTTGCGGATAAAAATAGATACGAGCAGGTGTGGGTTCCGTACTCGTATCTATTATAGGTTTAATATTCAGGTTGCGGAGTTAGATAAACAATCAAAGCTCGTCTTATCGTCAGTTCATACGGTTTGACAACTTCTTGAATATTTCGTGCATCGGCATACCTCCTTTCATAATTATAGGCGCAACCGAACTAATGATTGCGCCAATTTGTTAAAAACGACAGCCACTTTTTGGCTATATACCGTTGTTTCAAATCCGATAAAAATATAATTTTATTCAATCCCACTGACCGCTGTCTCGTTCATGAACATCTGCAACAGGATGCCAACCCTTATAGTTGACCGTTATCTCACTCGGCTGTAATGTTGTGCCAACTGAGAGTGTGTTTGCTCCTGCTATTGTGGGGATTGATATGCCTGAAACTTCATCAGCATAATCCCCAATCTTCATAAGTGGCTCATTTACTATACCTGTTGTGGGTTCTGCGAGGACGTACCAGATTGTTACTGGCGTGCCATGCTGAGGCTTGCTGTGCCGCCACCTTCAAGAGCCAGTATGCGTTCATAAAGCTCTTGGTAACTCGGGCGGTATGGCTGATAAGCCTGTGAGATATCCCATGCTGCTTTCGAGCAGACCATCGGCTTGAACGTAAGGTTGTCTACTGTCGTGCCACTTATGACATATATTCTTACAAGTACCTTGCTACACGAAGTAAAGCTTCCTGTCGTTCCTGTATCGGACGTCGTACCCGCAATTGCAATGTTATATGTACTTGCCGAGCCGCCTGACGGGCAGCCCGACAGTATCCAGTTGCCTGCCTCGATTGAGAAGCCTCCCGGCATCGAGAGAACAAGAACTGCGTTTGCTCCCGAAGCTGTTCCATTTACAGTAATTGACATATCATCGTTGACTGTGAATACGACTCCGCTTGAGTGAGTGTAGACATTGTTCTCCCATGTACCATAGGTATTCAACTGCTTGAGACTATCAACAGATGTTATCGGCAGACGGTTTTTTGCGGCGCCGTCGATAAGCTCAGCGAGTGCGGCACGGTCTGTCACTTCGTTAGTTGTAGTTGTATTCCAAGCTGTTTTCTCCGCATCACTTACAGCTCTGTGAGTAGAGTCATAATTGATGTATACAGGGTTAAGCTTATTCGATGCCGAAAGCTCTGTCTGCAAGCCTGCAACGAGGTCTGCTATAGAGAACTCTACAGTATTACCATTCTTGAGAGTAAGAATTACTTTCTTGGTCTGAGCGTTATAAGAACCGCCAACAACCACGCTCTCAAGAGGTAAATCGATAGTTTGAGTTGTACCAAGGTTATCACCGTTCTGATCTAAGAGCTGTGCAGTCACAACAAATGTAGAACTGTCGATAGTCAGACTAAGATTAGTGGCATATTTTACATCTGATGGCATACCGCCTCCTGATGCTGAAAGTTCTCCTGTCTCGCCGTCCAGAGATAAACCAGCACCGATTATCTGTATATTAGCTAAATTCTGAGCTTTCTTCAGAATGTCTTCCACTCGCTGCCCATTCGGAAAGTCAAGTACGGAAGGCTCTCTTTCTTGATTTGCCATAGAAAATTCCTCCTTTTCTAGATACAGTCAGCACCCCTTCTTGAAATGCTGACTGTATTCTTGTATTCAACCTATTATAAGTTCAATCATCATGTTGCGCAGGTTCCAGGTGTCCCATCGTGGGGTAACCGTCTTCATGATTAGCGAAGTAGAATGCACCTGCACCAGGAAGTGTCTTGGTACCCCAGTCGGTAATGGTGTCGTCAGACATACCGGAGGTATCGCTCCAGGTAAGGCTGTTATATACACCTAGGTTAACCTGTGCGAGTTTACCAGTAAGAGTGCCTTCATTATGCAGATTACTGCTAGTGTCTTCGAAGAACGAGTTATCGGGTACAGACGGTACCTGAATAGAAGTTGGGAAGTCCATTATGAATTACCTCCTGTAATCTTCATGTCGATGAACATCTGGTCGATAATCCAGTTCGCATTCTTGATTGGGTATTCAGATTTGGCTACAACCTTAACTATCGAACCCGCTGCCGGTACTGTATTCAGGTGAAGCTGTGGCTGGAAGAAGTCGAAAGCACCTATGAATCTAGTCTGCATTTCTGCCCAGCTGTATTCGTACGGTACATTAGTTCCAAAATCAGATTTCCAGTAACGAGCGGTTATCGTTTCAAAACTACGGTCATATACCCTATCGGTATCTCCAGAATTAACCTCAGCAGCCAGCGTCCAGTTTTCATTATCGGTTGAGTAATACAAAGAACAACCACGGTCAGAGTCATACCGATGTCTTAGATGATTTACGGCTTTCGGTGTTCCGAAATCATAATACATCACATAATGGCTACCTTTGGGGTTTGTTCTAGAATAACTATCATAGAAATGACCACATACTGGAGCGGAGGCTTTGCTATAATCATAATCATAGACAACCTCAGTCGCTTTAACAAGGTGGTCACCATGCTGAGACTCCCAAGCTTGTCTGAAACTGAAATCCTTCCCGCCCCAGACATAAGCATTGCTAGGCTGCTGAACACCGTCGACAAATACGGTCACATCATCCATCAAGATAGGAATACCGAAGTTAAAGTCACCTGAATTTCCGTCAGCTGTCTTCTCAAGTTCTAGAGTGATAGGTGGAAACACGGTGTGGTCTGGGAAAGACTTAATACCGTAAGCATTGCGAATACCAAATATCTGGTACGTCTGGTTCATATTCTGCTCTGTTGATTGAATTCTAGCACGACGATATCGTTTAGTCTGTGTAGTCGAATCGTATGAATAGTCTGAACCAACAGACCAACCCATAGAAGCACCTTTAGCGAGTAAGATGTAGAAACTGCTATCATTCGTTGAAAGACCTGCACAATATCTGATTGGGTTAGTGCAGGCATCGCGAGGCGTTATCCGTTCAGGATTAGCTTCCGCAGAGATAACTGAAGGGTAATGTGAATAATAGACAAGTTTATCGAGATATTTGAGGTTATTATCAAAAGTCAGTGTTAGATATAAGGTAGCTGTAACTGTTAGACGGTCTGATGTTGTTTTCTGGATAGCTATGGTGTGTCCTTCGCTGTCAGTAATCATAGCGTGAGTGAAGATGTTGCCATCGTAATCACACAAACCTACTTCGGTTAAGTTACCATTCGCCTCATTCTCAGTAAATGTCGTTGTTGCTGTCCAAGAATACTGCCCGTTCCCGAGTGGTGTGACTGAAGAGTAGGACCCACAGTCTTTATATATCAGTCGATTAAATAATGCAGTATCGGTAACTGCTGGGGTTCCGGTACCTGTACCTAGGCTAATTCGCCTGTCTATAGGTCCGTCCTCGATATATCTAGGTAGCTCCTGATAATATCGATTAACGACTACATTTTCAGCGTACCCTATTTGCTTGATGTTTCCTGCACTATCCGTCAGCTGAAAGCTAAATTTATTATGCAGTTCTACCTTTCCTTTTCCGTTCATAGTATTCCTCCTTATATCGGCGTTACACCGGATTGAATCATGGTAATAGCAGAGCCTGGACTCGATACCGTTACATCGAAATGTTCAGCTGGAACCCGATTTATAATGCGAACTACTGCAATCAGAGTAAATCCAACCTCAGGGTTCTGCCAACTATCTGTGAAATGTTCCTCTGGTCCGTTATATACCAGATTCCTCTTCTGAATCATCGTTATCGCAGCGTTAGGCGACACCCACGATGCATCGAAATGTTCATCCACAGGCACTGGTGGGGCTTCATAGATTATATCTAACTCAGGACATACCGGTCTACTCTGCGGTGTGCGCTCGAACTGGATACGATTCAGAGCACGGAGGTGAATCCTCATATAAGAATAGGGGGTCGTCATCGGTAGTTTCAGTCTGATTTTTAGATATCCATCTTCAACCCAATACCTGTCGATACCTTGACCAGCAACAACCTGAGTTGTTATACTCAAATCGTTCCAGGTTGTATCTCGCTTATAGAACGGATAGTTTCCCGTAACCCAGAGCTCGATTAAATCTTTCAAAGCTACGCTTGTGATAGCGAAATCAGCTTTAGGACCGGTTGTCGCAGTCATAGACATGACCAAGAAGTCTGAATTGAATTGGTCCTCGAAAAATTCTGTTTTTACCGTGCTTCCGATGTATGTACGATTAGTCAGCAATAATTCTTCGTCTAAAAGAATTCCTATTCTAAAATCGTTCATACGTCGGATTTCAATATGATTAACCTGTCTAGCTGAAATAGTCTGAACATCGCTCCAGACGTAAGTACCTTGAATGGGACGATAGACTCTGATAAAAGCACCTACTCGCTTTCTATAAGCGATAATCAAGCCATCATCAACAGAATATTTGTTCGATTTCCAACCACGACACGCACAAGCTTCTTCAACATCGGTATCTAGAAGAAGGGCAATATCTAAAGGTTCAGCTACTTTCTTGACATAGAGCTTACCAGAAGTGGTAATTACGAATAACCAAGGAACACCAGAAGTTATGAGTGAAATATGCTCTTGTCCAGCAATGTAGACAAAGTCACCATCAGCTTCTAGATAAGCAGCTTTTAGCTCAGGACCTAAGTCCTCCACTAAAGTGTATTTATCTGGCTGGTCTACAGGTGCCTTTCTGACCTGCCATCTACCCCATTGAGAGTATCCGACTGTCCAGAATTCCTTCTCATTCGAAATCACATTACTCACCGCCTTCGGTTAAGATAGTGAAATCGGATATCACATAAGTACCAGCTGTCTTATCTATACGGACAACAGCAGCAACTGAGTACACGCTTGTATCTTCAACAGAAGTAGCTATAATCTGGAATCGGTCAGCTGTTTCTTCAAAGTCCATGTGCAGCAAGCCGGTGTTGCTGATTGTGGTTGTTGACTTGTCTGGTTTCTGGTCTCCGAACCTCCAGGTGACGTTCTGAGAAAATGTACCGCGACCTAGAACAGTAGCTCGGAACTGAACATCAAAGCTGGTTATAGACTCTGTGGTCAAAGTGATACCAGTCACGAAATTCTTCAAGAGACCTGTGAGTATCGCAGTCCTTGAAGTTATGAACGGATTGACAACAGAAGCCCCTGACACGTAGAGAACGTCTAGCTTTTCGTTCTTATCGACAGTTAAGAGACCATTAGCTGATAGATGAGTACCAGCAGCTGCTTCATCAGCATTATCGAGTGTCCAGGTAATACCCTGACGTACTCCAGGGTCTCCTTTGACAATACCAGTAACTTGAACTTCTTTGTCACGAGTTGAATTCTCACCTAGGTACGTTGCAAGAACTGCAATACCTGTAGGTGCAGGCTCACCAGTAATACGAACCCCCTCATTCGGCATAACAGCTCGTACAGTAACTCTCCATTCGATTAGAATGACCTCACCATCGGTGACGTAAACCAGATCGTCGGCTGAAGGAACTCGGAAGCCTGCTAGCATCGTCTCAAGACCGTGTGGGTCTGTATTGTTCTTCTCATACAGACCAAACTCAGAAATCGCCATCTTATCGAGTTGAGGTCCTACCTCATGGACTACCGTTGTCTCCTCACCTGTGGTAGGGTCCTTGACGATTTCCTTATAAACTGGTTTGAGTAGCTTGTGAACCCACTCAACAGAAGCGTAAGCATAGAAAATAACCTGAGAACTGTATCCGTCTACACCGTAGTCCCAATCAGCAGGGCAATCAGATAGAACGTCTGCTCTTAGAATGGGAATACGCTCGATATCATCGTAGACACGCTCATTCTCTTCGCTTTCATCGGCATAATGTTTCAGATTAGTACAGAGTTCACCTTGGAAGACAGGCTCAGTTGAAAGATTGCCGGTAAATCCGTCTTTTCCCCATGCCATAGATGGGTCCCAGAAATGCAGGTTATTGCCGTCAGTATCGATATTGACGGGACCGCAGACAGTCGTTAAAGCCAGTGAGGTTGATTCGAACCAAGGACGAGTAGTCTCACCCTCGACGTAGGTCGTGTCTTCGAAGTTATCAGCTACCTCAGCCTGTGCGTTAGCGTCCGTAGGCTGCTTTGTGATGCCCATCGTGCCTATACCCATGTAGTTAGGACGTCCGTGACCTCGCTTATATGTGTTTTCAGCACCAGCAAGGTAATTACAGATTGACTCGGTCATAAGTCTGGTAGCGGTGTTCTTAAAACGTCTGTCAGTTCTAACGGCAATAGTACCGTCAGGCTGTGGTTTACCCACAACGACACGAACATTCAGAACTGTTTCAGCTTGCGATGATAGATTTGTCGACATGAACCTCACCTCCTTTCGTTTCAAAGTATCTGGGATTATCTACCCAGTTTCTGATTAATTTCATGAACTTCCTTGAGTATCTTCTCAAAGACATCTTTTGCTTCCTCTGGAGTAGGAGTCTCAGGGTTGTTCGGCTGAACTGCAGGGTCTTCAGGCCAGTCATCGGGATTCTCGAGGTCAGGCTTATAATCATCTGCATTCCAGCCGTTGAAACCCTTCTCCTTGATAACGGCAAAGTCAGAGTAAGCATAATCCTTGTCAACGTCACCAGAAATACCGGGAACCTTACCCTTGCAGCTATACTGCCACATAACCTTCTCCCCACCATATCCACAGGTACCTCTCCAGTCAGCTACCCACTGAACGTAACGCTGCTTGTTGTGGTCGTTCAGATAATAGGTATATCCAGAAGTATTGCAGTACACACCAACATAATAACCGTTCTGTTCCAGGACAGAGCAGAATGCTGGTACGATTTCATTGATGAGCTTCGAAATATCACCAGCAGCTTTCAGTTTCGGGATGTGGTCATCCTCAAGAATATCGTAGAAGATAGGAAGCTCGAATTGCTTACCCTTAAGAACAGCCATACACGCTTCTGCTTCCTTACGAGCCTCGTCAGCAGAAGTAGCATAGCAATACCAGTATGCACCCATAGGTGTGCCAGTTCTCTTGAAACCGGCATAATTTCGCTGAAATTTCTTGTCTTCCTGAGTTGAGTAGCGACCGAATCCAGCACGTAGCACTGCGAAATCGATGTTAGCAGCTGTCGTGCTGAAATCGATGTCACCCTGAAATTCAGACACGTCAATACCTTTGAGTTTGACAACCTCAGGTTCGGACTTATTAGTCTTCGGCGTCAAACCGTAATAGGTCCAGAAGTCATTAGTGACGGTACCAGTACCGTAGACTTCGTTGCCGAACCATCTGTAGGACTGACCTTTGGCATTCTTTCTGTCTTTCATATCACAATGCGTATAGATATATGCACTGGTGATATTCGCGATGCCTCGGAAGCCGATTTCCTGAGCGGCACAGCAAACCATCTTACTGCTGATAGGAGCTCCGTTCTCGTCATAGGCAATGAAATCAGCTGCCCAACCTTCTGTATGCGGACCGGTACCGTTGCCTCCTACTGCAATGTCATGAGTATAACAACGATAGGCAGAGGTGAGACAAATCTTAGACACCTTAATCCCGAACAGCTGCGGAATAACTGTGAACAGCTTTTCGAGGTTCTGGACGAGGTCATCGTCTATCTTGTACTCGTGCTGTGCATTATGATTAGCGTCAGGCTTGCAGCGGAACTCAGAAGAATTGAAATGCTCGGTGAGCTGGATTGCGTCACCATACTGATAAGTCTTTACCATACAAATCATCCTTTCTCAAATTCAGGCTCTCACCCGTTACCTTATTATACGTCGAATTATCAATGACTCGTGTAAATAAAAAGGTTTTGCTTAAATGCAGTGGTTTGAGGTAACCGTGTGTACGTTACAAAACCTTGCATTTAAGCAAAACCAAAGGAGTATTACAAATGAAATTAGCAAATTAAGGAGTATACTCGGTTGGGTCATCTTCACCCTCAGAGTTCTTGACAGTCCAATAAGCATCGTCGCCTGTCGGAGGTCCATTCTTAGTAGCATCGTACTTCATGTCATCAGGTGCAGGTAACAAGTCACGTTCGACAGGTTCCTTACCCGCAATGACAACATCGTACTTGCCCGTCCATGTAGAATCACCGTAGTCATCTACCTGGAATAGATTTATCATAAGGTTCTTGTTGGTACCATCATCACCATCACCCGGAGTGTCTAATGTCGGCATGTGAGTACCAACATACGCATTAATCAGGTAATTAGAACGAACAGCCAACAAATCAGAATTCAAAGCAGACAAATAAGAAGTATCCTGTGTCTGTAAGAATTGATATGCTAAGAGCACCTGAGGTACTGCTAGCAATCTACCGTCTTCTGTAGCCATGAACGCAGTATCTTGAGTTTCTAGATATCTAGCAGCATATTCTGGTATCTGGCTAGCACTTAGATATATCGGATATGGTTCCAGTGCATCTATGATAATCGGATGAGCTACGGTATACTCGTTCTGATATACTCTAGGTTTTGGGAAGCCTACATGGTCGTCGTAACGCAGGTTCTCGCTGGTTTCAAGAGCAACGCCACGTTGCTGAAGTGAGAGTGGTTCAGCTTCGTCTGACTGTTCTGGTCCGTAGCTGTAAGACATACCAGCTCCTCTATATACATTCGGATTATACAATGAGTCACCTATCTTCATGCCCTGCATACCAGGTACATTCTGCTGTATATCTGAGTAGATACTTAATAGCTCATCATGGTCATAATACAAGAACTTGCCTTCGATGTGATACACAGGTTTCTTGTAGTATTCATGCTTTAGCTTACCGGCTAACTGGGAGTGGTATAAAGTCCTAACCCAAGGCTCAACTGCCAGTGTATCATCTGGATTCTCTACCTTAGCAAACAGCATACGGTCATACTGATGCTCCAGTGAAGAATTAGGAGTACCAACAACACCGTTTTCGTGAGTTCTCTCATATTCAGGAATAACAACCGCTTTAACCGTCAAATCGGTATAAGGATTGGCTTTCTGAGCCACCATGGGAAGTAGGTACATACCCACAGGACGAACATACTCCTGCAGGTATGCCAGGTCGAGTAGTCGACGCATTCTCTCTTCGAAATTAGCTTGTTTCTCCTCATCGGTCATTCCCGCAGTAACCTTAGGAAAGTAGTCACTTGCGATTACGAATACGTAGATAATAGCAGCTTCCGGGTCGACGTCAATCCAGGTTTTCTGGCGGTCGATTGACTCATGAAAAGTCATTGGAATCTGCTTACCAGCATCGGCGTCTTCTACTCGCTCAACGCCGTCAGGACCATAGCTGTAATAATAGTCTGGGTACGTCTGTCGATAACGAATATCAATGGCAGCTGCATTTGCTATTCCAGTAGCACTACCTCTATACCTTATCATATTTCTGATAAAGTTCTTCAGAACCACTCGATTGTACATAACTGTCTTGAGCTCTTGATAGTCAAATCCAATATGCTCTGCCAACTCAGCTAACAGGTGTTTTGGGCAATGCTCTGGTGAATAGCAATCTAAAATATGATTGGTGTAATACTCGAGCAGTTCATGTTCGATGTCAAAGAAACGACACATCGTTCTCATATCGAAACTTTGCTCGTATATGTTCGGAATCATCCTTTCGCTTTTCATGCGTTACACCTCCTTACTCTTTGATTATGCACTCTTTCGCAACACTGATTTTAGACACAGGTGACTTAGCATAATGCTCTGTATCTCCGTCGATGAACCTAGCGTAGCTGATAGCGTTGAAGTAAGCAATGTCGTAGTTTACAGAAGAGTCCGGAATCATACCCTCAGCATCACGCACTGGTCCCCAGTTTATCATCGGCTTATTGAGAAGACCTGCATCAAAGTATCTGATACGAGAGTCACAATTCTGAACACAATCGACTACTTCCATCATTCGAGGAAGTACGCCAATCTGCATATTAGCCGCATGGAATCGAATACGAAGTGCTTTCAGTACGACATTGACAATATTATCGGCTTCTGTTCGTGTTACCGGTTCATTTGTCCAGATGATGCCGTTTACCGACCACTCAAAAACTCTGAGCCAACCAAAATCAATGTCACAGGTTAGATTATAGGTTTCAAGGTACTGCTGAGTAATCATTGCCCTAATCTGCTCAGACGGCCTGTATCTACGATAAGGGTGACCGATATCAACCATCTCAGTGCTCCACTCAGATGTGTCACCTTCCCACTCGGTAACTCCGTCCATCAGACACTGCTTGCCTGCTTCGTTCTTATAACCGGTACTCCACTTTTCAAGGAAGTTATTGAATACACAGTAGAACAAGAGCTTTCTGGTCATGAACTTATGTGGGAAGTCATAAT